TGGACGCGAGAGTACCACAACTTAAAAGAGAGATCACAAACGGCCTATCCAAGATCATAAAGGAGAAGCCGATAAGCGCAGGAACATTTGCCAAGGCATTCCCAAATAGCAGAGACATCACGCCTCCTGTAGTGATGATGAAATATAAGAATGAGGGGAAAGAGACTGGGGAAGTCATCAAGAGGTTGCCGGATGATGTAGGGGAATTGGAACTGACGCTCGAGGCGGTAACGATGAAGAAGACGATAGCGGGGTACGAGCCCTTCGATGCGTTCAAATATCTTTACGGCGCGAGGTTCGCAGTAAAAGAGATGCATGTGCCGATGATTTATGAAGGATATATTGACATGAACTTTGCGGTGCAGGAATACATATACATAGGCGACTACGACACGGCCGAGAAGGTAGCGGACGTGATGAGGGGCACAAGGGTAAAGAATAAGATTGTCTATCCGGCAGGGGGCAGGTTCACCCCGGACTTTTTTAACCAACTGAAAGAAATCATAATAAAGGGAGAGGGATATGCTAAAGCAAATAATTGAAGCGCAGGATCTGAATGTGTATAAGAAAATGCTGACGCTGTTCAGCGACTTTGTTGATTCGTATCCCGGGACCGGCATGGGAAAGATATACCGGACAATGCTTGAGGCAGGACTGAAGTGCGTCCCGAAGGATAAGAAGGCACAGGAGATACTGGCATATGTGCTTCAAGACAACTCCCCCAAAGCGATACAGAATCTGATCAACATGCAACTTGCGGAATTGCCTCTTCCTACACGGCCCATATACAAGGACGGCAACAGCAAGATGACCGCCTTCTGGAAGAAAGACGATAAGATAATGAGTAAGGTGTATGACCTTCTCGATTTGACCGATGCGGGATCGGCAGGGGACTGGGTAGACGAAAAAGGGGAATCTGTGAAACTGCTAGATCTCGGGACGGAGGAATAATGTACAACAAAGACAATACGCTTATATCTTTATTTGAAAGCCTGGGTAAGGTTGACCTGAGCGGTGTCAGCTTTACTCCAAAGGAGGACAAGCCGGAGGGCGATCATGCTCCGGAAGCTCCGAAGAAGTTTGAAGTGACGCAGGAACTGGCGGACAGTCTCCTGAAAGAGATAGGCGCGGGCCCTGAGGTAAATGTAGATGAGTTTATGAAAGGTCTTGCAGAGGAGCAGGAGCACACAGATGTGACAGGGGGGGACCCTGCCACTACGGCCAAGATCGCGTTGGTGCACCTGAAAGAGTTGCCGGATTACTACACAAGGCTGGCACAGATGGTTGCGGATGCGAAGAAGACACCAGAGGCCAAGCCGGAGAAGGAAGCTTCGCCTGCAGCCGCCGCAGATGCGGCCGCAGGGGGTAAGGAAGCCCCGATTGAATCCAAGAAGATAAAAGAGCAGGAGATGATACCGCATGATACGATGACATGCACCAAGTGTGGATATGTGGGGCATGGGGATGTCAGTGACGGACAGCATAGATGTCCTCAATGTAAGCTGGCTTGGCGGAATAATGAATCGAAAGTCAATGAGGATACAAGCCAGTTGAAAAGCAGAGCGAGTGCGGCTAAGACATTTGCCGAACTTGATAAAGTGATGGATGACGCTCTGACAGCTAAGGATTCTAAGAAGATAACCGACGCGGAATACTACGAGATACAGAAGCTTTGCAAGAACAAGTCATTGACAGTAGAATCTAAGGTCAACGAGCAGGAGCCGACCAAGATGACTGTGATAGCTGCCGACATAAGCGACGAGGCGGAGGCCAAGAAGATACAGGCCGGCAAGCCCGGGGCAACGATCACGCAGGATCCCCAGACCAAGAAGTATCGTGTTGAGATCAAAGAGGGTATCGAAACTAAGATGGCCGTTGAGTACAAGGCCGAATGTAAGAAGTACGATCTGGAGACTGCAGACAGGCAAAACTATCATGAATGGGTAGAGACAGCATACCCTGAGTACAAGGATGACGTAGGCACAGAAGAGCGTGTGATGAAGTACGTGTCGGGGATTAAAGAAGCCGATGAACCAGTTGTGTATGCGACTAAGGATATCAAAGAGCCGGACGGGTCTTATGTTCGTAAAGGACGTGCAGGAACACTGACGCAAGAAAAAGATGCTCAAGGAAAAGTAGGTATTATATTTGGAAAGGACACATGGTTTTTGGCACCGGATGAATTTTCAAAAGAGCGCGTTACTGAATACGCCGGCAGGGAAATCGCAGACGAGGGAAAGAACGTAAAGACAGGCGAGTTTGCGTTCCCGGTGTACGAGTTTGGCATTGAACTGTTCGGGGACAAGTGGGAATTGCAGCATGAGCCGGAAGAAGTGGCCAACGAGCTTGAAACTCCGAAAGGAATTGCGATTGTAAAGAAATGGATTGAACAAGAGATTAAGAAAGCTCAGGCTAAGGATGTGGTGGTACAGAATGTGTACTTCAAAGAAACAGATAGTGACCATTATACAACGGACGCAGGGGTGTTCTATGCAGTAGCGCTTGCAGGGCAGGACAGCGAACTTGCCAAGGTAGTAGGGAAGGACAAGAGCATCACTCCTGTAGAAGAGGCAAAGAAGGCGACCGAAGAGAAAGGAGCCAGGTAACATGGAAAGAATCCTAAAAGAGCTTCAAGAGTTGGCGAACGACAAACCTGGCACTCTATTTGAATCAAAGCTCAATGAGGCCATCACATCACTGAAGATGGACGCACTGCAGACGGCCATAGCGAACGCGCTGATCACATGGGCCCTGGCACAGCAGCCGGTGCAAGGGGAATCAGGCAAGCCGGGCGCAGTGGTGGACTGGGTAGATATGGGGAACCGTGTGCTGATGATATTAGGACCGGCATCACAGGACGGAAAGTCCTCCACGCTTGAGGGCATAGAAGCGGCGTCTGCTGTAACCCTCATAGATTGGGCCATAAAGCAGCCCAAAATCATCGATATGAGCGGAGAAGGGCTACTGAGCTACGTGGACATAGGGCAGAGCATAATAACATCAGGCAAGAAGGGCGAGGCAAAGGATCTGGGGGCAGAACCGCCAGAGGCGGCGCTCAAAGGAGCACCAAAGCCGGAGAAAGAACCGAAGCCGGAAGAGAAGCCCGTGCCAGGGGCAGAAGAAAAGCCCGGGGAACCGCCAGCAGGAGCGGCGCCGGAAGAGGAAGAAGGATTGCCAGCTGAGGCAAAGAAAGCTCAGGCAAAGTATGCGTTGCTGGCGGAGAAGTTATTCATCATCAAGTACTTGAAAGAACGCGGTGCGCCATTCACGGACAAAGAGAAAAGCTTTATTACAGAGACAGAAAAGCTTACGCTCACCGAAAAGGAACGCGAAGTTGTGAAGCAGGCGTTCGATGAGTTGGTGAAGAAAGCAACTACCAAGAAGGCATAGCATGGACATGGATATATTAAAGCTCGAGCCGGGAAAGACGTACCTGGTAAAGATAACCAAGGGCATGGATCTGGAAGCGTTCCAGTCCTTCTACCAGCAATGCAAGTCAAAGAGAATAGATATCGTCACCGTGCTCGTCAGCGACCCGAAGGATGTAAGTGTGACCTCAGACACAGGCATAGCGGATATATTGAAGATAGGATGGCTGCAATATCTGGTGGGCAACGTCGCTGCGTATGAAAAGCACTTTGACATGAAGGACAGGAAGCAGATGGTAAACGCCATCATGTCAACAGTAGGTAATCTCGTCAGAAACAGAATAAAGGAAGTGCTGGCAGGTGAAAAAGTTGATAGAGCAGGCGGTAAATAAATATAGGGTAACTGTGCGTGGCGTGACGGACAAGATGGACGATCCGTTCAGCTTCACGCATGCATCGAACGAGGGCGCGGCGCTCAGGAACGTGATGCATAAAATAGCCAGGGCAGTTGAGGATCGCGGGCCGAATAAGGGATGGGAATATGTCGGTAAGGGAGGGTTCAAGGCAGTCATATCGACACAGTGGGTGAACCTGATCATACGATACTTGCTGGACAACCCTGAAACATATACAGTGGAGAAACTGTGATAGTCACCTTTGATTTCGACGGGACACTTTTCGAGCAGGAGCCAGAACATAAGATAGGAAAGCCTATTCAGCCGATGATCGACCTGCTGAAACGATTGTACGAAGAAGGGCACATCATAACAATACTATCCGGACGGACGACAGGAGAGATCGAAGCCAAGATAAAGGAACATGGCATTGAGGTTCATGAGATCAACGACAAGAAGATAAAAGAGTTTGATAGGTTCGATACTCCATCCGGGAAGCCGTATTACGACGTGTTCGTTGAGAATAGATCCGTGAACCCTGATATTATGAGTGCGGACGAGATATACGAATACATACAAAGTCTGCAAAAGACAAAGGAAACATTAAAGGATTTGAAATGAGCCTGCTACCTTTACAAACAGTCAAAACGATCAGGCAGAACGTAGGTGTGGTGATAGGCGCCTACGGGTTCGAGTGTGATCTTTACATACCGAAACCGGAAACGATCCAACAGCGTGAGGGGCTGGATATCTATCAGGAAAAGCCGGACCTGAACAAAGAACACTACCAGGCCCCGATAAAGACCAAGGTGTTCGTGGAGTGGAAGCCAGACACGAAGAGATTAAGGAGTCTCGGTATATTCGTAGAAGAGAATATTCCTATAGTAGGATGGTTCTTGCCGATGAAAGAGATCACAAGGAACTCATATATAAAGGTAGCCATAAACTATATCGAGGGGGAATGGAGCACGGATGAATTCGAGCTTGTGGATCGTGTAGTGAAGAACATGTACAACGCCACAGTCGTGGAAGGATGGTTGCTCGTCCCGAGACGCCGTCACGACTGAGAGTGCCGAAAGGATTGAACATGGCAATAGAACTATACACCAAGATTAGGAAGCTGAATGAGCAAGAGACAGAGAACATGTATGAAGCGGATGTCGCCGTAAACGTGGATGTCCTGGACAATCCTAACTTGGACGTGGCAGTCGAACTCAAGAAGATAGATATCAAATATGAGTTGCAACTCGACCGTAGAGATTGGGGCATAGGCGGGTTTACTGCATACCCGCAGGGCGTTGCGGATGTGCGGATTGAAACGACAGACGAGAATGATAATAAGAAAGAGATGGATCTCAAGGTCGACATGTCGAAGGTGCGAGTAGAGTGGGAATCCGGACGATCAATAGCCCCCATAGATTTGAACTTGTTCATACACGCAAACGGCGAGGTCGACTATGGAAAATCGTATATAGCGTTTGCATTCTACGATCCGACAGGAGAATGATAAGTGATCGAGATAGCTTTGCTTGAGATGACTAGAAAGGTTTACCTAGGGGACAGCGCCATCGACTTCCCTCAAGAGGATTTGCCGGAAGAGCTGTGGAACAAGGATGGAAAGCATACGCTGAAGGACGCGGTCAAGAGTAAGATCTTTAAAGTGATCGAGGCATACCCTAAAGTAAACCTGAGAGAGGTCGCCAAAGAGATATATCTGGTAGGATCGTCCGGGACGAACCAGTGGCAGGATAATTCCGACATTGACATTCATGTTATACCAGACGAGGCGAAGCTGAAAGAGGTCATAAAGAAGGCAGACGATAAAGGATACTACGCCGACGAAGATAATATGCAGGGAATTCAAAAGGAGATCAAGGACTGGTATGACGAGGCCGATATAGATAAGATGGTGGGGAAACATGAGATCGAAGTGTTTTTGCAACTCAACTCATCGCAGGAGCTAATAGCGGACGCAGCATATGACCTCAACAAGGATGCGTGGGTGCGTGGGCCGAAGGAAGTGGGCCAGGACTTCAATCCGTATGATGAGTACAAAGATATCCTAGATACCGTAAGTAGTGTGGTAGGTGACACGGATCAGACGCTGGGAGAACTGAAAAGGGACGTCATAGATTATGAGGTTATAAAGCAGGCTATCGGCAAGATGCCTAAAGAGACGAAGGACAAGCTGAAAGCGGCCCTTGAGGCAAAATTGCAGGAAATAGAGGCAAGCATAGAGGAACTCATAAAGGACAAGAAAGAGTGGGTAGAACAGCGTAAACAGGCATCCAGCCCGGCCACGCCGGAGCAGGCCTTAAAGGATGTTGAATATGCAAAGACGTGGCATGACGAAAATGTACTCTTCAAGTTTCTTAATCGTTACCAGTACCTGAGGCTGATCAATGATTTGAAAGATATGATAGAGGACGGAGAGGGCATAGAAGATGAGGATGTGAAGAAGCTAAAGGATATGCTTGGTGTCATGAACACGAAAGGAGCGGACGATGTCTAAGGTAATAAAGATGGTTAATACAAGCTCAGTGATCGTGCCGGTGCAGGTAGAGGAGAACCTTGTGGTGCAGGTGCCTCCGAAGGGTAAGCTCGAGAATGTTGAAGTGCACAATCTACCACAGGTGCGTAAGTACTTCAAAGTCACGGAAGATCTTACTGAAGTGAACCCGGGAGCCAACACCAGGATACTGAATGGGTAGCAAGTTTGACGAAAGCACGATGACAGAGTTCCAGAAGAGGGCGATCGACCTTCTGGTGCATAAGTGTATAGAGGACTATGCGAGGACAAGAAAGAACAGTCCGGGGGAGGAGCTCGAACATTTCTATGAAGGGTGGTCCCGGAACGCAGTAGCCGAATGTTACCTGCAGGATATCGTGTGGCACAAGCTGATGACTACCTTGAGAACGACGAGAGGCAAGCACAAAGGCCAGTGAAATGAGAGCAGGATAGAATGGAATGGGATGGCATAGAAAGGCGTAAGAACGCTATGAATGGAGAACAGATAGTAAAAGAAATAGATATACGGCTCGTTACGCTTGAGACGAAATTTGAAGACGGTCGGAAATTTCATGATGAACAGGCAAATGAGAGACAGAAAATAACTTGTCACAAATTGGACGATATAAAAGCAAATATAAGTACGCTTCAGAATAACTTTGTTTCGTTAGATAAGGCCACCATCCTTGCGACAGCAAGCGTAAATGAGAGGATAACTAAACTACCCTGCGAAAAACGGGCGGGATTATACAATCAGGTTAAGATAATGTGGGGTGTTCTACTACTCGTGATAGCTGCAATTGTTGGTGAATGGGTAAAGAAAAAGTAAGAGGCATGTAGATGGAAAATATGATACGAAAGACAACTGAAGGTGTGGTGCTGGCAGTAGCAGACAAGTTCGGACTCATACTGCCCTCTCGGGAAATAAATAAGGATATCATGTACCAGCCTGATGAAATAGCTCTGAAGATGCGGAGCATGATCACTCCAAAGAGCAGAGTCGTTGGAAGCAGTGGCAAGGAAGAGGTATCCAACAAGTACTCGTTGGACTTTATTAATGTGTGGGCCAAGGACATGAGGTTCGCGTGGAAGCGGCAGCGTAGTGCACTGGCGCTCGTGGGGCTGTCGACACAATATAAGAACGTTGCGGTGAACGGCAAAGAGAATATTGAAATGTTTAAGGCCGTGCCGGTTGACATAGAATATGCAATATCGTTTTGGACTTCTTATAAAGAGAAGATGGATGAGTTCCTGCAGGAGTTTATGTTTTGGCAATTCGAGGATCCAAACATTAATCTCTTCTACGATGAGAACAAGCCTCTTGAGCTTGACATAATATTCGATCCTAGCGCAGCGATGGATGACTCGAAGATAGCCAAGATGTTTACAGAGGGAAAGTATTGGAAGCATACTGTGACCATCACAGTAGAATCATGGCTATTACGAGGTGTCATGGTAAAGACAGCAAAGACGATCGTGCTTGATGGATACTTTGATGTGAACTACGTGGCGAACGCAGAGACGCTATTCTTGCATAAAGTCATAACCGAGAATACTCCAGTACCACCAGAGGTATAGATGAGTATATACGAAGAGTGCAAAGAAGCGGTGAATGAAATAACATACCAGGACATCAGGGCAATGCTTCGGGTGCCAGAAGTGCTACCATGTGCCTTTGATGGTGGTATGGAGTTCTGGCTCGAGCGCATATCCTTCTGGGGAAAACTGAATATCGTTCACACAGATCCGACAACAAAGAGAAGGAACAAGATAACGAAGGGGGAGCTCTTGCATATGCTCTCCGACCCCACACTTTTGAATACGTTCGGACGTTGGAGTGTAAGAAAGCTGACATTCAAATCAGTAGAGCTGTACAGAGACTTTATAGGACAGGATGGGAGGAAATATAATGAAAGGGTGATCGTAGATATCGAGATAGATCCGGAAATCAAGAAAGCGATGAAAATAAAAATTTAAAAAGGAGGATACCATGTATAGCGGAAGTGCGAAGATTGTTTTTAAGACGTTGGACATTTCGGAGTTGGTCCCGGCAGTAGCAACATCTGTAGGGGCGATCGTAGTGCACTCAAATAAAGGCGATGTCGATGCGCCGGTGCTTATCACGAACAAGGCGCAGTTTATACAGGAGTACGGAAAGCCTGAAATTCCTACCGATTATACGAGCGCATTACAGCTTGCGAAGCTTGCGAAGCATGCTGCGATAGGATTCCTGCAAAACGGAAGAGTGCTGTATGCCATGAGAGCGCGCAAGGACTCTCTGTACGGCGGGTTGTACGTAGTGACGAGCGGATCATCTGAAATAAACGCAGCTATAGTAGCAGGACAGAGTGTTCCAGGAGCATATGTATATGGCACAGACCAATGTTTGGTATTCTTCGGAGCTGATCCTGGAACATGGAACAACAACATCAAGATCGTGCTGACGACGGTCGATGCGCCGACATGGAAGTTCAGAGTCGACGTTTACTATGTAGATGACGCAGGTGTGACATCGTTGGTCGAGACGTTTAATGTCTCTCGTAAGAGGCAACTGGATGGGTACGGGAATCAGACATACATCAAAGATGTGATCAACGGCAGAAGTGCCTATATCCGTGTGGAAGATAACGCTCTCGTGGCCAACACAGTAATGCCGAGAGACATATCGACTGCACTTAGCATGGCGCAGGGATCCAATGATACCACGATGGACGATGCGGCAGTAGTGGTAGCATGGGATGTGTTCACGAACATCTTGGCATACTCGATCAACATACTCATAAATGGGGGGCTGTGCACTGCCGCGAATACTGTGCACACCAAGATGAAGAACATAGCAGAGGCTCGTGTCGACTGTACCTGCGTTCTCGACGTGCCATACGCAGACCTCAACAGTGTGGCAAATCAGGTGACGTGGAGAACCGGCACACAGAATCTCAATACCAGCTTCACCGCGTTGTACTCTCCATGGATAAAGGTGTTTGATGAGTACAATGGTCAGGTGGTGGCAATACCTGCGTCAGGAGACATAGCAGGTGTATACGCGCTTACGGATTACATATACGGCGCGGCGCACGGGGCCCCTGCGGGGTATAACAGGGGGATACTGGGCAGGGCACTGCAACTCTGTTTTGGAATAGATCTGACAAAGAAGGCGTACACGACAGGGGTGGGCGGAGAGATGGATGTTCTCGACGCAGCGCAGATCAACCCCATCATCAACGATCCGGGGTTTGGAATCGTGGTGTTCGGAGAGGAAACAGAGCAGGCCTTGAAGTCGGCGCTCAGCAACGTGCACATCAGAAGGCTGATCAATCAGATAGCAGTCGAGACTACAAGGGCGTCAAAGAACTACCTCTTCGAGCCGCTGATCGATAGGACATACTTCCGTGTGCGGACAGCGCTGGAGCAGTACATGGCGTCTCTGGAAGGATTGGGAGCGTTCGATAACGTGACCGACCGGGGATGGAAGGTAGTCTGCGATGCCACGAACAACTCGGCAACAGACAGGGACAACAATCAGTTGAATGTGTGGCTGTTCATCAAGCCGGTGAAGGTCGCGAAGTACATCGAGATCAAGGCGATCATCACAAGGTCAACCGCGAGCTTCGAGGCAATCATAGCAGCTGGAACGGTACTGTAAACAGCAGGCCTATAACGTCCTGTTGTTGAGCGGCTAGGTGCATTATTACGGGCCGACTCCTAACAAGTAGGCCCGAAGGGTTAATATGAATAAATACATGGATAAAAGGAGGCAAGTATGGGCAACACAATTCAGACAGTGCTGAGATCATTTGCAGATGGTGTGCCAATATTTCAGGAAGACGTGTCGGTTGATGTGGATGTGCTCGAGATATACAAAGTTACTGTTCCTCATGGAGGCAGTGTGACGGTTGCGATACTGCCCTGCGCGACTCACCTGTTTGCAATAATGGCAGAGGCGTATCAAGAGCCGCTGGGGCCTATGTACGGTGCAGTTGATGTGTTGACGTATAAGGTGCACAACTCTGGGGGATCCGTAATTACACTGGATTGCATGCAGGTATTTAACGGTGTAGCAATGTGCGCCAAACTTGGAAACTTGGATGCTGTTCTGGTATACAACACGGGTGTGACAGATCATGAAGTGACAATCGTCACAGGCAGAAACAAAGAGGCGCTATAACCAGGAAACCGTTATAAACGGAGGACGGAATATGACTACGAGGGTAAATTCGCCGATAGAGATAAACGTTGAAGGAGGTCCGAATTTTAGTGAGAATATCACTTACTACGCAGAAGCGTACGATGTGATCGAGGTATCACTCGCACCGGCCGCCGCGGACGTAGAGATTCTTCTGCAGCCCGGACTGGCCGCTATGGTGTATCTGTTTGGTATAAAAATGAATGCATACACGCAGGCAGTTCCGGGAACGTATGATGTCAGCTTCAAGGTGCACAGTGCGGCAAATCCTGCGATACAGATCGAGAGTGCGATACTTCTGGCAGGTATTGGGGCGGTATCGGTGCTGGGGGCGCAGCCTGACAAAGTATTCTTGTCTAACGCAGGTGCGACAACGAAGAACGTTACTATTATAATAGCAAGAGATGCAACACCATAACATAGGAAAATCAATGTATAAACAAAAAGACGAAAGCTAAAAAGGAGGCAACGCATGTCGAACTTAATGGGAATGGATGCGTTAAGGAATAACCTTACGAATCCGCAGAGAACGTTTTTGTGGGAGTTTGAAATACCGGCTCCTAAAGGATTGGGATCATCGGACATATGGATCATAAGAGCAACATCGCTCGAAGAGCCGGGCAGACGATTCGACCCAATCCTAATCCCCTTCAAAGGAACAGGAGGCATGGTGGTGCCGGGCAAGGAAGTATACTCACATATGCTGACGGTGAAGATACAGGAAGGTGAGGATGCCAAGACATACGAGGCGATCCAGTCCTGGATGAGACTCGTTCGCGACAATGTTGCGGGCACAGGCCTCGGGGATCCGGATCTGAAGACGGATGCGGTGTTGACACTGCTTAGCACCAAAGGCACAGTTGCGAAGAGGATAAAGCTTGTGGGGATGTACCCGCAGGAGAAGGTGGCGCTGCCGTTAGGGTACGAGATCAACGAATCAGCGAAGTATGATGTAACTTTTGCTTATGATAGATGGGAAGAAATGAGCGCATAGATGTTTGATGAGGTAGCATATAAAGCTGAAAAAGAGAAGGTGGTAGCATAGCATGCCTTTATCGTTATCTGCGATAAACAGGGACATAGCAGTATTAAGCGTACGAAGGTTTCAAAGATCGTACGGCTTTGAAGTACTGCTACCTCAAGTGGGATGGGTGCCGGGGGAACTTGTGGCTCCTACGATACAGGATATCACGTATAGCGACTATGTTATGAAAGAGCCCACATCTATGAGAAGTGGGGCGTACAAGTTGTTCTACGTGAATGATCTGCAGGATCCTGTTCTTAAAATAATCTTTCTCGAGACAGAGGAAGGTGCAGTGAGGCTGTACCTGAACGCATGGCGTAGCCTCATGCTGACGAATAAAGGACTATGGCGCAAGAAGCTCAACGGATACGCAAAGAACATAACGCTTACTTATTTGACGGCAGAGGGCATTCCTTTAAGAGTGGTTAACTTCAGGAACGCATTCCCATTAAAGTTCTATGATGCAGCACTAAGCTACAAGGAAAACACGATACAACAGATCGAAGTGCCCTTTGCATGTGACATGGTAGAAGAGGGGATACTGGGATCAGAGCTAGCGGAGAACGTGGGAGCGGAATTGCTATCGTTCGGTCAGAGTCTTGCGAGTAATATACTCAGCGAGGTAGTAAAAGAAAAGCCAGGGGGTGTGAATCAAGGCACATCATCGTGGGGATCAACTTCAATAATATCGGAAGCGGCAATAGAAGAGAGGCAGAAAGCTCCGACAGTGATTCCGAAAGATTTGGAGGATTACCAAATAACACAGGAGATGATCGATAATTATAACAGCAGGCCTTTGGCGGCCGCAGTAGAGACCGTGAAAGTAAATGTGCCTGTGCAATGGACTCCCCCACTTGCGGCGAGCACATTGACAGATGCGGAGGTGACTGCGGCTATTTTGGAAAGGAATAATCTGAATCCGTTGGCGGCGCCAAAAGATTTGCCGGCGGCTTTCATATGATAAATAAAAGGGGAGGTGCACAATGGAAGAGAATTATTTTGAGCTAAATCTTCCATCGAAGCTGATACCGTATAAGAGCGAGGGCGTCAGCAAGGTGGAAATCAGGATGCTGAAAGGCAAGGATCTCAAGATCATCGGTGAGGCAACCACCGCAAACTTTGAGAAGAAGTTTAAGCTGTTGCTAAAGAACATCCTCCGTGGAATCGAGCCGGGGCGTCTCACGATTGGGGACAGGATCTACATAGTAATATGGCTTACGCTAAACTGCCACAGTAATCTGTTTCCGATAGAACTGATGTGCGAGCATTGCTTCCGAACGGACAAAGATTACAAAGTAGACCTTGGTAAGCTCGAGAAGGTTCTCCTACCTGACGATTTTCAAGAACCATATTCCCTCAAGCTCCCAAACGGGGAGTCTGTGCTGCTTCGACTATACAGGGTTGATGATCAGATTCAGTACATGGACTATATTGAGGCCAAGAAAGAGGATGATATCATCTTCAAGTTAGCCCAGGTGGTTGTGGGGGATGAAACGATTGATAAGAAGGTGGAGCGCTTGAACGGGATGTCACTACAGGATATTGATCTCATTAGAGCGTTCTTGGAAAAGTATTATCATGGGGTTGACATGAACGCTTCATACACCTGCAAACATTGTGGAGGGACCGGCAAGACGCCGGTACCGTTTCGGATTGACCTACTATTTCCAGCAGGTGCCCTCGTTGCAGAATCTCTTGGATATCATATTTGAACTGTGTTACTACGCGGGGCAACAGTGGAATGATGTTATGGACATGTACACATTTGACATAGAGTGGATGCAAGGTAAATTGCTCGAAACGAAGAAGAAGGAACTTAAAGGCAGGCAACAATAAATGGTGACCGAAAGAAAAGACTGGAAAGCCAATTTGGACGAAATGGCCAGCTATCTTGAGCTTGATCCGTTGAGCAGGAAGATGCTGATTGCGGCATCCGTTAAATATGGAGAGGATTTGCCAAGATTGTTCGGATTGGCCATGAAGAATACGACCAACGCGGAGCTTCAGACGGATATCAATACGGCTCTTCCTATGATGAAGAGAGTTGTGGCGTTGCTTCCGATGATGGTGGGGGAAAGATCCATAGCAGGAGATAAAGAAGTAGAAGAAGCGGCTGGACTATTCCCTGAGATGCACGGTCAAGTGATGAAAGTGCTTGCGGGAATAGCGGCGGATGCGGAGCTGAAGGAGAAGATGCGTGGAATAGCACAGGTGGTAGATCAGCAGATTTCGGCAGCGCAGTCTGCTTCTTATTTGATCACGGAAAGGATAAAACGGATACAAGAAGGAGAAGGTGGGTTGGCGGGTCATGTACGAAAGGCGTACCGCAAAACCGAACCCTTTCGTGTAGCGACTGGAGCATTCGGGAAGCTATCCATGGGAATGCCTGGGGAATGGGGCGGCATTGGTGATGTGGGCATGGCGGCTCTCTTGGGCCCATTTGCCCCGATAGCGACAGGAGCTATCACAGGAACATTTAAAGTCGCAACGGCACTACGTAGCTACTTTGAAGAGCGCAGAAAGAAAAAAGAATATATTAATATGGCGAAACTGACAGTAGGACAGACATTTAAAGAGATGGGAACTCTTGATGCAGGTCTGGATGGGTTCAAGAGTGTCTTTGAAAGACAACGCATGGGACTACCTACAGGGGGAGGTCCGCAGACGTTGGAGCAGATTCATGCAGGAGAGGCGGGCATAGCTCCTAAAACTGCGGAGGCGATGGGAGGAATTCAGTGGCCCGGTAGGGATCCCGAGACAGGAAAGTTTGTAAAAAGAAGGCCCGGAGTACCGGAGGCATCGGTTGGCGGCTTGGCGGCACAGGGGATGGCAGGCGCGGTAACTTTAGGCATGGCCGCATTCTTTATGAAGCAGGCATACGAATCTAAGTGGACAAAGAGAGTAATTGAACTGCTCGAGAAAACGGCAGGGATAAGAGGTATTTCAGGACCGGAAGGAAAAGGAGACACAAACATAAACTGGTTCGGCAAAATTCCTTGGGGGTTGTTGACATGGATAGCTCGTATAGGTGCCGGTACTGCGGCAGCGTATATGATTGGTATGGATGCTTATAAAGGATTGAAGGAAGAAGGAGAAAACGCACCTTTAGGAAAAAAAGTGGCTGCGGTTATAGGACATGGCTTAGGAGGCGGCCCGGGGTTAGGGCAAAAGGGTGGTATTGAAAACATATTATCAAATACAGTCAAAGGGGCTCTGGCAGGATTTGCGATTGGGAATGTGGCGGGGATTCTGCCTGGCGCAGTAGCGGGATTAGCCTTTGGAGCGATTGGCGGAGACAGGATAAAAAGAGGAATAGAATTTTTAGCTACTCCGGCAGGTATTATGAAGATGGCAACGGCGGGCCCGATAGGAGCATTGGGAGAAGCGGCCGCAGCCGAAGGCAGAAAGAAGGCAGAAGTCTTTGGAATACCTAAAGCTGCAGAGAGCGCATTTCATACTGTACAACAACTTGCCGTAGAGGAGAGCAAAAAGCTTACGGATGCGGTAAAGGGTCTTGGCGAGAAAATGGGGGAGATGATCAAAGGAATAGGAGCGCCTATGACAGCACATTCGGCTCCTGTGCCCATACCATATGATTCAGGAGACAGCTTTGTAGATGAGTTGAACAAGGGCGGACTAGACGATGAGAGGCAATAAATGGCTTTAGGTGATTGGAGCAGCGCAGTTCAAGGATTTGTGATAGTGACGGCGAAGCAGGTGATCATGGAAAAGATGGCTCGCCAGATGCAGGACATCCCACCTGAGTACAGGATCACGATTAGTTCAGATAGGGCTGGAACGGTTGTGGCGAAGATGCAGGAATCCATAGATATGGCGATAGAGTCGAGATGGGAGCCCATATACGATGGTACGCGTGCGGGGGACTTAGGAAAATGGGCTGAGAATTTGGCGCAAGTTGCTGGCAGGTCTCTTCAACTGGCAGTCACATCAAGAAGAATATGGAGAGGAACGACACCTCTTCAGTTGAAAGTTAAAATGATTTTCATGGCAGACTATGACGCAAACGTGGATGTGATAACACCAATCAGGACATTACAAAAAATGGCCGCTCCGGATGATCCTACCAGAGGTTTGTTAGTGTCCCCAGGGCCGTCAGCATTTTGGGATATGGTGGGAGACAATATAAAAATTCAGATTGGAAATATATTAAGCTTTAAGAAGGTGGTAATTCACCGAATCGAGACTTCGTTCTCCACAAGACTGTCGGCAGAACAGCCGGGGAAACCTATAGCAGGATCAGCGATCGTGTATTTTGAGACATACGAGATAGTCACGAAGCAGGTGTTGGATCACGCATACAGCGACATAAAGCAGATAGCTGGAGTACAAGTTGACATAGGCAGTCTTGCAGAGGCTGTAGGCAGCGCACAAATGCCGAGCGGAAAATAGAGGTGTACCATCGATAGAACGAAACTATACGCAGAAGTCACCGCAGATGTGGGGGATGGTGTGCTTAGGAAGGAATTAGACTTCCTGGATAACAGCATTACCAAGTTTGTGCTGAACAACGACGCATTATATTACAGAATAATGAACACCGACATACCGGTGCCGGATAACATATCGTTCAAGGTTTATGGCGAAGAGAGATTGTGGTGGGTGCTATGTCTTGTCAACCAGATCAACAACATAGCCGCTGACATGGCAGTGGGTACATTGATAACAGTTCCGAATATGCTGGATATTTACGATTTCTATAAACGTTTTCGTAAGAGGTAATTATGGGCACTTTTGTAGGGCAACCACAATTAGGCATAGCAGGAAACTACCGACTGCGAGTACGGATCGGGAAGCAGGACGTAACGGTGTCCCCCGAGTCGTTCACGGCCATTGATATAATAGAATACATTGATAGAATACTGCCGGCCTTTACGGTTACGTTCAAGGATGCGAGAGGCATACTGACACATAAAACTTTGACTGATTCCATGCACAATACGATGACATTCTCCTTTGCGATGGATAACGAAACTCCATATGAAGGCAAGGATATGCGGTTCAGGATATACAGAAGAAAACCTGAGATGTACACTGAAATTGCAAACATGGTTAAGTTTACAGGGCTGTTGGATGTTCCTAATGTGTTCTCCCCGCAGTATCAAAAGGGGTGGGTTAAGACATCAATACAGAGTATCCTTGAGGACATAGGCGCGAGCATGGGCATAGCGTCATACCGATTCGATCCGGGACTAACCCAGGTGGTATCGATAGTGCAGCCTCAATGGAACAATGCCATGTTCCTGCAGTACCTCGCTGACAGGGTGGCGCAGAGCTTTGGCGAGACAGGGTACTTCGCGTTCGTGGATGTTGATACAAAAGGCGATCCCAGACTCAACTTTAGATCATTGACATCCCTTTTGAAACAACAGGCGAAGAAGGTCATAAAGATGACGAAGATGCCGGATGGTATCATGATGCCTTTATATAACTTTGAGGGCATAGACAACTTCGAGCCTTTGAATATTTTAGGAATAGGTAAGCAGTCGTATAGCTACTTCAACTGGATGACAGGAGTACAGGTCGATGACGAGATACCAATAGAGGAAGCAATCTTTACATCTCTGTCGAAATACTTTGCGCACGATCCGACAATAAATACTGTAGGCATAACACAGCAAGAGCTGGGCAGGACAAACGAGATGGTGCCCGACTGGAAGCCGGTATTGAAGGGCAGGTACTACAAAAAGATCAACTCTCTCGTGAAGCAGTGGATTACAACCATGGGTACTACCGAATTATCGTGTGGTGATCTTATTAAGGTAGTATTTACAGAGGATCCTGCGGAGATGATGAACTATCAATATACAGGATTTTGGATGATAGAACGAATCGTGCATCACATATCAAACACATACCTCACAAAGCTGCTGGTCACAAGACCAGGCGTTGACTCGGAGGTGGATACCACATTACAGAGAGCGCCGATGGCGAAGATACTATGATATCCAACACAATAAAAAGAACATCAAAGAAGTACATGGGCAAGTATAGAGGAGTGGTCGAGGACACGGCCGACCCGTTAACGCTCGGAAGAGTCCGGATACGGATACGTCCCATGATGCATAACAGCACTATCGTCAACGACGCGTTGCCTTGGGCCGTGCCTGCGTTTCCGATACATGGTGGGGCAGGAAGCGGATTTGGATTCTTTGCCGTGCCGCGAGTAGGCGCAGAGGTATGGGTGTTCTTTGAGATGGGTGATCCGATGCAGCCCGTGTACTTTGCGGAGGCATCCAATGGAGTAAAGGGGTTACCGGCAGGCAAGGACACAGATTATCCATACAGCGTGGTGTGGCAGACTGAGGATGGTCATATATTCTATGTGGATAGAACCAGAATAAATATTACGCATAAATCCGGAACGACTATAAATATTGATGCGGAAGGGTCTGTGGTGGTAAGTTCAGAGAAAGACGTCGGTATCAGCGCCAAGGGGAATGTCAACGTAATGGCAATGAAAAACGTCTCTGTTATCGGAGCGACCGCTGTGAATTTATACTCCTCCACAGAACTTTCCATAGGTGCTCCTATTATCACGATAGATGGTCTTTTGAAAGTGAATGAAGGGTTGATGGCAGATTTGTGTACAAGCCTTACGGGGTGGTCGCCCGCAGGAGTAGGATCTGTCGCAGTATCCTCATTGAATGGCTTGAGTACGTTCAAATTTCTATCGGGGGCAGCAGGCGTGGGAGCGTTCGGGGGCATCAGCAAGGTTCTCGGGACACTGACGGACAAGTTCACGATGATGATGAAATTCAACCCCAGCTCACTGTTGGGGAACTTCGCAACGAATAATATATTCCAGATGGCAATCAATCAACCGTTAGTTCAAAATGCTATTACTTTTGCGAGGGATGGACTATTTGTGCATGATGGGATCGGATTTCAGAACATATTGCCTAGCATAGGAAGCATAGGGGCCTTTTCAGATTGGAAATTTGTCGTGAATAACTTAGTTCCCGGGTCGTCTGCGATGGACATCATTAAAGATGGAGTGACCATGGCAAGTGGAGTTAACTGCAGTAAAGTAGGATCGTACGTTGGGGGACTGATGGATTTCAAACAGCTTGGGCAGACTGTGGCAAATGTTCAATCTAATATAGGTTTCATTAAAGTTTTGAGTGGCATATGAGAATAGCTTGCCTAAGCGACGTTAGTGATCATGGAGGAACGATAGTCACGTCGAACCAGGACAACAGAGCCGAGGTGCGTATGTTTCCGATTGCAGTACATGGTTGCATGCATGATTGTCCGATTCCTGGGCATGGTGTGACACCTGTGGCTGCTATAACGACAAGAGAAACGATCAATGGCAAGTTGATCGTCACCGAAGGGGCGATTGCCGGATGTGGGGCAATGATGCTTCCAATAGACAGACAAGTATACGTGGAGTAACTTATGGCAGTATTGACAGAACAGATAATATGGAGTGACCTGCACCCGGACCTGAAGATGGGAGCCGATGGGCAGCCCACGATCGTGAAGAACGTGGAGGCCGTATACGCGTCGCTCGAGAACATAATGCTTGTCATAAAAGGCGAAAGATGCATGATGAGGACATTCGCCGTAAACTTTTTGAGCATGTTGTTTGAGCCTATACAAGAAGATTTTTTGAAGGCGCAGTTCATAGATACACTTCGAGATGCGATAGAGACGTGGGAACCCAGAGTGAAGATCGAAACGCTTGATTTTACGACAGACAGGGATAACCAGACCGTGTTCATCCGGATGGAGATGTACATCAGAGGGTATTCGCAAGTTTTCAGATACGACAAAGTGTTTAAGATATAGGAGATACCAATGGCAAGACTTGATTTTTCTCAGTATAACTACGACGCGCTGGTAAAGCAGCTTCGCAGCATCCTGAAGACGAAGGATTCGTGGAAGGATCTCGATGTCGAATCAGGCACAGGCAACTTGCTGATAGAGCTGTTCAGCTTTGTAACAGAAATGATGATGTACTATCTGGAGAGACGGGCACAGGAGTCGTACATAGACACAGCGCAGAACAGATCATCGGTGGTGAGGCTGGTGAGTCTGCTTAACTACCGTCCCAAGAGGAAGACATCCTCTGAGGGAAACCTTAAATTCAGGATACTATCCGGAAGCATATACGCATATGATATTTATCTCCCGAAAGGACTGGTGGTCAAGACTGCAGCCAACATGAAATTCATAGTAAAGAAGTTTGCAGTATTGCGAGCAGGGCAACTGAACGTTATAGTAGAAGGCATACAAGGACAACTTAGGACTCAATCTTCGACATCCGACGGCACTGCCGACATGGTTATACCTATTTCTAATGTCAATGTCGAGGATTCGGGACTACTGGCCAAGACGATCAGAGTAGTTATCGACAACGCAGAATGGACAATGGTGGACAACTTTGTGGGATCCAACTCGGAAAGTTTGCACTTCATGCAAGAGACGGCGTTGGATGACACGGTCAATCTGATATTCGGAAACGGCATATTTGGAAAAATTCCACCTAACAGCTCCACAATTGATATAGAATTCATAGAGACGGACGGTGCTGACGGAAATGTATATGCACTGTATCAGATAAATACGATAGAGGGAACCATATTTGATGCGGCCACGCCGACACCGAACGATGTGACAAGTCTTATCAGCGTGGAAAACTCGTCACTATTCCTTGGAGGTGACGACGCAGAGGATACAGAAGAGATACGAAGAGAGGCACCACTGGTATTCTCGACAGGGGATAGGGCCATAACAAGAGAGGACTATATCACGATAATAGAGAACATGCCCGGCGTTCAGACGGCATACGTGTGGGGCGAACGCGATGAATATCCTCCAAATATAACTATGTTTAACAAGGTGTGGATCGTGTGCCTCTTGCAGAACTGGACTAATCCTGACAACGCATTCAAGATAGCAATAGAGGCTGCACTTATAAACAAGGAGCAACTTACAGTATGGCTTGACTTCAAAAATGCGGATATTGTCGAGACGATGATAGATGTGGAGCTAAAAGTGTTGGATACCTACCAAGACAGCCAGATTGTGACAAATGCAGGTGCCGCACTGGATGCCGTGTTTGCTCTCGGTACCGGAGCAAAGCTTGGAGTTTCGATTAGAGGATCGGATGTGGTTCATGCCATAGAGAACGTGGTTGGTGTAGACTACACACATATAATATTACGACACAGAGAGATACTTGGAGTGGGGGATGGCGGGGATACAGTGTTCAATAAATTGGGTGTTCCGCTATTTCTTCTGCCGGTAACACCAAATACAGTTAAGATCTATAAAGACGCAGCGCTTATAGCGGTAGATAACGGATTAGGCACTATCTCGGGCACAGGTGTCACAGGATCGATTGTATATAGCACAGGGGCCATATCTGTCACCATCGCAACGCCTCCGGCCACAGGGGAGGTTATAAGGGCTTACTATCAACAGAATCAACTGGGGGACATTGTGGTTACAACAAAACAGATAGCCAGACTTATAGAGAAAAACTTTACGATATTATAGGAGACTTGAAATATGCCAGCTATAGGCGAATGGGTTGTACAAGGGTCACAAGACGTGGCAGAGATATTTCTCCAGAATAAGTCGCAGCATCCTGTTTTATACTTAGGGCTCTTTACAAACAACTTACCTTCTGGAAATTTGAACAATGCGACACTTGCATCGATCGTGGAACCAGTAGCATCTGACTACATAAGACTGCCTTTGTCTCCGGCCAATTGGAATGTGTATGGAGAAGTGTCAGTGTACCCGGATGAAGAGTTTGAAGTGATACTAGAGTCACTTGGAACTATATACGGATGTTTTATAACGACATCCCCTAACCCGGCGGGAGACGCGGCGGGAAAGCTGATAGCAATGAATCTGTTCTCGGCGCCGATAGATTTGCTGTATTACGGCGACAAGGTTAGGATAACTCCCAGAATAACTATAACGTAAGTAAGGAGGATTACATGGTCGGAGACGTCTATACCGCAATGGCGAATGTGAACGCAGCCAACTACCTGGAAGTAGCTCCAATCGCAGGTAGGGAATATGTGATACATAACATATTTCATGAAAACGATATAGAGCTGAAATTAGTGGACGGAGGAGGAAATGAGCTGGCCTTTTTTGAAGAGGCGGGCAAGAATTTCCTGACAAATATGTATATACATCTTGCATCAACACAGTACCTGCGGATATACAACAGGGCAGTGAGTTCTCAAAGAATAGGTGCGGATGGTATTATAACAAAGGACACATAGTCGATGCAGATATTCACTGAGACAGGCCGCGCAGTATTCGGACCCGATGCTAATGTCCGAGTGCTGGAAACAGGCCGCAGACAGGGGTTGAGGCCCATAACGGAAGAGGGCCGATGGCTCATGGGGTTATTCAATGCCATGTACCTTGAGACGATGGAGTTGCCTGTTCACATCGACTTTATGCCTACTGTTGAAGCTGAGACAATAGTGTGCCCAAGCAACTGGGATCTGCTTAAGATGATGCCGAAGAAGTTCCATAACGCTCCGGCTATGAAAGATTATCTCGATTCAGTATCGCGTGTAGTAAACGAAATTTCCTGCAGGATAGATACCCTTGGACTTTTGATAGATGTAGACACATGCCCTAGAAAGTATCTAGGTCATTTGGCAGCATTGATCGGATGCAGACTTAAGAACAAGACATACGCAACTGCAGATGAACTGCGGCGCCAGATAAAAATGGCAGTCGATATTTATAAGATCAAAGGTACCTATGAAGTCCTCAACTATGCATTCTTTACAATAGGTCTGAATGTGCAGGTGTATGATCTATGGACAAGAGACTACCAAACATTTACAAGATTTATTCCTCACTGGCATAGCGGTGTAGTGCCGGGGTTCAGCCCCGAGGCAAGTCTGCGAAGCGACGACGGATGGCACTTTGACGAAAATCTTAGATTTGACGGCGGCGGAGGGTTTAAATCTCCTCACTTTGACATTGTAATAAACCTGACAAAGCTCATAATGTTTCAGGGAACATACAACAAGCTGTTCGCCGCAGAACTGTGGCCATCAATAGTAGAGATAATGGAGCAGTTTACTCCGGTCAACACCGTGCCCCATTTCTACTTGAATCTATACTGCATGTGCAAAGAGGACTACCTGCCATTCATAATACCGGATAGTCAAGTTAAGACATGCATAACAAATTTCTGGGAACTTGAGACACTGTACTTTGACATGCCTGCGCTGGATGATAAGTACCTCGATCAGCCGGGAGTGGATGTGCTGATAGGAACGGGTGATATAGTAGAGGACACGTTTGACTCAGCAGACATAATACCATCAAATCCTCAATTGATGCAATTGGCTGGGGATATTACTGCGTTTTCGGATTACGGTTCGGTGGTGCCTGGCAAGGTTCGGGTTACAAGTCCTAACAATGGGCTTGCAAACGGCAGCACGATCAGGATAACAGGAACCACTAACTATAACGGGAATTATGTAATTACAAAAATCGCAGATACGGTTAACCAGCTTGCTAAGGTCGATAGTGTCTACAATCCAACGCCCGTGTTGCCCGCGCCGACACTTGGCGTGAGATACCTATCGACGGCGACAGCTAATGGCTGGACGATAAATAGAATATACACAGGAACAGGATCCGCATTTACAGAGTATGCTCCCTCGACTAATGACATTGTGTACATAGACGCAAGTTACAATACAGTCAGATGGAACGGGACAGCTTGGGTCACCTATGTAAAATTAGATACGTTCTACATTACCGCTACTTGGGTGGTCACTGAGACAGGCATGTGGCATCAGGGAACTCTGGCCAGGGTACGGGCCGATAAGGTGCACATATGGCTGGACAATCTTGAAGTCGCGCACGACAACGGAACGGGAGGATGGATAAGTCCGGGAGGGGAAGTAGTAGGAGGATCGATAGATTATGTCACAGGCAGAGTAATTGTAGTGTTCGCGGCTCCTCCGGGAGCAGGGCAGCAAGTGCTGTTCAAATCGGACGTGCTGGCACTGTTCATGGATCAGAGCGATAACACCAAGATACAAGACATCACGATAGTAAAGATAGGCACAGGCAACAAGGGAGGAACACCGGACCCGGCCATGACGGATTTGGAGGATCCTGTGCCGTATGTGGGCACTGTGGAATCTTATGAGATCACAAACGAGAAGATCACATTCCACATCAAAGTGCCGACAAGTCAGGTGCTTACAAATGTGAGTGAACTAGGCCTATACCATTCAGGCACAGGACGCTTGATGGTGCTGTCATTCTTTCCTTCGTATGACAAACCAGCAGGGCCTATAAATGAGATAACCGTGGATGTACTCAGGAAACAATAAGGAGGACTTAAATGGGCCAGCAAAATTGGGGTACACAGGATATTCAGTGGGCATATTACGACCCTCTGAACTCAGATGAGTTTGACAAACATAATGAGGATATCATCCCGGTAGGTATCTACAAGGGGGGAGAGCTTGAGATCGTAAACAATACTACGATACGAGTGAAGCCTCTGGTGTGCATGATATCTGACGGAACGCAGCAGGCGCGGATAGCGACAACTGTTGATGCAGACATCGCGATCACATCGGCCACTCCCTATGTGATTCTTCGGTGGACATGGCAGCCGCTGACAAACTGGTTCATGGATATAATGTCTGTTGCTCTTGCTGGCACTCCTCCAAATTGCATTCTGCCTAATGACATCGTAGTTGGCTTTGGCGTGTACTCGTGGAGCAACCTTATAAGTATCGATTATGGATCAGGCAGCGTTGTGCCCAGAACAGTGCCTTCGAACATGGGGGACTTTTTGAAGGTGGCGCCCACAGCTACTCCATCCATGAAAGTGTTCGTAAGCAACGGATGGGTGAGCTATGGGGACTCGAGACTGTACGTTCCGGCGCAGGAAAGTCCTGCATTTGGAGCGGCAGGCGCACAGCCTCGTATCGACATACTGTGGGTCGATAGCCTTGGAAACCTGCAAATAACAGCAGGACTGCCGGATCCATCACCAGTGCCTGCAGTGCATACAGGAAAGATAGTGCTGGCTGAAGTTCTGATCGGCACGACCACGACAGTAATCACAGAGGCCTTGATCACAGACGCGAGGCCTTGGATCAACCTTGGGGGCGCAGGAGCAGGAATTCAAGGCATAGAAGCAGCATTTCTCATGATGGGAGCTTAACAACAATAAAATAAAAGGAGGATAGCATGGGTTTAAAAATATTGAATAACACAGGCGGAGTGGCGATACCGGTAAGACGGCCTCTTGGAGCTTTGTTGAACGCATACGAGGTCGGTGTGGGGGGACTGGCGACATCAGCGGTAATCTCAAGTGTAGTTATTTGTAATAACGATGCCGCACTTAGTGACACGTTTGTGCTGTATGCGTGCAAAGCAGCCGAATCGGCAGGAGCGAACAATGTGATAGCGAAGGGTACGATACCTCCGGGGGAGTCCTACGTGCTGATTGCTGGCCTGTCTCTTGCAGTGGGGGAAAGCATACAGGTGATTGATGTCGGCTCAAAGCTGACATGTACAGTGTTCGGCTCCGAGAGCTAAAAAACATAATAGACTAAGGAGGAATTATGCACGGATTATACGGACAGAAGAAGGCGTATGGATTCAGAACACGTCCATACTGCGACGCATCATTTCCAGTGAAGCCTCTTTCGAACGAGATATTTTACAACACGACGGATAAAAAGATGTACATCTTCATAGGAATAGGTGAGCCGGGATGCGACGCGAATGGGTGGTTTAATCTAAAGAATGCACAGTACGCAACGTAAGATCAATTCTGTGGACGAATTGTAAAATTAGGAGGTTAGTATGCCAACAGCAACTTATACTACGACAACACCAAAGAAAGCAGATGGGAGTCCTCTGACGTATTCGTGGACTAACGACCCCTTGGGTGCTGACGATATGCCTCTTAAAAAAGAGCATGCCGATCAGTTAAGAACTGTTCTAATTGATGCACACTTACATAAGCACACCGCTGGGCCAAGGGTATATCCCGCATCGTCGGTAAATTCAGGTCAGGAAAATCCTAACATAGTGATAGCATTTACTGATCCCGTCATAATAGCAGAGGCAACAAAAATTCGTGTAGCACATCTTAATGAGTTGATAGGGTTTATCAAAGATTTTGAAGGTGTAGGAACTGGTGGTCATAGGCACAATTTTCCCGCTTTTAGTAACGAGGGGGTAACGGCAGAGTGGTCAACTTACTATACGCAGGCGTTGCCGTTCGTAGTCGATCCCGTAGTGGTGGACTCAACTCTGGAATCGGCAAGTGCGTGGCAGCAGTTAAGGACTTTCTTACAGCATCTAACGTTGCATACTCACAGCGTGACATGCAATTGTGAGTGCACATGCACATGCACTTGTACGGGAACGTGTGGTTGCACTTGTGAGTGCACATGCACATGCGACTGTGCGACTTGCGGATAAGAGGAGGATAAAATGATATTTGGACTTGGACTTGAAAAAGCTGGAAATAATCCACCTGTTATGAAGAGGGCATTTGAATTGGGTGTCCGGTTTTTTGACACAGCACCTCTGTATAGCAATGGAAGGAATGAGGGTTTATTTGGTGAAGCATTAAAATTGTCTGGTATACCCAGAAACGAGGTTGTTATTTCGACTAAATCCCACTACAGGGATCCAGCTCAGGCATTGGCTTTGCTGGAGCGTAGTCTTAGAGAGCTGCGGACAGATTACGTAGACATCTGGAATTTACACGATTTAGCAACGCCGTACGATATAAAAATTCTACCAGCGTTGGATGCCGCCAAGAAGAGTGGAAAGGTAAAGTATGTGGGGATTACCTGTAACAGAGACCCATTTTTACTTAGGGACGTTCTGAAGGTGTATACATTCGATTATGCAATGATGACGATGAATATTGCGGACAAGCATCAATCATCATTTATAATGGAGGTGTTACCTAATATTGATAGGACAAAAACGAAGCTGATTGCCATGCAGGTTTTCATGAGAGGGAAAAGTCAGGATCAGGTTTTACCATATTTCAGGAATATTACGGATGGACTCGCCAAAAAGTTTGGCAAGTCTCTAGATTCAGGACATCCAGAGTGCCCAACTTGTGTAAGAACACCACTTGACAGGGTAGCGTACTTGACTAAGCCGGTTACTGCTAAATGGGTGTGTCCGAAGTGTGGTTATAAGAAGGAGGAAGGTGCCTTAGAGGTTTTTCAGATATATCAGGATTGTCTGAACTATGTCGCGTCATATAACCCAGATGTGGTATTATTGGGGTGTAATGGTTTACCTCAGTTGGAGGAGGATTGGGTGGCATTTAATAACATTATACCATTAGCAGAAGCCGATAAAAAAGTGCTCGAAGGCAAGACGAGACCATTTGCTACTCAGTTAAATTACTTCAAGAATCCATTGAACATAAACGTATTAAAGGGTAAGTAATGAATTTAGTAGAAGAATTTGAGAATATAACAGCTAAGTATGCTGGTGCCAAGTATGGTGTAGCTACCAACACAGGAGCAAGTGCTATTGGTTTGTGCTGCTCACATTTAAGTGTTGGGAAGGTAGTTATACCAAAAAAGACCACAGTGAAAATTTGCTACGCTATTATGGATGCAGGAGGTTCGGTAGCATTTGAAGATAGAGAGTGGTCAGGCTGCTATCAATTGAAACCGTACCCTATTTATGATTGTGCTTTGCGATTCAAGAAGGATATGTATATTCCAGGCACATACTTCTGTATATCATTTGCACAGCCAAGAGGGTCAATCTATATAGGTAGGGGAGGAATGATTCTTTGTGACGATGTCGAGGATGTTCAATGGTTTAAAAAAGCTAGGGTAGAGAAAAGGGTTGAGTTTTATCCAGACAAGGCTGCTAGAGGGCTTAAGATACTTGCAACTATGCGGGAGATGCCGGATGTGCAAAACCTATATCCAGATCTAAGCATGTTAAAGCTATGATTAAAAAGGGGAGGTAACAGTCATGATCAGTAGTGTGTACGTTCTGATAACAAATAGGTGCAACCTGAATTGCTCTTATTGTTACGAACAAGACCGAACAGGTGATATGGAATGGGGAACTATGGAGAAGCTTATAGACCAGATGGTGGCGCATTATGAGCCAGGACATCAGGCCAATCTTGGTTCGCACTTCAATATCAATTTCTTTGGTGGTGAACCCTTCCTAAATTGGGAGGTAATGAAGAACACCTTTGAATACGTAGAGGGTCTGCGCAAGAAAGGGATAGTATTCTCAATATATATTCTATCGAATGGTACTGTGTGGAATGAGGATATTCACGAATTCCTTGGTAGGTATAAAGCCTCGATGGGGCATAGGTTAAAGCTTCAGATAAGTGTGGATGGTTGTGAAGAATCACACAATCAAAGTAGACCTATGATCGGAGGTCAGGATTCTTTTAAGCTTATTGCCGGTAATATAAAAAAGTTTCGCAGTATAATTCCCGACATACAGGTGAGAGAAACCCTGTTACCCTCTCGGGTGGACAAATTCTATGATGATTATGTCGCTCTTTCTGATATGGCTGATGTAGTTCAAATGACGCCAATTATAGAGGAGGATTGGAATCCAGTTTTGGACAAAGCCAAGGAGCAACTTGAGAAAATATACAAATTGTTCTTCGAGCAGTTAAAGACAACACCGGTTAAGTTCTTGAGTCTCCTCAATTCTCCGCTTATTGAAGCGAATGAGAGGAGAGTAGGTTGTTATAGTCCGGGTGACTACAAAGGGTGTCATGCGGGAGATCAGATGGTAGGGGTAACTGTAGATGGTGAGATATATCCCTGTCATCGTTTTATAGCGTACCGTAAACACTTTGACTATAAATTAGGAGACGTACAGAGTTGGGTAGATCCTAATAACGATAAACTAAAGGAGATAAAGGCAGTGCACTTCTCTAACAAGGATTGCATGAAATGCACCTCGTATACCTGTGTTAGGTGCTTTGCCACAAACAAGTACTTAGAGGGAAAAGCTGCGGCAAAACCCACAACAGGGTATTGCGAGTTTTGCAGGATGAATCAAGAGTTCGTGAATAAATATTCTGACAGGCTCTTTGAGGAGTGTAATAACACATTGAGTGCATTTTCAGTTTACAAATCGCCAACAAGCAAAAGAAGGGGGATAGTCATGAGCAAGGGTGCGAAGGTGCTAGGGGTAGATGCAGAAGATCTAATGATTCAGGGTATGAATGTGCTACTCAAGACGTTAACGGAGATCAGGCACCAGAATGAGATAATCATTCCGTTACTGAAGAAAATTGCGGAAATAACGGTTTCAAAAGAGGAGAAGGAAAGTACGTCTAAATGAAGTACCAAGTTTGGTTCAACCTAATCCTTTTCATTGAGGATAAGGAACATATGATAGATGTCAAGACTATGAGCAGAGAGTTCAATGAATTTCTGTTCAAAGTCGGTGATATCTCTTTCGTTGAATCTAAACTATTGAAGAGGATAGATCGTAAGGGAGATGTAGTGTTCGCTGATGCCATAAGCTCTCTTGATGTTCCCAAGATGATAGCAATGATAAAACCAAAGTATTTCTTGGAACAGAGTGACGAAGACCTGATGGCCAAGTATCCTGATATCAAGGTTCCAAAGAGAAACTCTGTATCAGGAGAGTGCCACGCTGGTCCCTTTAGGCACACGTTCAGTATCGACCGAGGCGTAAAGCCTCTCGTCGATGCTGTTAATAGGATTAAGCACGTTAGAACATTCGCTTCATGCGATGGTCACGGTCAGAGATGTCTGTATGTGAGCTTCAGGGTATACAAGAGAGGAATTGAACCTAAGATACTTAAACTATTGGACGAAGCGTTCACTGAAGTATACCCAAAGTATAATTTTCCAGTAGGGCCCTTCAAGGTAGCCTACAATGTGAGTTATACCGATTATATGTTTAACAGAATGAAGCTGTATTTCTATATCAAGGTTGACTACTGTGAGATTGATAGGGAGATATTGTTTAAGTATATTACTGATGTAAGTGGGGCCATAGAGAGAAGAGTGAAATGAAAATATTAGTTGTTTACCCCGCAGAGTTTGGCTATACCGAGATGGTAAGTAGAGCAACTATGATTCCCACCTACCGTATAGCTTCTATGTACAAGAAGCAGGGGCACGAGGTTGCTGTGTTTAACATAAGACCTGATCTTCCTGGGTATCGCTGCCGGGGTGATAACTACAAGACCTTTGAGGAGTGCAATAAAGGAAGAGAGTCAATCTGGAACTGTAAGAATATATGGGAGTTGGTGGACGGGGAGTTATACTATAAGGGTGAAAAGATACTCACTCCCATGGGGGAGAGAAAGTGTGGAAATTGGGAGAAGGAGCACTTTACCCGTCAACTTGTGCGTATAGGCCGACCGTTATCCTCATATGTGAAGAAATTGTTGGAATTTCAGCCAGATGTGGTGGTCATATCCCAAGCATTCACATACCTATGGGAGGGGGTTAAAGAAACCATAGATGCCACAAGGGAGAACTTCTCCTCGGCAGAAATATGGATAGGTGGTCTATATCCTACACTATGCACAGAGCACGCCCAGAAGTTGGGTGCGGATAAAGTAGTAACCAAGTCAAAAGGGTGCGAGGATGATTTTACTCGCATAGACCTTTCATTATATGAAGAGCACCCCTGTTTGGTGGGGATACTTACAGCACTAGGATGTCCCAATAGTTGTGGGTATTGTGCGGTTCCTGTGGTAGAGGGACATGAGCATATACGGCGCGATCCTATGGATGTATTGGATGAGCTCGAGTATTATTATGCTAATGGAATTAAAGAGATAGAGTTCCTGGATTCCAATTTCCTTGTAAACTATGAGAAGCACTTCAAGGTAATCCTTGAGGGTATCGTGAAGAGGAATCTAAAGTTCTACCTGAAAGCATATGGGGGGCTAGATCCGCAGCCTCTGACCACCGAGATATTAGAGCTGATGCATGAAGCAGGATTTCGTAGTATTGGAGTGCCGATTGAGAGTTCATCTGAGAAGCTGTTAACAAGGTGGCATAGGCGCTTAGACGCAGAGTTTTGGAAGACAAAAATAGGGTCTCTTAAAAAGAGCTTGGTCCTGAACTCCTTCGTTATGATAGGTTGTTTAGGACAAACATATGAGGAAGCCTGTGAGACTATACAGATAGTCGAGGACGCGGGGGCGTTACCTGTGGTTCTAATGTTTACTCCCGTGCCAAAGACTCAGGAGTTTGAGTATGCGCGTGAGTTCTTAGGCAAAGACTGGACACTTGAGGAGCTACATCCCGTTCTATATCCCTTGGCTTCCGAGGAGTTTAGAGTAGAGGAGTTGCATGAAATAGTACAGAAATACTGTAGCCATTTGGTTGATCGTCATGGTGTTATAAAATATAGAGATTTAATACAAGCGGTGATGGTATGAAGGTGGATTCAGTCAGATATCTCAAGCTAGGTCTAACCAATAGGTGCAATAGTCACTGTCGCACCTGTTGGCATTCCAATGAACCTGAGACTTTACCAAGCATAATCGATTTGGATCATAGGATATATGAAGAGCTGAGGAACAAGGTGTTTCCCAAACTTAATATTTTAGACCTACTGTCTGGGGGAGAGGCCTTTGCCTGTAAGTATATAGATGAGGTTCTTTACGATATGAAGAAGTATGACTTTAAGACTACAATTGAGAGCAACTTCTCTGTTATCACCAATAGACAGCGTGAGTTTATGGTGAGCGCAGACGTACGTTTCATAGTCTCTCTTGATGGTTCTACCAAGGCACTACAAGAGTTTATGAGGCCACAATGTAACTATGAAAAGGTACTCGAGAATATCTCCTTCTTTGTGAAGAACAAGAAGAGGGTCACGATACGTATGACCATAAGCAACTATAACTTCTATGATATGCAACGGATGATGAAGCTAGGCGAGAAGCTGGGGGTAGAGGGTATCATATTTCATGGAGCCCAGTACTTGGAGTGCCTCGACAGGCCCCTTAAGTTTGAGGCTCCCCCGGTGGATAGGGAATATATCCATAATTTAGTTCATGGTCACTACAAGATTAACTATGATCTATGGTTGGACTACCACCGAAGAACCTCTGCTCTTATCAGCCCAATGAGAGCAGTCTACTGTGTCATGGATCCTCTTACCGCCTTAGGAGCAGGAACTAAGGTAAAGATAGCAAACCTCTGGGCTATGATGAGGCGTAAAGAATACTGTCCCATATCCCGTAGCTTTATAAAGGTGGATGTTGATGGGCAGATTTATTTCTGTTCCTGTCACGAGTGTAAGGCGATAGGCAACCTGAGTGAGAATACTCTGGAGCAGATAATGGATAACGACCGGTACGACAGAATACGTCGTGTATGTTCGTGCAAGATATCAAAGAGGGAAACTCATGCAGTTAAAGGAAATTAAAACGCTGATGTTGGGTCTGACCAATCGTTGTCCCGGCAAATGTCTTATGTGCTGGCACTCTAATCAAGAGCAACACAGCAGGTTCGAGCTGGACGAAGTGACCTATATCGGTATTCGTGATAAGGTATTCCCAACCATTGACATCTTGGACTTGGCTGGTGGTGGTGAAGTACTTATGTATTCCCGTATTGAGACGGTCTTCGAGGACATAAAGAAGTATCATTTCAAGACTCTGATTACCAGTAACTTCTCAGATATATCTGATAGGCACCGTGAGATACTCAAAGATATGAATGTTGAGTTTGTGATATCCCTGGACGCAGCCAACAAGGATCTCCAGGAGTTCCTGAGACCCAACTGTTTCTTTGACTGTATTATAGACAACATCAAGTATTTCAAGAGCTGTGGCAAGAGGGTGACTATCCAAACTACTGTCAGCAACTATAACTTCTACAATATGGAAGCAATTATGAACTTAGCTGATGAGCTGGGCGTAGATGCCGTGAAGTTCCAGGAGTTCCAGTTCCTCAAGAATCTTGAGAAGCCATATAAACTTGATAAGCCACCAAAGGATACTGAGTATCTGGATAGGATATTCTTGGTGAAGCATAACGCAGATGTGAGTGCTTTCTTAGGGTTCTACCACAGGCCATTACTACAGATACCTGGCACCTTTCATGCTATATATAAGTTATGGAGGAAGATTGCTCCAAGCAAATATTGTCATAATACTGTGGGTATACTGAAAATACAGGAGAACGGGACTGTGCTCTCTTGTTGCTTACCTTATAGCAAGATCATGGGCGATCTGCACTGTTACTCTCTGGAGGAAATCATAGGGTCAGAAGAATTTGAGGACAATAGAATTAACTGTATTTGTCCGATAAGAAAGATGGTACAGGGCAAGAGAGATGTTCATACATCGGAGGTATTAAAATGAGAAGAATTGCTCTAATTTTCGTAATGTTGACGAGTTTTATGACAAGCCTGTGTCTTGCGGAACAGGCAGGCATGGCGGATAAACACTGGAGATCTCCTGTGGCAACCTATGCCTCTCTTCCTGCTATCGGAAATCAAGTGGGGGATATGCATCTCGTCAGAGACACAGATTCCTTATATCAATGGACAGGCGCCGCATGGGCTCTTATAGCCAGCGGAGGTGATAAATATGTGAGAGTTACCGTAGCAGACACGACCTCGGGGTACCTAAACACCAAACTACTGGCAGGAGATGGGTTGTCGAAAGCGACTCTGGTTCCGGGAGGAGATGAGAGACTTAATCTTTACGTCAACGTCGATGATTCTACTATAGAGATCAATACTGACACACTACGAGTCAAGGATAGCGGGATAACAGCACTGAAGCTCAATGCAGATACTGCTGGGGACGGTCTTTCTCTTGCGGGGGGCACCAATGCTCTTACGGTTAATGTTGATGGAACAACTTTAGAGACTAATACGGATACTTTACGAATCAAGGCTCTGGGGGTGGATACAGCCCAGTTGGCAGATGATAGTGTCACAGAACCTAAGTTGGCTATGAACAACAGCGCCCTAACGAACTACTACATCAGGTGGAATGGCACTGCAATGGAGTGGGCGAATCCTGCAACTACTGTTCCATTCTCAACAGTTTACAAACTTGTCGCACAAACGTTACATGGTTTTGCTATTGGGGACGTTTTACGATGGGATGCCGGTACAAGTCTTTTCGTTAAAGCGAAAGCAGATACCGAAACAAACGCAGAAGTTGTGGGCATTGTAGCCATTATTGTGGACCCGGATAACTTCTGGTTAGCAGTAGAAGGAAACGTTTCAGGACTTGTAGGACTTACTCCAGGAGCTGTTCACTTCTTGAGTGGAGCAACTGCCGGAGCTTTGACAGCGACAGCTCCGGTAACTGTAGGATACATCAATAAACCTCTACTGATAGCAGGAACAACGACAGTGGGGTACTTTCATAATTGGCGTGGTATGGGGATCGGTGTAGATGTGGCTCCGGCGTCTCCCGAATTTGTGGTATCGAGTGTGTCGGGATCGTTGCCTAACGAGAAAGTATTGACTGCCGGAACGGACATATCGGTAACTCCAGGGGTTGGGATAACTACAATAGCAGACACGTCTACATTACAGTCTGTAACAGGTAGAGGCGCAACTACGCCTACGACTGTGTATTTCCAGTGTGTAAATGCTATAGAGCTAGGTAAAGACGAGACTCCCGCCACACCCAACATTGCAGGGGAGATGAAACTATGGAGTGCGGGGAATAACGCATATTATACAGAGTTAACGGCAGGTACACAGAGCGCGACTGCTACCTACACACTGCCGACAGCTATGCCGGTAGGCAGTAGCGGCTTTCTACAGTCTACCACAGGCGGTGTTATGTCATGGGTAGCAGGAGGATCTGTTGGTGTAGCCGGGTCGGACACGCAAGTGCAGTTTAATAATTCAGGCGCTTTTGGAGCAGATGCGGGCTTTACATTTACGACTGGAACGCAGCAGTTGCTCCTTGGTAAAAATACGCTGTCGGGGTCTCTCAAGTTGTATTCCGAGAATGGAGGTACAGACCGTTTTGTATCCTTGACCCCCTCGGCATCGCAGACAGCTGACACAGCTTATACTTTGCCGGTCGCTGACGGCACAACAGGGCAGGCTCTGACTACGAATGGATCCGCAGTGTTAGCTTGGGCTACCGTAGTAACTCCTCCGGGCGGAGCCGACACTTATGTTCAATACAATAGCGGCGGCACCGCATTCGGAGGCGAGAATACATTCACTTACATACCCGGGACAGACACATTGACAGCAGTCAACATCAATCCGAATGGAGGGGACAACTCGGGCAAGCTTGGTGACACCGCCATAAGATGGGCGGATATTTACTGTGTGAATATACATACAGGCGATATCAAGATGATGAACGACTGGGTAATAAAGGAAGACTGGGATGGTCCGAACGGGATTATCCTTATATCCCCCGATGGAAAGAAATTCAAATTTGCGGTGGAGGAGATAAAATGATAAAGAAATTTATAGCCAAGATCATAAACTGGGCATGCGAAGACGAGATCATCACAGTAGGAAGCATCAAAGTTAATCATCCAAGAACAACATACACAGATACGATACAGGAGAAAACTACAGATGCAGGTGTTGAGGTAAGCAGGCTACGATCTAACTCTGGAACCGAGACTCCAGATCAGTTTCCTGCAAATCCTATAGCGGGTCAGCACTGGTATGCTATCGACACCACAAAGTATTATATATTTATAGGCATAGGTCAACCGGGGGCCAATGCCAAAGGATGGTTCAATCTAAAGAACGCGCAATATTCGTCTTAACGGAGGATTACGATGAAAAAACTATTATGCATAATTGCTATTGTCGCAATGGTACTCCAGCCAGTAGCGGGGTATGCAGGATCGGCATGGACAGGAAAGACATCGACCGAGCACTGGTCTAAAGAAAACAATGACTTGTACGAGACTGCCGGAAACGTCGGTGTGGGAGTCAAACCATCTGACGCAGGCAATGACAGATTTACTGTGGAGGGCGTCACAGCGCTTGGGGAAACAACGGCACCGGCTCTTACAACAGGCTACGGCAAACTGTATGTCAAGTCATCGGATCATAAGGTGTATTTTAAGACGCAGGCAGGTGTGGAATATGACCTGACGGCAGCTGCGGGATCTGGCGCGCCGACTGATGCACAGTACTTAGTAATGACTCACCACGCTGCATTACTTGATGATAGGTTATTGGCACAAGGAGCTGGGATCACAGTAACCGATAGCGGAGTGCCCGCAGGCAATGTGACTATATCTATTGGCAGTGATGCGATAAAAGACACAATGATAGATTGGGGATCAGGGGCCGGGCAGGTAGATGCGGATGATATGCCGGATGGAGCGGTAAACAAGTTTTATACGGATGCTAAGGCACGAGCTGCAATTTCATGTACTGCCACAGGATTGACGTACACCTCCGGTACCGGAGTGCTATCATTGACCGCACTGTATGTAATTCCTACCACTACGCAGGAGACGAACTGGGGGTTGGCATACACTCACAAGACGACCGAAGATGCCATAAGTGGCATAGTCAAGGTCAATGGTGCCGGTGCCTACTCCGCAGTGACAGATAACTCTACAGCTTGGAACGGTCACATAACCACAGAGGACGCAATAAGTGGATTAGTCAAAGTAAACGGAGCCGGTGTGTATTCATCGGTGACAGACGGCTCTGTGAGTTGGAACGCAGCTTACTCTCATAAGACTACAGAGGATGCACTCGCGGGCCTTGTAAAATGTACAGGAGCAGGCGTTTACACGGCAGTCGCGGACGGATCGACGAATTGGAACGATGCATATACCAAAAGAGTGAATACATGGACATCTCCTCTAGCATTTTCAAGCAATACTGCTTCAATAGGGGGACTGGTTAGTCTGGGAACTGCAAATTATGTTATAGGATCTAATGCAACAGCGACAGCATTAGAGTACAAAGATATAGTTGGGACTGCCAATGAGATAGATGTTACACATGCCGCCGGATCAATAACTATCGGACTTATTGATCCCTTGGCAGTAAATAAGGGAGGAACTGGTAAGGCAAGCTTTACACAGTATGGTATCGTGTATGCAGATACGACAATTTCTCTTGCTCAGGTAGGCATAGGCACACCAGGACAAACATTTAGAGTGAATGGCGGTGGCACTGGTTATGAATTTGCTACCCTTGCAGAAGCTGACACACTTGCCGCAGTTACTGCCAGAGGAGCTACGACATCAACGTCGTCCACGTTCTCAGGTGGGCTGTTAGCAACGAATGCAACCACAGCCTTGACGATAGGAGCGGGAGTAGCAGGAATAGATTACCGTATTCTCTTCGATGGAGAGACGAACGATGGTGAGATCAAGTGGATGGAGGATGAGAATCTCTTCCAGAATTCATGTGATTATGAGATTATTGATAGATCCACTCTCGCTGCAGAGAGTTTGACGAATCCAAATTTAACTGGAGGGACAGATTGGGGAGATGCAGAAGATTGTACGTTAGCTGATGATGAAGCCCAGTGGGCATATAGTTCAGGGAATGCCTCCACTTTAACGCAAGCTGTTGGAGACATGGATATTGCAGGCATTGCTTCTAGATGGTATGCATTCACCTACACTGTTGCGGATGTAGGGTTGGGAACTGAGGTTGCTACCATTACCACAGATTTTGCAGAGACAGCAACAGCTCTGACGTTAACTGCAGGAACACATACAACGTATTTCAAATCAGCGGTAGCTCCAACGGATTTTGTTATTACCTCTACATTAACTACAGGGCAGTCATTCACCTTAGATACGTTAACGTTAAAGGAGATTACAGGAGGAGATTTAACTGCCAATGGAGTGGTTAATGCACAACAGTATAACATACCTACAGCCTCAGTTGGGTTAGAGTTCGGAACAATCCAATCCGTTTGGGCGTTCAGATATAAGAGTGGTCTGGGGTTAGATAATACGGGGTGGTATTTCAATGCTTTGGCGGCACAGCTCGAGTTCAGAGCTCTTAACACTCCATACGTGGCGATGAACACCACGACTTTACATAGTTACACGATGTTAGAGACTGGTAAAGACGTCGGTGCAGGCTCTACGAACGTTCCTGGTAGCCTCAAACTTTGGTCAGATGGCGACAACGATTATTATACGCAATTCAATACTACGACGCAAACACCCGGATCTATTACTTATACGCTCCCCGCTGCTCTCCCCGCTGCTCTCGGGTTCCTGACAGTCGATTCTTCAGGTAATTGGGCTTGGGATGAGGGCACCTACGCACTCGTAGTCGCTAATAACATCACGTACGTGCCGATAGGTGGCGACATCGAGGCGTATGTCGCTGCGGCGACTGCGGGAGACACGCTGATCTTAGCATCCGGGACGTATACTATCACTGATGATATAGATATAGCTAAGGGCATTAACATAGTAGGTCAAGGAGTTGGAGTTACTACGGTAACCTGCGCTACAGCTGGCAAGAACATGTTTGATATTGCAGCACCAGGAGCTACAGTCAGTCTCTCTGAGATGAGTGTAACTACAACAGCAGGTTCTGGTGGTAACAAATTATTCAACATTAACTCTACAGGCGGTACTGTCGGAACATTTACATTAAACCATGTCGATGCGTCATTGGTGTGTGCTGGTGATGCTACTACCTACTATGGTATATATTCCTATGATACAAACATCACCATTAGAGACTCCTACATATATATGTCAGCTGCTGTTGGAACATCTGGAGCTAACGCTGTTTGGTGTGGTAATGCTGCTTCAGCTGAAACTGCAACCTATCTTAATATATATGACTCAAGAGTATATGTAGCTGGTGGGTCAGGTCAAACAAGTGGAGTATCCTGTGTAGAGGTCTATGATTCAAGCGCTACGAACGATGTTATTGGATACGTGTATAATTGTGACCTGTATGCGATTGGACTGTCAGGAGCAGGTAGCGATAGATACACAGTAGACAGTTATGGTGGGGATGCATTGATATACCTAGACAGCTGTACTATCGAAGCCGGAACTAATATGAATGGTCTATTAGAACAGGACACCGGATCTGTTGTAGACGTGACCGCCTGTGTGCTGACTGGAGCAGTCACGACCCTAACTGGCACCATTACCTATAACGGTAAACTGTGTACAAACGACTTGTACGTCGCAAATGACATCTTCCTCGATGACGGCGGGTTAGTCACTCTTGGCACAGGGAGTGATATGTCAATCCAGTACACGGGTTCGGCAGGCAGGATAGATGCCTCTCTCGTCGCTCCTTCAGATTTACAGATAGATTGTGGAGCTGCGAAGACGCTCGTATTAGACGTCCCTGTTTATAAAGATCTAAATATAGCGGGGTATGTATTAGCGAAACCAGCGTCGAGCTACCCTGGAATAGATACATTCAGAGATAGCATAGGAACAGATACCACGATAGGAACTTATGCATTTGCCATAGATGAATACGTCTCAGGTGGGTTTGAATTACAACATGATTATGCTGAGGGGACCAACTTAGTTTTCCATGTTCATTGGCAAGGTATTGCTGCTCCTGCGGGTGGGACGGATAATGTCCAATGGAGGCTGACTTACGTTGTGTGCAGAGACGGCGTTACATTAGCGGCAGCTGCCACGATAGACTCTCCTGATGTCGCGATAGACACAAGATACAGATGTTATAGGACAGATTTTGGTGCTATAACGGGAACTAATTATCTAGTAGGTGACCAATTGATGTTCAATCTTTACCGTGTGGCCGCTGCTTCCGATGACTACGCCGGAGACTGTTTGATAGAGACCGCAGGTGTCCATTACCAGGTTGACACACTTGGGTCAAGAACGATAACGACAAAATAGAGTTAAGGAGGAACCATGAGTCTAATACTAATCGTCCCTGAGGATGGGTCGCTCGACTCTCAAGAGTTACAGTACATGAAGATTAAGAAGGGTGACAATGTCCAGTTGTCTCTGCAGTTTTATAAGGACATATTTCACATTTATCCTTGGAATCTTGCCAGTCCAGTGCAGTTCAATCTCAGGGCGAAGAAGCTGAAGGAACTTACCACTTATGTATTCAGCAAGGATAAGGCTTCGACTGACATTGATCTTGCGAGCGCAGCCACAGGTCTTATCAAGACAGTATTGAATTCAACGGATACGGCAGGTATAATCACAGGCGATGTTGCGACATTCACAGGAATAGCAGGCGACAAGATCAAGGTGACCATAGACGACATCGTATACGATGACATCAACATCTCGGCGGCTGTATCCATAGATACTGTGGTCACGGCCATCAACACAGCTGTGGGCAGCGTTGTCGCGTCAAAGGCAGCTACTACAGGGTTTTTGAAGATAACATCACCGACCACAGGGGACAGCTCGAATGTTACGATAGCAAATGGTACGAACACCACGCAGACGGTTGTGGGAGATCTGTTTGCGACAGCGGCCAGGACCGCAAGTGGACACTACGGAGATTTATCCATAGCGCAGAGTCTGTATGTGGAAGTAGAGTTTCAACCGAACGCGTCCAGCAGAATATATAAGACAGTAGATATATTGATTGATGTGGTGGATTCATTGGTATAAAACGGGAGGGTACCAAAAATCATGTTGAAAGAGCTTAGCATCCCAATGGAGGTGGGGGAGGACTTCGGATCGCTATGGTCTGATGGACGTCCGTTGAATGTGCAGGATTTGTTGTCTCTCGTGGCGGGGGCACAGATTGTAAATGAATATGACACACCGTGCGATTTTGAGGCAGACAGTCTCGAGGTTTTCGTCCGGTCATCTTTTAAGGTTGTGTGCTGTTACGACAAGAGCAGAAACGGAAGGTATTTTGTAGAGACACAGCCCGGCACAGGAGATGTGCCGGAGAAGAGATCTCAGGCTTCCATGAATGATAAGAGATACGTTGTGGCGGATGTGCTGAATCATTATACAAGGCAGCCGATATTTATCGTGCACATTCCAGAAGCGTCCACAGATAGCTTGGATAGCAACACATGGGTCAAGATGATTACCATAGTCGCAGCATTGACAGGATGGATGCCTGTGTTTGTGGGAAATGAGGATGATGCGGTTTCCAAGAGATGTTTTGATGCATTTTCCCGAGACAAGAACGCCATAAACATGATAGGCAAGACATCCAGTTTGCTCAGTCTGATCAGCATAGTGCAGCAGGCAAAACTGTTCGTAGGATGCGAAAAGTCGGGACTGACTACGCTGGCAAAAATTCTTAGGACATCTACTGCTATGTGGAGTGTGGGCCCGGACGCGAAAGGTGTGCTCGATCTCAACATTCAAGGGTACGGATCCATAGGAAAGGTGATGTGGTAATATGGCCAAAGAGCATGTAGTTTTTATATCGTGCGCGTGGGAATGGGAAGCCGGTGATGCGGTAATTCATCAGGGGCTGAGGATGCTTCTGCCGGAACTGGCGAAGTTCGACATACACCACTCTGCATATTACTTAGTCAATCACGATCAAACAAAGAACGACCCTGCGAAGTTGGAGGAGCTCATCAGAACGGCCAGATATATAATCACACCTGGCACTCCTTCGTGGGTCAATGAGGTTCACAGAGTGGCATGGAAGATGTGCATAAAACATAAGAAGAAAGTAGCGTTTCTTGGCATAGGGCTTGCTGTCCCATACGAAGGAGATTTCTGGTACGGCAGGGAAGCTTTGGTCGGATTGAAGAACGCTCGTCTCGTAGACACCGTTGTATGCCGAGACAGACTTTGCTATTATTGGGTGCATCAGAGAGCGGGGATCGCACCAGGGAAAGCGATCGTACTGCCATGTCCCGCATTCTACATGTTTCCACAAAAAAGAGTGACCAGTAAGAAAAAAGTGGTTTTTGCTATAGCGGATGTCGAAGAAGTGAGTCACGCTTCCGACGAAACTTTCAAAGAGTACTACAATAAGACTGTGTGGACAGTCAACGAGTTGAGAACAGCAGGCGCTGAAGTATCTATAGCTTACCATCGTTGGAGGGACGACAATTCACCATTTTATAAGAAGTTCAAAGAGCTGTTTCCTAAGGATGAATTGCATAGATTCAGGACCCCGGAGTCGTATGTCAACTTCCATAAGGACAAGGATGTTTATATAGGAGTGCGAAATCATGGTGCACTTCCGTGTGCAGGATCAGGCATGCCAAGTTTGCTGTTGGGAACGGACTGCCGACAGTACCTTGCGGACGAGATCCCATTTATAGCAAAGCTGGACATTTCCTTCTGTGATTGGGAGCCCACGTTTGTGATGGATTGGTACCGCAGCCTTGAGCCGTCCGGCACATCACAGTCGCTACTTACATGGAGAAATCTTACATACAATCATTGGCGACAGTGGCTGGCACCTCAAATTGAGGTATTGAAATGAAGCCGTCAATATCTATCAATGTGATCACCTACGGTATTCCGGAGTTTATGGAATACATGTTGGGTTCACTTCGTAAAGCAGGGGTACCCGAGAACGTGCCTGTCAGGTTGTTTGAAGACAAGTGCCTGGATCCAATGAAAGCCGACGAGGTTAGTGCCCAGTACAAAGCCGTATGTGTCAAGTATGATGTGGAATATTACAGAACTCCTATCTGGGGATGTTGTCAAGGCGCAGCTCAATATGCTGTCATGAACAGCAAAGAGGATTGGATAATACTTCTCGGTGATGATATATTAGTTAAGAAGGGAGCTCCTGCTTCTTGGATAGATAGGATCATTAATAGGTATGATGTGTCAAGTGCCGGCCTAATTGGAGTGTCGTGGTGGGAGGCACTTACACTTGTCAGACAGGGAAGGATCAAGGATAAGAAAGAGATATTGCAGGGAGGTTTTGTAGACAACTTTGAAGACAACCCATCGTGGGAGAAACCAGAAAATCTCTACATCAATGTTCACGGATCGGGATTCATCATGCGCCGCAAGATGTGGGAAGAGGTGGGTGGATTCAGTCAGAACACGTGGGTGTGGGATGAGGACATATCGTTTCGATGTTGGATGTTCTCACGGTACAACATATTTACGGCTCCCGGCCCCTCGATAATGCACTACGGAGGAAAAGCGGCCAATGCAGTACAACGCTCCTTGGCTGTGTCAAAGAACCCACGCGACAAAATTATGCACGGAACATTTGGAAACAGTGAAGCGTGGGTAAAAAGCTGGGGATATGCCAAGGCCGTCACCTCTCCATTATTATACATGGCAATGAGCGAGGCGCGTAAGAATGGCATTACCATAGACAAATGTGCGTTGCGAAACAAGCCTATGGCCGATAAGATCAAAGATTGGAAGGTGGGGGCAGAGCTGTACGAGAAGATGAAGGGTGACTGGTTCATTCATAATGATGTAGAAACTTTAGGAGTGTGAAGTGATTATACGAGACATTGTAGTGACGGCAATGAAAGAGAACCATCCCACGCAGGATCCTGATGAGGTAGCGGGTCTGTGTGAGATATTGTCTAAGCTTAACATAAGCACTATTTTGGAGATAGGAATGTTTGGCGGTGGGACAATGAACATATGGTCTAAGTTCGCTGAAGAGACAGCTCTGCTAGTAGGTGTAGACATAGAGGACAGGGTACGTGACCGTAAGGTATATAAACCAACACAGACATTCATTAAGGTAATAGCTGACTCTACAGCTAAGGGCACTATCGAGCAAGTTAGAACAGCTCTTGCTGGACGGCAGGTTGATTTTCTGTTCATCGATGGTAACCACCTCTACGAGTATGTGAAGGCAGATTATAACAACTATGCACCGTTTGTACGACCCGGCGGCATTATCGCTTTTCATGATACATACGGTAACGCTTACGTCAAGAAGGCCATAGCCGAGATTGTATTACTGGAGGAGAGGATAGCAGAGGTCACCTCATTCGGCAAGCCCTATAAGATGGGTATCACCGTGTTCAGGAGGAAGAATGCATCAGACGTCCATTGAACGAATGACTGAATTTGTAGCCACTCTAAATCCAGAAAAGTACCTAAGGATACTAGACATAGGTGCGATGGATATGGGAGGATCGTACCGAAAGCTGTTTGACAAACCTCTATGGATATATGAGGGGTTGGATACATCTGTAGGCAAGAATGTGGATATCGTCACCAAGGATATGTATCACTATCCTATAGCTGACGAAGTGTACGATGTAGTAGTGTCCGGGCAAGTCTTAGAACATGTAGAGGACATTTATGCATGGGCAGACGAAGCCACACGTATACTCAAGCTGGGGGGCATCATGTGCATCATAGCGCCATGTGCTTGGTGTGAGCATAAGTTCCCGGTGGACTGCTGGAGGTTCTACCCGGACGGAATGAGGTTCCTGTTTGTGAAGAGAACCAAGAAGCTTAAAGAGATTAATATATTTTGGAAGGGACAGGACTGCGTGGCAATACTAAAAAAGGAAGTGAGCATATGATAAAAAAGATATTGGTTGCGTCCGGGATTGGTGATTTCTCATGGCTGTGGTCAAAGGTCATAACGACAGGAGATCAGTTCGACATCAACTATGCAGGAGGAAACCCTGATCGTATGCAGGCGTTTCTGAAGCTACTACCTAAGGATAAGGTTGTGGGATTCAGAGCCGATCCGAGGTATGCGACCAGATGGAACGACAAAAACATACTTGAGGCGTTTCCTAGAAATGGGTTTGCTGATGTAGTGAATGTCAAATCATACAGTGAGCTGAACGATACAGAGATGAAGTTTATAGAGTGCAACTCCTTGTTGGAGGCAGGGATTCGTTTGGAAACATGGATGCATAGCGAGATCCCGAACGTAGACTTCCACTATCGAATAAATGGTGTGCTGGACAAATGCATTAAGAACGACTGCTTTATCGTGAATTTCTCATCCTACGGCACAAAGAAAGAGTGGGGGTACTATGAGATAGAAGATTCCATCGACATCGTGAAGTTTGTGCAGAAGAAGACTGGATGGATGCCGATATTTATAGGAGGATCATACGATGACTACACCACGGATATATGCAACGGAATGATAGAGCAAGGATTGCCGGCAATTAACCTTGTGGGCAAGACCCCAGAGCTTGTGGAAGTGCTGGCGCTGATTCAGCAGTCACAGTGCTACTTTGGCGCATGCAGTGGCCTGATGGCAATAGCGAACGTGCTGTATGTCCCGACTGTTGTGTACTATCCACCGTTTCCGAAGCCACCGGGCAGGAAGCTGTCTGGAATGTGGCATGATCCGAATGTGCTTCATGTGGGAATGTTCTGGGAAGGCAAAGAACATGATAAACGAGTATTGAACGATGTTCTTGACATAGTGATGAACGAGGAACACAGAGTAGAGTATTCTATTAGTAATGCATAGCCTATGACCAAGGGAGGTGCGTATGGCGTGCGAAGCGAAAGTAGACACAACAGTGTGCGACTGGCAGAACTTCTGTAAGAAGAGAGGTAAATGTGCTATAAGAGGCCAGTTCACTCTGAAAGCGACAGCAGACTGCCCGATGAGAGACATGGTCGATGCATCGGGAACGTGTAAAAAATGTTGATCATACTCATCGTATTGATGCTGGTCGAGCTGGAAATGGTACGGCGTATCAATCAAAGAATAGACAGGATCGAGAAGCATATTGCTGAAATAGAAAAAGGCATATCGAAGATCAAAAGTGGAATTGATATGATAGAAAAGGTAGTAGACGAGAGCACAGACAAAATTGCGTATTTGCAGGGAAAGATAGGAACGCTTACCGATAGAGCCGCAAAGGCTCAACAAGATATACTTTATTTGATGATGGTTACTGGTGAATTGAAAAACAAGACCTAAAGGAGGAACAGAATATGCCAACTTATAGAAACTCAACCAATGCCGATATCACTGTCGGCTCAATAAGATTCCCGGCAAGAAGTACTATCGAGGTCAGCAGCTATATAGAGGGAACGTTACCGGCAGGGCTATCTTGGATAAGCAACCTGCCGAACTTCAACCCAGTCATACTGGCACAAAAGTACAGTGCTAAGGCAGGAGCCAATCTTTCTACAATATCTGTTGGCGCAAGCGATACGAAGGGGTACTTCATCACGTTCTATGTAGAATCTGGAGAATTTCAGATTAGGATGAACGGCCCTATGGTTATGGTGTACCCTTCGTCAGTAGCTGTGACGCCTCCAATTCTTATCACAGAAGGGCAGAACTGGGGTAGAAAATACGTATCGCGGGTGGTAGAATCCATAGATATACACTGCGTGATTATTGGGACGATCTATGTAAATATTTACAAACTCTAATTCTAATGGAGGAACAAGCCATGACTAGAAAAATACTCGCTTATTTTTTGATAGGATCAATGCTTCTATGGAACATTCCAAATGTGATAGCGCAGCCGGATGGCGGAGGTGCGTCTCCTCGATGGAAAGCGCCTAGAGATACAGCGGCAGACTTAGAGCCATTGACGTCAGACGGTTCAGTTCGCGTGGTGTTGGATACACATATTGTGTACGTGTACAATGAAGCTACTGGACTTTGGCAACCTATCGGTGCTGGCTCTACAACAATCACTGGTACAGGCGCAGATACGCAGATGGCGTATTTTACTGGGGCACAAACCATCGAGGGTAATGACAACTTCCTTTACAACAGAACGATGAATGCAGCTTTAGGGGATGAGAATATCCTGACGATAGACGCCGATGTTAATAAAGCAGCGGGGAACTACAGTGGCATTGTTCTCAATGTGACAGAGACCTCTGCTCCTGGAGTGTTTAATACTTTGCTCACTCTCACCGTCGGTGGAGACCCGAAATTCCTCGTAACAAATTCAGGCATAGCAGGGTGTCGGGGACTTATTGTCGCAGAGTTAGGAGGAGGATTCGGTAACTATCAGGGATTCTTATCACCAGGACTCGCTACCACGCTCATTTATTTCCTTCCAGGAGATTACCCAGCTGTAGATGGGTACACACTTTCCTGTACTACAGGCGGAGTGATGTCATGGGCACCTTCTGGAGCAGTAGCACCTGGAGCAGATACGAATGTGCTCTTCAATGATGGTGGTGTGACGGCAGGTGCAGCTAATCTATTATGGGATAAGACGACAGATACGTTGACAACGCACGATATCATACCTGGAGCAGGTGATACATATACTCTTGGATCGGACACTGTGAGATGGGCGAATATCTATGTCACGGGTTCATCTATTCATCTTGGAGATTCTGGAGATGAAGTTACACTTCTTTATGATACGGGTGCGAACGAACTCCGTATCGATAAGAAAGTCCGTATCAGTGGTGTTTTGGATATGAATGGTAACAGAATAGTATTAACTGCTACTCCTGGGACAGATTTCGATGTGACGAACAAGGTGTATGTAGACAACTTCGTAGCGGGACTCTCGTGGCAGGAATCGGTTATCGATTTCTGGGATGCATCAGCCGGACTTCCTGTAGGACCCGTTCTGGATGATCGTTACATCTGTTCTGTTGCTGGAACTGGTTGGGTGAAAGACAATATCTATCAATATAATGGTGCAACTTGGGACGTGACTGTTGTCTCTGCAGGATTCGCAGCATATGTTGATAATCTAGGCTCTGCCTATGTCCACAACGGAACGGACTGGGTAATCTTCGCATCGTTATTTAGCCATAATGCACTTGGCGGTTTACAGGGTGGGGCTCCAGCTGAGTATTATCACTTCACCAATGCAGAACACACTGAGTTGGAGGACTGGCTTCCAGCAGTGGGATTGACGAATAATGGATCGATTATACCAGCTGTTACAGATGTTGCGAATCTTGGTAATGTAGGTGCGTACTTTCAGAATGCCTATGCCAATCAGTGGAATTTTCCTGATACGGCTGGAGGGGTTGGAGGACAGATACTTCAGGCTGGAGTTACCGTCTATCACAACTTTAGCTCAACTCCTGGAAGGAACCTGTTCTGGGGGAAGACAGCGGGCAACTTCTCTACATCGGGTGTGGATAACTATGGTTATGGTGAGTCTACATTGGCTGGGCTAACTTCAGGTGACAGTAACATTGCAGTAGGTAAAGGAACGCTAGCTGCTGATAGCACAGGTTCTAATAACATTGGTGTAGGGAATACAACGATGAGTTCCGTCACAACTGGGTCAAATAATACTGCTATAGGAATTGTGTCCTTACCGAATCTTGTCATAGGTGTAAATAACGTCGCACTCGGATCTAGTGCGGGGGCAGGACACACTGGGAATAACAGCATCTTCATTGGTACAGGATCTGGTACTGGTGTCGCAGGGTTAACTTATGCCACAGCTATAGGACTTAATGCGGTAGTCAGTGCGAACAACTCGATGGTTCTTGGCGGTACAGGGGCAGATGCGGTTAATGTCGGTATCGGTGTACCAGATCCAGCCTCATTCAAGCTTCAGGTTGATGGGTCTGTCGGACCCGATCAAGATGACTTATACGATCTTGGTAGTCCTGCATTAAGGTGGGCGAATATTTATGTCGATGAGATTCACTCCCCATCCATCGAAGCTCCTGGGGCGAATAGTCAAGTCATATTCAATGATTCTGGAGTGTTTGGAGCCAGTGCTAATCTAACATGGGACGATACGAAACTCTCCATAGGCACCACCGCAGCATCAGCTTATCGGCTTTCAGCTTCTAACAATGCAAGAGTTATGGGAACCACCTTTATAGATTATGTGCGTCTTGAGGATACTTTTACCGTACATGCAGTTCCTGGTGTAACTGCTCGTGGTTTGTATGTTGGTGAATCGATGACAGGTGCAGGGTATGCTGGAAATACCACGAATACGTTAACTGGTGCGTACATCTTCGCCCAATCTGCTGGTGCAGCAGCTCCTGTGTTATCCACGTTTGGATTCGTGACTGGGCTGAACGTGACAGCAAATGCTCTCACGAACAACATGACTTATAATGCGTTACAAGGGATTAGTTGCACCATTAATGCTACTGGGAACCCTGTGGCAGTAACTAATGCATATGTATATAGAGCAGATGTGGGTGCATCATCAGTGATTACCACAGTAGGAAGCCTTTACGGTTATTATGTGGATTTGGCATCAGCGAATATGGTAGTCACGAATAAGTATGGACTCTACATCAAGGGTGTCTCAGGTGCAGCGTCTAATTATTCAATCTATTCTGAAGGTGGTACGAATAGGTTCTTCGGTAATATAGTTCTCGACAAAGATGCAACAGGTAGTCCAGAATTGCAGCTTTGGAATGTCTCGAATAGATATGCATATATGAATTATAGTGACTCAGATGTGTTAGCGACCTATTCAGGGAGTAATACATCTGGTGTTTACGCTGGGTTAGCGATATACGGATCTGGTGCCGATACTGCACAGTTTGGTCTTCTTGGGACGAGTACGGTTGCAGGGCTTAAAACGACAATCACTGGTGTATACGTGGGTGCGGGATTAGCAATCGGAGATTTCACAATCCTTGGTAGCTACAACAACGTGTCTTCGCAAGCGGTCGGGCTGAAGTCTCAATCACCTACATCAGGGAATGGTGGGAATGTCTTCTTAACCGCAGCTAATGGTACTGTGGCAGGGAATGGCGGTAATGTAATTCTTACTGCAGGATTAGGAGCAGGTGCGGGTACCGCAGGAGACGTGCGATTCTATGCTAGTGGCGACACGAGTGATTATATCAGTCTTAAAACAGTCGCTGACGTCCCTCAGATTACGACAGTTGGTTCATGTAACCTGACTCTCGCTCCGAGTTCCGCTATCATCGATGCAACTGCCAGTATCAATCCGACTACGACCGCAACCTACGATCTTGGTACGGATCTGTTAAGATGGAACAATCTCTATCTGTCGGGGGCGTCTCTGCATCTAGGAACTTCCGGAACGGATGGCGTGTTTACATATGACGTAGTAAATAATGAAGTAGATGTGGCACCATCGATCCATGCAGGTCTCAACTCTAGGTTCGGAACAGACGATAATTATTGGAAGGTGGAAACAGCTACTATTGTCGGTGAAACATATCCGATGATAGCACCGTATAGCACAAGCCCGACTTGGGGCAATGTAGGAGTGTTTAAGGATTACTTTGTTATAGTAGATGTAGATCCTTTACTCCCACCGACGCTTGCATTTACAGATGACGGAACAAACATGGGATCAATTTCATATGTTCCAAGTACTAGAATTATGAGTTTTTCAGCCGATTCTTCTGAATTTCAAAACAATCTCGCAGTTAGCTCAGGGAATAGTGATTTGGATGAAGAGCTTACTTTAGTAAATACTCCATTTCTCGGCGCAACAGCTCCAGACGGTGGTGTCAGGATTCGTATAATAGGCGCAAGAGCACAAGGATTTTTAGGGCATCTCGATGTGGATATGGGAGTCATCGATACGATCATGGTTGACAATACGCAATTGAATAATTATTCGAATATGGTATTCTCCACACTCTATCATGATATCACATCGGAAAGGTTCAGAATCACACACAGTGGGATTAGCGTAACAGGAATCTCATACTTTGCTGGTGACGCATTTCCCAAAACAGACAATACATATTCTTTGGGATCTGGCTCCTTTAGATGGAGTAACAGTTATGTAGTCAATCAGCAGATCTCGAACCAACTTACAATACAGCCCACATCTGGCAACGAGGCGGCATATGGATCTGACTTAGTCACAAACGGAACTTTTGACACGGACAGTGGATGGACAAAAGGAACAGGCTGGTCAATTCCTGGGGGTGCCGGAGCAAACCACGCAGCTGGATCCTCGAGCAGTTTGTCACAAACGCTGGCAATATCCACGTCTACATATTACCGTATTTCTTTTGATGTGACTACGACCACTCCCGGAACGCTTACAGCCAGATTGGGAGGGGCAGACTCAGTAACTCTTGGAGAAGAAAACGGAACAATAACCGGGCAAATAGTAGTTGTGGGGCCAACAATAAGCACGGTAGATCTTCAATTTTCTGCGTCTGCGGCGTGGGTAGGTTCAATAGATAATGTAACATGCAGGGAGATTACATTATCAGCGGCTCTCATGCTACTGAAAGATCCTACGAGTATAACAGTTAACGAGTTCCGAGCGAATAATGCAGGTAGAAACAACCTGCTTATAGGGACGAATGCTGGAGCGTGTAACTCCTTAGCGAGCAACAATCTCGCCTTAGGCAACACAGCTCTGTTCAGTCTGCAGACTGGACCACAGAACATCGCCATAGGCAATGCAACGTTGACTAATTTGACAGTCGGACAGTATAACGTTGCAGTCGGTTACTCAGCGATGGAATCTGCAGTCTCGAGTTCCGACAACGTAGCAATTGGCAGATACGCATTAAGAGCAAGTAAAGTAGCTAATAGGAACATTGCTATCGGTGAGGTATCTCTGTATTCGAATACGGTAGGTGATGATAACGTAGCAATTGGTTATCAAGCTGGTTATGTACTTACAACTGGCGATCAGAATATCATGGTTGGGACACAGGCAGGGATATCTACTACTACAGGTTCCAATAACATTCTGATTGGATATGGGATAGTAGCGTCTTCGGCAACTGCTAGTAACGAGTTGAACATTGGCGGAGCAGTTAAAGGAGATCTATCTACAGGTGACGTGAATCTTACAAGGAACTTGGATGTACAAGGTCAGTATGTTTCACCTAAGAAGACAGATACTGTAGCTGTAAGTACATGGACAACTGATTGGAATGAAGGTAACGTGCATTATGTTCAACTTGGTAATGGTGCACACTCTGCCCCTACATTCAATAATCCTAAGGATGGTGGTAGGTATATGTTGATCTTGAAGCAACCTGCCGCTGGTGCTGCTGGAACGGTCACATGGCCTGCAACTGTCTTATGGTCTGGTGGAACAGCTCCGACTTTAACACTCACGAATGGTAAAGTTGATATCATCATGTTTGTATATGACGGTACCAACTCGAAGTACTATGGAGGGTTCTCACTTGCGTACTAAACTAAGGATACTGCTTATCGGATTTGCTATTCTGTTAATGACCTCCAATGGCTATGCTTTAACACGCACAATCTCTGATGCTGGGGGTAACTGGAGTGCTACTACAACATGGGCTGGTGGTGTGGTCCCTATAGCAGGAGACGATGTGGTGGCTACAGCGACATCGGGGAGCGTCGTTGTAGACCCTGCATCGACAGCGTCATTAAAGTCATTCGACTTAACCGGGTATACAGGAACGTTATCGGGCACTGGTCGGATATTAGTGCAGCCGCCAACCGGCACCACGGTTGCGGTTAAATTCGCTGGCACTAATAATTGGACGGGTTTGCTATATCTTGGTCCTGCAGGAACGGCTACCGTTAATCTGACAACCGGAGGAAAGCAGATACAGCAGGTGCAAATTACTTCATCTGCAGGAGCAACTGTCGCTCTACAGGATGATTTATATGTCATTGGCAGGCTGTTGATATCTCAGGGAATATTCACTACGAACAATCATAACGTTTCAGTTTTAACCTTTAATTCTAATTACGGTAATACGCGGATTTTTAATCTTGGGACATCGACGATCACGCTCAGAGGAACTGCAGTGACAGTCTGGGATTGTACGAATACGACCGGACTCACGCTGAATGCGGCATCATCAACGATATTAGCATCTGGAAGTTCGACTGCAACAGTAATGTATTTAGGTAGCACAGTACTCACATATGGAAACCTGACTCTCGCTGGGAATAGTGGTGCAATTACATTAGGCGGCGGTACGGGAATTACAATTACGAACCTGACATTTAATATAACGAGTGCCAACGATCTACTAGGCTTTCAGACATCGGCGATGGCGGTATCTAACAATTTTACCATTGCGGGCATTTCTACAACGCAAAGAGCTAAAGTCTGGTGTTCATTTGCCAATGAGGCTTCAAAGACAACAATCACGTGTAATGGAACATGGGTTGTGTCTTATGCAGATTTCCGAAGTATCGCAGGAGCAGGCACGGCCTCGAGAGATTTGTCTGCGATACCAGGTGGTAGTGGTGATATGGGTAACAATACCGGGTTCACCTTTACACCAACAGCCATACAATACTGGGTGCCCTCAGGAATCGGAGGCAATCAGGGAACAGGCAGTTGGTCGGACGTGAATCATTGGGCGATCGGATCTGGTGGGGTGCCTGCTTCGGGACGCATGCCATTACCACAGGATACTGTGACATTTGACGGAAACTCTTTTACAGCAGTAGGGCAGGTCGTGACGATAGACTATAGGAATATAGGAAAGGTCATAAGCTGGGCGGCTGTAACTAATACACCCACATGGACATTCACCACAACACCATTTATCTACGGGAGTTTGACATTATCCGGATCTATGACATTCACCCCGGCGGGGTTTAGTCTGTATTTTTGCCCCATGGCCAACGCCACGTTTACTACGAACGGCAAGGCTGTCGGAACGATCATCATCACGAATCCGGTGGGAATATTGACTCTTGGGGATAACTTGACTAGCACCGGGATAAGTATTGCAGCGGGGAATCTTAACGCTAACGGTAAGAATGTCACTACTGCATACTTTCGGTACAATACAGCATCAACATGCTCGATTACGTTAGGTGCGGGGACATGGACATTGAACGGGACCGGCATAGTTTGGGACTTGGACTACGTTGGAAATACTCCGACATTCTCTGGAGCGAGTTCAACAATTAACATTACTAATGCGACCACTACTGCGAAGACATTCAGGGGTGGTGCTAAGGCTTATGGCACATTGAATATCACTGGTGGTGGAACGGGGGCGGTTTCTTTTACATCTACATCTGCGGCAACAGGCGCTAATACGTTTGCGGCATTTACTATCAATGCACCTAAGACAGTTAACTTTACCTCGGGGGCAACCCAGACGATCACCACCGCATTCACCGCTACGGGGACTGCAGTTAACAAAATAACAATGAATTCAACTACAGCGGGCTCACAGGCAACACTTTCTAAGACAAGCGGAACTGTTACAGTCCATTATTGTAATATTAGAGACAGCAACGCGACGGGAGGAGCAGTATGGGATGCGAAGGATAACTGTACGAACGTATCAAATAATAGTGGGTGGCAGTTTCTGAGTTCTGGACCTGGGGCTTCACTGTTCCTTGCAAACGACTAACAAAAGGAGAAACAGTATGAAAAAAATAATATTTTTTGGCGTATGCATTGCTGTTCTGGTTGCATCGTTGGCATATGCAGATGAGGCAAGTTTGAGAAACTGGCTGATCCCTGGAAAGACGGATGCGGACAAGCTTCACTACCTCGAAAGCACGAGTAGTGCCCAGGAGAGTCGCGTCACTGTGATACAGAAAGATAAAGACGCTTTTGCCAACACGCAAATAGATGCCATAGACAAACAGACTGCGTGGCTTGAGCAGCAGATCAAAGCTCTGCAGGATCGTAAGGCCGGAATTCTTAAGGACAAGAAAGCTTTTGCAGATAATCAGATAGCGGCATTGAACGTGCAGATCACAGCAAGTAAGAGCAGAATCAACACAATTAAAGCCGGGACGGCCTCTGTGACACGTATGGCACCGTCCAGATAGGGAGGATTTATGTGGGGAACTGAGAACTGGGGAATAGTAGCTATAGGAGGTGGAGCGAGCTTTATTGCGGCCGTACTTTATATGTGGGGAGGCACAGCAGGATTCGGCAAGTTCTGGAGAAGGTTTATTGCATCATTCATATTGGCTGTTGCGGCTAATATGATTGCTTTTTACCTGAATAGCTGGTGTGTGCAGTACCTGTGTTTCTGGCCAGCGCTCATTGTAGGATTCAGCCTGCCGTATGGCGGCAGCAGCGTAATGGAGAAGGTAGTTAAAAGAACAGTTTTTGCGTTGGGAGTACTGTCATGCTGTGCTCTAGGATTATGGGCTGTAGGATTCAGCGTCTCCGGATGGGTTGTGATGACGCTGGCGGTCATAACAGGGCTTACGAGCGTGGCACTTGGAGTGCTAAACCCATTCAGCAACGCTCCTCTTGAGCAATTTATCATATGTCAAGTTTTGTGTATCTATGTTCCGTTCTGGGGATTCGTTAGATGATACGCGTAATCGAGGATTTTAGGCGACATCATGGCATACAACACCCGCCATTTTGGAATGGGCTGGTGTCCTATTATTGCAACCAGCACTCGTGGGCCATGGCCCGGGCAGGCAACATATACCATGCGCCGGATTACTTTCTGAACGGATGGCGCGAGGCCGTGGCGATGATGTCCTATACAGGAGAAGAGGGCCATGAGCTGTGTGCAAAAATAATATGGGACGTCATAGGCACAAGCAAGCCTCATACAGAAGTGCTGCTTCGTTCTTCTGAATTGGCATATGGGCTGGTGCTGCATAATTATAAGTGGTACCTGACTATCCGTGGAAAATAAGGAGGACGTATGATCATAAATCCGACACAAGTACCTGCAGATTTTTGGAGTAGCTTTTTCGGGTTCATAAATCAAAATATCCTCTGGTTCATTCTTGTATACATGTTTCATATAGGATACAAGTCAAAAGCGGAATGGGTCGGAAGCGTCAGATCCATAGGAACGGCAATGATAGTTGTGCTGTTCGTCAAACTGGCGTTAACGACGCTTGATCCTAAAGATTCGATGCTGATCATAAGCTTGGTATTCAACTTCTATTACTTAGTCAAACAGCGATCAGCAGATAACGTAACACCCACAAAGTAAAAAAGGCATTTAACTAAAAGGAGGTGCAGTGTGAAGACTGGGCAGAAGATAATGGTGGTATGCATTAGCGGTGCGGCAGTCTGGGGACTGTCTTATTGTGGCAGCCTGTGGCCAGCATACTCGCTTGTGTTCGCATCATTCTCGGCAGGCATGACGGCGCTGTGCGGAATTCTAACGGGATTTACAGGGACGAAGAGCACAACATAGCGGGAGGTAATTATGGCAATACCCGGCATAAGCACAGCGATAGGAGTGATCGCTCGTATCATAGATACACTGTGGCCCTCTAAGAAGGCAGCGCTGGTGGATAAATTGAGGGCTTTGAATGTGGCCTACCAGGATGCTCTTACAAAAGGGGAGGATACAAAGGCTGCAGAGATACGAAAGAAAATGGACGAACTGAGAAAGAAGGTGAATTTTACCGATGCAGACCTCTAGCAAAATATGTAAACTATACTTTACATTAGCATTATGCTTTATGCTGTGCGGCTGCGCGTCATGGGTAGTGCGGCCGACAAAGGTCGTGCTTTTACCGGAGGAGCGCATATTCACAGTACCGGCCGGGCAAGAGATAAAAGTCATGCTCGACAAAGAAGAGATGACGATGACATTCCCCTACGATATGAAGCTCACATCTCCTACTGTACTGGTGAGGCAGGAGGAGAAGTTGAACAACGCTCTGCTTGATAAGGTGAAAGCCAATGCCGATAAAAAGACGGCGGTGGCTGTTGTAGGATCAGTGCTGGGAATCATCGCCGCAGGGCTTGGAATATTCTTCAAGGCAAAGTCCTGGTTCCCAAGTAAGGTGACAGCAACCATAGAGACAAAGAAATAGGGCAGGCGGCACCTCCCAAAAAAGCACAAGCGCGGAGTTCTGCAGAACGACCGCACTTGCGCCTGCCCGAAAATAACATGGGCGTAGTCGACAAGACTGCGCCCATTTTTTATGCGTAAAAACACACCGCAAATGAGCTGCATTTAGCATACAGCGCCTGCCGTGAAATTCCTGAAATCGAAATAAAGCCCTAAGTAGCAGTCTTATCAAGCACTTGCAAGAATGAAGAAAGTTGCGATTGTCCTTGCCATTCAAAAAGTTGTCGGGCATACTTGTATCAAGATGACAAGCAAGATAACAAACGGAAAGGGGGTGACAAGAATGGGAGAGGAGAATTTAGGATGGTTGTTCCCGGGGTCGTATGAAACCGATCCGGGAATGGACAGCAAGAAGGAAGCACAGGAACTGCAGGACAGGTAGCATCGTATAATAAGGTAAGGAGGACGTATGAAAATACTGGTAGCAACAAAGGAAACACAGAAGCAGCGCGAAAGTGACTTCTTCTGGACAGAGGAAGGCGAGATCGTAAGGGTTCCGTTTGAATGCGATCGTGATCGTGGTGACATAGACGGCCCGTGCGGTTGCCTGAGGTCACTGACAGGGTGCAAGACACAGAGAGGCACCACGACCATGAAGGTCGAGGACAGGGAAATCAAGATAGAGGACTATATAGAGGTAGTCCGGCAGTCGTTTACGGAAGCAGGATGGTACAAGATGATGAGCAGAAAAGCCGCAGAGGATCATATATTAGAGGATGTCAAGTATCTGCTCGAGGCAGCGAGCAAGTTCGCACCTGGCACGATCGTAGAGAAGAGAAGCTACAAGGTGCAGGAAAGGAAGGCAGGATAATGCCGATCGTAAACTTCCCCGAGTTCGAGCAGTACAAAGCGCAAGGATACAAAGGCACATTCGTAGGCGGCTGCGTAGAGCGCGGCGAAGGCTCAAGCTTCCGCAGGAAGGCGCACGCACACTGCTTCAGGCAGGATAAGCACATGGGATGGATCTGCGTCCGATCAGCCAAGAGGCTGTATGACAAACAGGGCAGAGCTTCCTTACTAATGTGGCATGAGATGAGCCATGTCATCACTAAGGACGGTCACGGCAGGAAGTTCTACATGTGGTTAAGAGACCACTCAACCATAAGAAAGGATGAGGAAAGAGTATCACAGTGGGCATACCTATGCCGCCATTACAAAGACCCTGTAAAGGCGTACGATAGGATCAAGGGTCGAAAGACAAAAGTACACTGGGTCAAAGTAAGAGAGGAATCTTATGGCACAGTGTACAAGGCAATAAAAACAGGAGGTGTCAAAGTGGCAAAGAAAGGTGCAGTGACGGCAGTACCGGCAGAGGCAGCAGTGCCGGAGAAGCAGGAAGAGGTAAAGGTCGATCCGATCGTAGAGGTGACCGGGGATCCCCAGGTCAAGAAGATGGGCATCGCCAAGGCAGGTGGTTTTTGGTACAAAAACTATCACAGTGGCCGGTTGTACAGGATCATAGAGAAAGACGGCAAGCCGGAACTGGCAGAGACCAGAGACAGCGCGATCAGTCCAAAGGTAGCTAAGGCCCAGGCGCACAACGAGGCCATAAAGGACAAGATGGCAGGCAAGAAGGCGCCAAAGGCAGCCAAGGCAGCGCCAGAGGCCAAGGGCGACAGCCGGGCAGCCCTGATGGAGAGAGCCAAGGAGAAGGGTTACAAGTACTTCAGGATCCTGAATCGCGAGGAGCTGGTCCGGATCATGAAGAGCGAGTGCAGCGCGAAGGAACGTGAGGAGATTACAGAGGCCGCCAAGAAGAGATGGCAGAACTGCCCATTCTTCCAGAAGAAGGCCAAGAAGGGATAACGAGCGCAACGAACCCGGGGCGGCCGATGATGGCCGCCCCACAGAGGAGGATAGAATCATGGCACACAGACTCAACATAGATGAAAAGACAGGTAAGGCGAGGATGTTTTACATCAAGGCAGAGGGCAAGCCATGGCATGGTCTCGGCACAGAGCTGCAGGGCCAGGCAACGGCCAAAGAGGCGATCGAGGCGGCCAAGCTCGACTACACAGTCGAGAAGTGTCCTCTCATAGCAACGGTGCCAGAGAAAGGCAAGCCGGTGCAGGTGAACGTGCCGGGCAGGTACGTGGCAGCCGTCCGCACGGACACCAAGGACGTGCTCGGGATCGTAGGAGACGGGTACAAAGTCGTCCAGAACGTGGAGGCCTTCGACTTCTTCGACACAGTGGTAGGAGAAGGGCAGGCCATCTATAACAGCGCTGGCGCGCTCGATAATGGAAGCAGGATATGGCTCATGGCCAAGCTGCCGAAGGACATGGTGATAGCCAGGGAGGACATCGTAGAGAAGTACCTTATACTGGCGAACAGCCATGACGGCACCAGCGCTCTGAAGCTCTTCTTCAGTCCCGTAAGAGTAGTGTGCCACAACACACTAACCGAAGCACTCAAGGACGCGAAGGGCGGCATATCGATCCGGCACTCAGGCGACATCACCGGCAAGACAAACGAGGCGCGAAAGGTGCTAGGCATCTCGATCAAGTGGTATAACGAGTTCGAGGAGCTATGCAAGCAGCTCGTCAAGGTGCAGATGACCAAGGGCAAGGCCGAAGGATACTTCGACAAGATGCTCTACGGAGAAACCATCGATGAGAAGAAAGAAGAGAGCATGGTGCTCAAGAACAGGAAAGACGATTACATGTACCTGTTCGAGCATGGCAAGGGCAACGACCTGCCAAGCGTGAAAGGATCCGCTTGGTGCGCTCTAAATGCAATTACTGAGTACCACGATCATTACAAGGTGATCAAGAACGAAACAGAGGACCCCACGAACCGGCTCAAGAGCATATGGTTCGGCAACGCGGCGCATATCAAAGGCAAGGCGTTCGAGGGCATCCTGCAGGTGGCAGGGATCAAACAGTAAGCACAAACGGGCCGGGGCAAGTACAGGCTCCGGCCCAAGATCGCAGAACGTGAGCGATCCTAAGAGGGATTTTTGAGAGGAGGTGAATGACATGGCATACAAAGACCCAGAACAGCAAAAAGAGGCGCAGAGGCAGAGCTACCTGCGGAACAAGGAAAAGATCAAAGCCCGTTGCCTCGCAAATGCCGAAGCGATACGAAGGTACAAGAAGAAGTACCGTCTAGAGCACAAGGAACATCTGAACGATTGGAATCGTGAGTACAGACGAACTCATCCTGAAGTAAGAGCAAAGCAGAATGCGTATGATTCCAAATGGCGTAGGGAGAAGAAGAACTTGAAAGATGCCTATAGGAAAACGCATCCTGAATATGATCAGAAGTGGAACGAGCTACGCAGGGCACGCAGGGCACAGGCAAAGTTGAACAGCAGCAACCAATCGTAAAACAAGGAGGATAGCATGAAAGGCATAGCAGTAGAGCTCAAAGCGAAGTACAGAGGGTTCAAGATCGAGTTTCATGAGTACAGCAAGCATTGGTCGGTCACGATAGACAAAGATACCTTAGCATATCAGAACGAGGATCTCGATAAAGTAAAGGACTACGTCGACAAGGTTCTCAAGAGCGATTTCAAGCCGTTTGAGGCGATCAGCACATCAGGATATGAAACCAAGTATCGAAAGGTGCTGGTCACATCAGTCGACCTCGAAGGCGATGTGTGGATCCAAGAGATCAAAAACGTGGGCATGGCAACAGAGAGAAAGACTCGAAGCAAGGTCGGTAAGGAGCATATCATAGCCATCACGCCCGAGAACGAGGCGACGATCAAGGCCATACAGGATATTGACACGCAGGCAGGAAAGCTGCAGGACCGGAAGGAGGACTTAGAGAAGAAGCTCACGCATCCGGCACTATAAAAATAGCGTGGACGAAACCAGGTTTTTTGTATCTTCAGTAGTGAACAACAGAGCTCACAAGTGAACACAAACATGGAGGGTAACATGGCAAGAAAAGCAAAAGTGGTAGAAGCACCGGCACCGAATAACGAGCTGCGTATAGAAGTAAGCAGGATCCACAAGCTCGATGGCGGAGGCACAGGCGCCACAAAGGCATTCTGTGACATCTCGGTGAACGACGCCCTGATGATCAAGGGGCTGCGGGTCATAGAGGGGGAGGCGGGTCTCTTCGTGACACTACCCAGGGAAGAGGGCAAGGACGGGAAGTGGTACAACACGGTCGTTCCTCTTAAGAGAGAGATCAAGGATCAGATCGAAAATATCGTGCTCGAGGCGTACGGAGGATAGCAGTTAAGGACAGTAACTTTGTACAAAAAAGGAGGAAGGGGATCATGGAGCTGAAGCGAATAAAGGTATACATATCGGCAGAGAGAATTGCGATGCTCGCGGCGGACAAGATTGTATTTATGACACAGAACGGCCAGCCGTACGAGGTCATACCACAGCACGAATGCTGCACTATAATGAAGGAGATGCGGCAGAGCAAAGCAGGCAGAGTGTGGATCGAAAAAGGAATGAAGGAATGCCCGTTCTGCCTAAAGCCTATGATGGAAATCGAGGTTAAAAACGGTAACGGTCACCGGGATCGCGGCAACGGGACTCGCGGCAAGAGAAGGGTGTACGACACGATCACTAAAAAGTACAAGTTCGTCTGGGAGAAGGAAATCAAGCTGACGGACGTGCCGCACAAAGGGGATGCGGTGCCGGGCCCCCACGGGCATGAAACAGCAAGCCCGGTACTGACATAAAGGATAGATATCATGACATACGGCATAAAGGTGTTCAAGAACGGAAAGAAGCGCGGCTACCTGACATTCAGCACAGGCAAGAGGATCGTGCTCAATGATAAAGAGGTAGCGGAGTTTGAGGCCAAGATCGACTACTGGCAAGAAGTAGAAAGAGAAAGATTACGGTTCAAGGGAGGGTTGTCGTGAAGCATACTCTGATAGGCAAAGCATCGACAAGAGAGGTATGGCTGGACGGGAAGCCACTGGACCCGGCACCAAGCCAGAAGGTTAGGAACCACAGTCCAGATGGATACAATTGGGGGTATTTTGGAAGTGGGCCAGCGCAACTGGCGTTGGCGATCGTGTTGAGGCTATACAATGATTCAACAGGGTATCAGGATTTGAAGGAGAAAATTATAGCAAAGCTGCCACAGGGCAAGAATTTCAGTATCAAGTTCGAGTGGCCGTGGACGAAATAACATGACAATGATCCGATGGCATAATAAGTATGAAGGCAGAGGCAGAAAGAGTAAAGTATCTTTTATGGCGATAGAGCCCAGTAGGGCCTTCACGTTTAGTGCAAAGTTGGTAAGGGAAGCCAAGATGAAGGAGTTTAAGTTCGTCCAATTATGCTATGACAAGGATACACAGAGGATTGGCGTAAAGTTTAGCAATGCACCACGTCCGGAGCATTCTTATAAGATATCGGGAGGGCGTGCTTGTCAGGTGAGTGGGCAGTCCTTTGTAAAGCATTTCGGGGTGCAGGAACTCGTTGGCAAGAAGTTCAAAGCGGCATGGGATGATAAAAAAGGTATGGTTATAGTAGATCTGAAAGAGGAAGTATGTGACATAGTGAGGAAGTCGATATGAACAACATAGCGATACCAGAAAAAGACTATGAGTTATTGCGACACATGATGAGACGGATCATGGCGCAGGATAATAGATTAACAGCGCATCCTCTATACTGTGTGTACCAAAAGCAGATCGTTTTTAAGGCAGAAGGTTGTGGCGATAAGTGGGGATGGCTGGATAAAGAGGGGCATATACTATCGGAGAAAGAGGAGGCAGAAGCGATAGCGGAGTACCGTGAAGAGAATCCCGAAGATGCAAAAGATCTGACTGACGTTGACATCATAGAACACAAACTTGAAAACAGGAAGGTAGAATACTCAATCGAGGATGTGCCGGTCAGCGGCCAAACGTACCTTACAGAGAAAGCAGCGCAGGATCATATAGACAGGAATCACTACCACTACAAAGAGCCGTTCGTGTATGTAGAATCGGCATGGCGCAATTTTGAGATGCAGAACTTGCGTAGGATCATATGCGCGATGTTCGGCAGCGCTCTAATGATCATAGCCGTGATAGCAGGACCGGCAGAGGCAAGCGCCTTGGGCATGTCAAGAGGCGTACCGGCCCAGCACAGGGCCAAGAAGCCACCGGCGAACCTATGGAAGGGGATCATAGCCGAAGCCGTGGGTGAGGGGTTTGAGGGCCAATATGCGGCAGCCTGCGTTTGTCGCAATAGGCTCAAAAAGGGCATGAATACAGGCCTGGCAGGGCTCAAGAGGAACGATCTCGACGCCTTCGTGGCCAAGGAGGGGCCCGAGGCAGAAAAGACAGCAAAAGAGATCGTGGCAGACGTCTTTGAGCACAACAGCGAGGACACAACCGGGGGTGCACTTTACTTTGAAAGTACCGATTTTGAAAGGCCATGGTGGGCAAAGGACAGGGTAAAGACAGTGCAGATAGGGAAACACATTTTCTATAAATAACGTGGGGGGTTGGAGCTGAGTCTCTATCAAAGGAGTGGCGCCTTAAATCGCAACCCAGTGTGGCAGCCCCCGGCCAAAAGTGTGGAAGCAGCAGTACATATCAAAAAAAGGAGGGTAAGTAGCATGGGTAGAAAGAAGAAGGAAGAAAAAGTAGTAGAGGAGTCGGCAGAGGTAAAGTTGAGTAAGAGGGAAAAGCAGCGCCAAGCGTATCTCGCACAGCTTCGAAAGGACTACGACGAGATACACGGGCCCGGATCATATGATGAGAGGGTAGCCGAGCACGAAGATCCTGGAGTGTTGCCCATAAGTGCAATGAAGATGCTGGTGAGGACGTTCTACGATCTGCAGAGCATACGAATGAGCTTTGGCAACAGGATCAGTAAGGCAGGCAAGCTCACGAACACCATAACAGGTGCTGTTGAGGACAAACTGCTTGGGTATTTCGACGAGATTACAGCAACAGAGAAGAAGGTGCTCAAAGACATATCGACAGAGCTAAAGAACCATCCGATCTGGACAGAGTACCTTATCCACATCAAAGGCATCGGCCCTACTATGGCAGGCGCTCTGGTGAGCGAGATCGGGAATATCTTGAGGTTCGCCACAGTATCCAAGTTGTGGATGTACTGCGGATACGGACTTCGGTTAGCAGAAAAGAACGGGTTTGCCATCCAACAGCTTCGGAAAGGGGAGAAAATTACCTGGAATCCGCTACTGAAGGCGAAGCTGCACATTCTCGGGGAGAGTCTGCTGAAGCAGAACAACCCCAGGTACCGTAAGATATATGATGAATATAAGCATCGTATATCGAACATGCCATGCAGCAAGGCGCCTGTGGATCACCTGAACAACGAAGAGAAGGCGAAGCCGAACAGGGAGGAAGTGTTAAAGGCAAAGCTTGATGCATTTGGATGCACCAAAGGGCACAGGCATGCAAAGGCACTTAGGTACATGATCAAGATATTCCTGATCGACCTGTACGCAACGTGGTGGAAGCTGGAAGGGCAGACGCCAAGGCCACCATATCAAGAGGAGAAGTTGGGTCATGTGCATCACGAAACGGCAGGCGTAGCGACGTAGACCGTGACAGTCATGAAACCCATTGACAGTTTGTGAGCCGCATGATGCTTGAAAACCAAAATGAGGGTGCGAGCCAAGTGAACAATGAAAAACAAAAGAAGGATGCAAGCCGAATAGCTTATGAAAACCATGTCCTGCTTGCGAGCCAGACGAAATGTGAACACCAACATAGATGTGCAAGCCACCCTGGGTCTGAAAACCAAGGCATGCGTGCGAGCCAATATGGTAGTGAAACCCTGTCTTAGGCTGCGAACCACGAAAGAATTGAAACCCGGTTAGTAGATGTGAGTCAAGGCAAGAGTGGAACCCAAAAAGAGTTTGTGAGCCATGAAACAATTGAAACCCGTGTTTGGCATGCAAGCCATTTTATATACGAAACCCATAGAACGATTGCGAGCCGAGCTAATTTTGAACACCAGGCAATGAATGCAAGCCCTTTGAAACATGAAAACCAGTAAAGTACTGCAAGCCACATACACTATGAAAACCATATACAGCTTGCGAGCCGTCGAATATTTGAAAACCAAGTTGTCAATGCGAGCCACTGGACGAATGGAACCCAGTAATGATTTGCAAGCCATAAGCGAAATGAAACCCAGATAGATAATGCAAGCCGACGTCAATTTGAAAACCAAGTATGCAATGCAGACCGGTGAGATTATGAAAACCATTTATGTAATAAGTATGTTCGGATCATGGAGTAAATTTAAAGCAATTGTGAAAGGAGAATGCAATGAGTAAAAGTATGTGTTTATCAGATATTCTCGGTCAGGAGCATGTTAAGCGAGGCATGGAGGTAGCGGCGACAGGTGGGCACAGCTTTATGCTGATCGGGCCGTCCGTCAAGGACATGATGGCACTGGCCAGAAGGTTCAAGACGATATACGAGGGCGACTATCAGATCGTCGAGGATGCGACGAACAGCAAGCTGTATGTGAATGGCAGCATCCCTCTACTGATAGCGATGATGTGGCCATGCCAGTGCGGCAACTTCACGCATCCTAAAAAGATGTGTAAATGCACGCCGGTTCAGATACAGCATCATCTGGGCAGTATACCGTCGACCATACTCGACAGAACGGACATCCACATCGAAGTTCCGTTCCTGAACAAAGAATACGCGGCCAAGCGGATCGGCGAGCCGAGCGAGGATATATCAAAGCGTGTCGTAATAGCAAGAGGCAAAATACTGGAGTGGAGAAAGAAACTCGTTCCGGCGATCACAGGGGATCCTGATATGGATAAAGAAGCGGGCGAACTCTTGAAGCTGGCGATTCTCGAACTGGGCATATCGCCAAAGGCCTACGACAAGATGATGCGAGTTGCGATGACCATAGCAGCCATGGACGACAAGGGGGTAATCGAGGCGCATCATATATCGGAGGCAATCAGCTACCGCAGCCTCGATCGGAATCTCTGGGGTTAAACATGAATAGCGAAAAGAAAAAGACTCTGAATCAATGGATCGAAGACTTTAAGGGAATGTTCGATGGACGGCAACTGGAGTACATGAACGTTCACAAGGCCATGATTCAGATACAGCTGAAAGATTCCGAAACAGGTATCATAGAGCTTCATAACTTTGATTACACAGCAAAGGACGCAGTAAACTTAAAGGTAGAAGGAATCATATCATGAAGATAGAAAAGAGAAGAAAGTCCTACGTAGGATACGGCGCTACATGGTGGGCGGTCACGTTCAACAATGTCGACAAGATGATAAACTTCCCTTTAGTAAACAGCAGTAGGGAAGGAACGTTCAAGAAGAAGCTTCGCGTAATAATCACAGAGATATAGAAAGGCGCATATGTTGGACATAAAAAGAGACAGGCAGCACCCGACAAGGTTCATATTAATACTTGGCAGGCAGAGCTGGCACATAAGCTACAAAGAGGCGCAGCACCTCTATAAAAGGCTCAAGCACTACCAGGTGTGGGATGAAGATATGAGCAGGATCAGCGCCAAGATCAGGGAGCACCGCGAGGAGCGCAGACTCACGCTGAAAGGACTGGCTTTTATCCTTGGAGTCAGTATGATGGAAGTAATGCGGTGGGAAAACGGCAAGAACGAGCCAAGCAAACTTGCTATGGCAAAACTGGTGGAGAAAGGAGTGCTGTAGATATGGATAGAGAACGATATCTGCTACTAAAAAACATAGATCCCGAAGTACAGCAGGAGCTGAGGGCGTGTAAGGCATTCATAGCGGGGGGCGCAATCACCTCTGTGTACAGCGGGGCCGCGATCAAGGACTACGACATATACTCGAGAAGCGTGGGAAACTGCAGCACGCTGATGCAGTTCTTCATGAGCAAGTGCAACTATCATCCGGATCAGCCGAACAAGGTGCTGTCTGAAACAGACTGTGCGGTCACCTATCGTTACAAGGACAGGACGTATCAGGTGATTAAGATGGTTGAGATGATGGGGGAGGTTCGGGATGTGCTGGAAAAGTTCGACTTTACTATATGCATGGGGGCGTATGATTTTCATGGGGAAGGGATGCTTTTGCATCCTGACTTCCTGCGGCACATCGCACAGCGCCGATTGGTGTTCAATATTAACTCGGGGTATCCGATATGCGCTCTGTTCAGGACCAGGAAGTTCATGGCCAGAGGATATAAGATGTCCGGCGTAGAGGCGTTAAAGATAGGACTACGCATCGAGAAACTTGGCATGACAACGATGGCCGACCTGCGTAAGCAGATGATGGGCATCGACACGATGTTTCTGCGTGAGCTGACAGACGCTCTCAATAAGCCGGAAGAGGCGGAGAAGAAGTATGAATTCGACAAGGCCATGCAGATGATCGAAGAGTGTCTGACAAAGAAGTACACAGAGGAGGAGGAAAGTATCTGATGGCATTCATAGTACAGGACATCCTGCAACTGCGGAAAGTCAGTAAGGACACAACGATCGAAGAGTGCGAGCGCCTTAACATATTCGGGCAGCTCGAGAGCACGCTAAAAGAGAGCAAGCGCCCGGGCGTGGGCCTGCATGGAAGCCAGATCGGCTATGCACTGAACGCATGCATTATAAGGATCCCGGAGAACGAGAAGCAGCATATTCACGCAGTTCATCTCAACATGATTAATCCGAAGATTTTGAAGTTCGAGGAGCCGGGGATCATGATGAAGGAAGGATGCCTAAGCCTGCCGGATACTTTTGTGGATACAATTAGGTACAGAGTGGTGACGGCAGAATGGATGGACTACGACCTGAAGATACAGCAGAAGGCCGTTTTCTATGGATTTGAGGCCGTGGTCATGGCCCATGAAGTTGATCATGGAATGGGTGTCATAATAACAGATAAAAGGGCACCAGAGCAGGAAAAGCCCAAGGAAACAGGACGCAATGCGCCTTGTCCTTGGTGTGCGGATAAAGGAATAAAAATTAAGTACAAAAAGTGCAAAGAGCATTTTAAGAGTTGACTTTGTGTATAGGGTATAATACAATAAATACTGTCTATAAAGGAGGCAGTATGAACGTAAATAAAGCAAGATGGGGGGAGGTTAACGGGCACTGGAAGGGGGGAAGAATTTTAACAAAAGACGGATACATTCAGATTAGAATAAACGGAGTATATGTTTTAGAACATCGTCTAGTGATGGAGAAGCAACTTGGAAGAAAACTTGAGTCTTGGGAAGTTGTGCATCATATAAATGAAGTAAAGAATGATAATAGACCAGACAACTTGAAATTGCATACAAATAGTACACATAGACAAGATCATGTGCTTATAGGACGATGGTCTCGTAACTATGAGAGTTGTATACGGTGCGGAGATACTACGCGTAAGCATGCTGGTGACGGGCTATGTACTAAGTGTAATGTGTACATACGGACGGTTAAGCAAAGAGGATATGAATGTGACTATACTATGCAAGGCAAGAGAATTTTTAGCGACACGCACAGAAAAAATCTTAGTGTTGCAATGATGAGAAATACAAACGGAAGAGGAGGGTAACATGGCGATAGGATGGATTATAGGAATAGTGTTGGCAATCATCTGCATCATAGCGTGCTGCAGATCGTTTTACGGCAAGGCAAGATTCTACTGCAATATGTGGGATGTAGCGGGCAGCGCGATACTGACCATAGCGGTCATAGTAGCCATTGCTGCGGTGTATAAGGCGCCACCAAGTGACCACTACAGTTTCTACTACGATTCATATAATAACATTCATCAGGTACTGCATCGCGCCCCTAAAGCAGAGATAGGAGGGTTCCACTGGTTGTACGTGGTGCTGCCTCTGATGATCATATACCACGGGGTCATAGCGTTCATGAGTAACGCAAGCAGCCCGGCGGATGCCTTCTGTATATGGATCAGCAGGACTACGCTGACAGCAGTGCTGGTCATATTTGCCATACTGGCCATGATGTCAGGAAGCACCAAGCAAAGAGATGATGAAAGAGACGGCGAATACATAATGCGATCGCTGTCAGCAAAAGTGACCAGCGCCGCAATCCTAGGGGCTATAGGATGGTTCGCAGGCAGGCTCGTGAACGACGGCAAGATTGAAAGAGATGACTACATCGATGTTAAGTCACATCCGGTAAGACATGGGTATCGACCATACCCAGGGAGTCCCGGATTTGAACCAGTCGCAGCACCACAGGTGGAGTACCGCAGTGCCGATTCTGTATTCACGTACCGATGGAAAGTAGACGGGCAGGAATTCCGAGGGCAAAAGACATGCCGGGACGAGCATGCGCTGCGGCAGCACGTCGAGGGATTGGGCGGGGAGTTGCTTGAGGTTATAAATGGGTAGAACCCCTTGACAAAAGTCAGTTCCTGTGATAAGGTTTAACCACACAAAGGCATACAGGTAAAAAATGTACGAAAGAAAGATATAGCATGAGCAAGCCCTGTGAGAAAACATACAATCGAATTCAATTTGCCCCAACGCGAAAGCCCACAGTCCTTACCGAGGATAGCGGGCTTTACTGCTCTCACAGGCCACGTTGGGGACATTTTTTCTTCACTGCACAATTTTGGTGGGACATACCATCACAACATAGGAGGTGCTTTATGAATCCGCCGGGAAATCCGGCACCGTAGATCAAGAGCAGAAGCGGAAACGATAAACAAACCGGAGGGCAGCATGGTAGCAATCATAGAAGGTGTCAGAGTCGAAGAAGAGAGTTTCCCGATCACGTACAAGATACGAACAAAGATTTGCAGTATAGCGAGACATTTCAAACACCCGGTAGAGGACGCACTGCAGGAATGCATGATGCTCGAGTACGACTACAGCACTCACAAGGCTGAGTACGAACACAGGCGCCACGTACCAAAAGATCCCGCCAAGATAAAGCCCCGGAACGAATCCAGCATGTTGATACAGGCTCTCAGATTCAAACTGATCCGCGCATGGAAAAAAGACACGGAGCATGTAGAGAGCATGGCGGACATGGCCGGAGTATATCACAGCAATCTCGTGACGTTCACACGAAAGGAACTGCACACCAAGATGTTCGTGCAGGAAGTGTGGGACATCCTGCGAAGAACCGACAGGACGGTCATGAAGATGTTCGAGGCCAAGATCAAACATGGGGACATGTCTTGGGCCAGCATCCACAAGGTATATTTCAAGAAAGACATGTCGCATGGAGGATTTTTTAATAAGGTGACGCAGCTGCGACGGGTATGCGAACAAGTCCGGGCAGCCATGACAGACAGGTACATGCAGGGAACCGAGGGTAAGATACGAGCAGGTGTGGATGGCTTTCTTCGGGAAGTCGAATACGCACGATCGACAAAACTTGTAGGAGTATGAAATGGGATTATATGACAAGAAAGAAGGAAAATGTTTTGGCTGCGGCACTGCTATACCTGCCAGAAGCAAGCGGTGCCGGTCTTGTCATATCAAGTATAAAGCGGCAGTCGAAAAGGCATTGCAGTTAAGATTTGAAAAGAAACATCTTCGTAAACGGAGGAAAAAAGACCCCAATTACCAACTGCCGACTCCATACTACCATACAGGATATTTCAAGAGCACGCAGCCAGGCAACATACGAGATAAGATCAGAAATAGAGACGGTTATCGCTGCCAAAGGTGTGGAGCGTTGAGAAGTACAACGGTGCATCACATCGACTATGACAAGAGAAATGACCGAGAGCGTAACCTCATAACACTATGTTCGGGATGCAATACATCGGTTAATTACAACAGAGGATACTGGACGATGTACTTTCAAACTATAATGAAAGCTACAGGCAATCAACCCAACAACTTGGGGGATATGCGAGTCCAGATAGACTTTAATACCTCGAAAGTTCGATGAAGTTTAATGAGATAACCAACTCCAATTGGAAGTCAATACCTATGAAGAAGTCGGTGTCGCTGTTGCATAGCAACATGTATACTTTATAATGAATACTTACATTGATAATGTAAATATCATAGTCTCTGTAAATGTATCTGATACTTCTCTCTCTGAAGAGAGACAAAGAGAGGGAGTAGTTCACAGAGATAGTGCTTCGGCTGGGGATGAGTGTCTCGGTAGTTTTTACGGAGGGAAATACCTGTGAGGATAGTACAGAAGATAAAAGACATCCACAAGACAATCATGCTGATCATAGCAACAGCACTGATGATATTGTGGATCAAGCCTTGGAAAAAAGTGGACGAATAGACCGAATCGTTATCTGTATTGATAGAAGGGATAAACACACATGGCTCATATCGTATCAAGTGTGATCAAAGAGGCGGTACATCAGGAAGAGAAGCAGGAGATGTTTATCAAGTTTGTATCAGACAAAGTATACAGATACCTCGAAGTGCCCAGAAGCATCTACGAAGAACTGCTCAAAGCGGAGTCGGCCGGTTCGTTTTTCAATGAAAGGATCAAGGGCAAGTTCCCGGCGCAGCTTGTAGAAAGGATACCTGGGGAGGAGTCTCAGGCCCCGGCCAACGTGGTGACGGCGATGGCAGAGGCGAACATATTCTACAAGTCTCTGCAGGCGCACATACTGGTCAAGGGCGGGAAAGAGTTTAGCTGGAACGAGCTTGCGGGCATGACCCTGGACGAGTTCTGGACAAAGATCGCACAGAACGGCATAAAGCTCAAAGTCATGAGCATGGAGGAGTGATATGGCGATAGCTAAAATGGTAGAGGACACACAGACATATGAAATCATCGCGGATACCAAGGGTGTGAATCATAAACTGGTGAAAGTACTTTGCAGTATAGGCAGTAACGGTAGTATTACGTTAAAGACTCTTCATCAAGACGAAGAGTTCAAGTTTATAAAGAGCAGTCCGGAGATGATAGAGTCTTTGATAGGGTGCTTCGGGGAGGCGGTGCTGCTGGGGAGAGCTAAAAGGGAAAAGACGGTAAAGGTCGATGCTGAATCTTAAAGGGTGCTTGTACCATAGGTACGACAGCCGTATCGAGAGGATGACCCCGGCAGCGCAGGAAAGGCTGAGAGCCACATACGATGAGATGAATGACTTTTTGTCGTGCGCGGCCGTGCTCGTGTACGGGGTGTACGCGGAGAAGGCTAAAAAGCTTAGTTGCGACATGGGCGAAGTGCTTGGGTACATAGAGATTCAGATGGGGCGCTTTAACGACATGGACGGCAAGCAGATGGTCGAGGCCATGTTCGCCATAGACGCGTATAACAACATGAATCGGGGCATCATGAGGTACAAGAGGGAGAACCCAGAGGTCAGTCTGCCCTACATTACCTTTGACCCATGCCCGTGGTATTTTGACGCAGTGAGGCTTTTGAAAGTTCTGAACAAAGAGGACTACCCATTGGTCAAGGACTGGCAGGAGTTCTTTATGTTCCTGCCTCTTCAGATATCGGATTCACGTGGGGACGAGCAGCAGGGCCAGGTCCGAATGAAGATGTCGGATTATGTCCGGGCTGCGCAGCGAGGCGAAATCAACAAGTGGTACGCGGATACATACTTTTATGGGCATGGAGGCGCTTTCTCCGATAAGAGCTCTTTCAGGGAGCTGTACATAGGTGAGATGGCATCACTGAGTGACACGGAATTGCAGGCAGAGTCCCTGAAGGGGAATTGGGGGCATAGGTTTGTGAGAGAAGAGATTGAACGGAGAAAGGTGCCTAAGGTGTCATCAAATGCTTGAGATGTATGAGACAGGGTACCCATGGATCGTGTACTGGTACCCCCGGCCTGATTGGATAGCGATGTTCATGGGAGGGAAGGTGGTCTGTGAATGTTGCATATGTGGCGGCACGGAGGCGGTGCGCATACCTGTATGGGATATATGGTTTCCTCCGAAGGATGGAAGGCGGCATCCGTTCCGGGATAAGTTCTTGGCAATACATGGTCATCCTGACAGGTGTGGCAATAGGACGACTTGGGTAAAGCTGCTGAAGAATGTGATAGGGATATAATGGACAGAGAGGGCTTGAAACTCATCGTGGGCATCCAGCCCGACCACCACCAAAGTCTGTTATCTACGTTCGAGAACCGATACACGCCGGAACTATATAAGCAGCTCACCGAGATAGCCGATCAGATAATAGGGGACAAGCTGGAAAAGAGGTTTGTGTTTCTGTTGGGCACACCGGGATCTGGTAAGACTCACTACATGGTAGGATGCTTCCGATCAAAGGTGCTTGCGGACGGAGGTGTGATCGGGGCGCAGCACTCGTTGTACATGCCGTTCAGTTTGATGGTGTCAGAGATCATAGCAGGATTCTCAGAGACGCATTCAACTCGGATGGGGCTGGCGCAGTACCTGCCCGTGAAGTACTTATTTTTGGATGACATATCACGTGGGGAGCGCGTCATTAACCCGGAGAAAATGGAAGGGCAAATATTTAGGGATGTCCTATTGGACCGCTGGGAGAACTGCAAGCATTTGATATGCACGTCGAACTATGATAAGGCCACACTTCGGAGAATGATAAAGACGGTGTTCGGAGAATACGTTTTGTCCAGGGTCGAGGGATCGAGTATGTTTATTCAGTTCCCCGAAAAAGATTTCAGGAAAAAATGATAGCAAAAGTATTTTCAAAAATCGTTGGGTCTAAGGGATTTTACATAGACTCAAGAGATTTGCTTCGAGAGGTAGACCTCAGTAATATAGAAAGTAATATGCTGGGGCTCTTGGATGAATTTTTCAAGAAGTATGAGAGGATGCCGACTCGGGAGGAGATGCTGCTTTTCCTCGGGGAGTTGCCGGATAGCGAGCAGAAGTTCATAGCAGACTACAAGAGCTACATAAACGAGGCGTACAAAGTAGATAGCGCATTGAACATAGACGACAAGGTGCTGTTGACAGAGTTGCGAGAACAAGCGAACAAGCAGAGGATCAAGCATGAGATCGTGCGCATAGCGGATACATTCGATGCGAGGTCGTCTAAGGAGATAACAGAGTCTCTGCAAAAGCTGCTATTCAGCAACCAAGAGGGCAACAGAGAGCGCAGGATCGAGGTAGACACAGGGAACGTCCAGAAGAACATTCCTCTCATCAAATACAGGGATACAGAGCGTATTCCCACGATGATAAAGGGGCTGGACCGGATGACATACGGCGGCCCTGGCATGAGAGAGCTGTGGTGCATCATAGCGCCAAGCGGGCGTGGCAAGAGCGCATTCTTTGTCAATCTAATGCATGGGTTCATGGTGCAGGGGATCAGCGTGCTGTATGTGACTCTTGAAATGGGAGTGGTGGACATCCTCAGGCGTCTGTACAGGAGAGTGCTGTACAAGGACAAAGATTTTCTGAGAGATGGCAACGAAGATACGATGATGACATGGCTCAATAGGTTCTTCGGGATACCAGGGGCCAGTGGCAAGATCGTGTACTTCCCGGCGAACAGCTTCAGTGCAGAAGATCTGAAGATGGAGCTGATGAAGCTGGAGATGCGAGGGGGATTCATCCCGCAGGTGATACTGATAGATCATTTGGATCTTATGACTAGTAGGACCAAGAGCATTAGGCAGAAGGAGGGTTTTTCATACTGGCGTCTGATTGTGGACGATTTGCGTGAGATACCTTTGACGCGAGGTGTGCCCATAATCACAGCCACGCAGTCAAATCGAGACTCAAGCAAGAAAGTGCTGGTAGGAGTGATGGATGTGGGCGAAAGCTACGGCAAGGTGCAGAGCTCGGATGTGGTATTGAGCTTGAACCAGACGCCGGACGAGGTATTATTGAAGAGGATGCGCGTGGCGGTACTGAAGAACAGGGACTACTACGCAGGCATGGAGGCGGAGATTTTCTGTGATCTGAACCTCATGACAATGTGTGATCTTCAATTTGCGCAGACGAATGGGTGGCTGTGACATGCTAAGGTATAGGTGTTTGAAGTACCAATGTAGGTACAGCGAGGACTTCAAGAACAGGATAGTATCGGACAGTAAGGCACAAGAGTGTATTCGGAGAGGGTGCAGATATCTGCAGAGTTTCGTATACGAGCAGAAACGAGGAGAGCATGAACAAGGAGCTGTTGCTCGTTTGACGAGTGCGGATGTGGAATGCTTTTCTAAGGAATCTATGCACTGCCCACAATGCAAAAAACCATATAAGTATTTTGGAAAATCAAAGATGATGGAAGAACCGCCAGAAGGGTATTGTAACTGTAAAACAAAAAAAGGAGGGTAACGCAATGGCAAAGGTGATAGCGCGTAAGAAAGCAGAAAAGGTAAGCGGTGACATGGTAAAGGAGCAGGAGACCAACTCCATGAAGGCAGCTCGGAAGCTGATCACGCAGAAGAACGGCATCGAAGAGGCAAAGGAAAAGATGGAGGAGATCGGCAGAGAGCTCATCCAGGCCATGAAGAAAGAGAACCGTTCAAGGATCTTTGTGGATGGATTTACCTTAACGGTCAAGCTCGTTGAGGCCAAAGAACGGATTCAGATTCAAAAACCTCGGGTGTAGACGTATGCTGACTAATATATACTTCGTAAAAGATAACGAAGACGTCTTACGAATATGCGCCACGTGGCTGCATACGAGCGATGTTGCAGAGATAGCCTACATAACGGGGCTACGAAGTGATCATGTGGAGGAACAAGTTGCTCGTCTTAAAAAGATAGGAATATTGCTCGGCGACAAGAAGCTCGATACCGAAGTGCAGAAGTACATGGAGACGGTGATCGCGAGCGAGATGAAGAAGATGAAGGGCACATGACAAAAGAATTTAAGTTAACAAGGATGCACTGCTCAGCATCGATACTATATTCGGCAATGCATGTGCTGTTTGCTCTTACCATAGCCAAAGATGAGATATGGATTGCAGTGACAGCGGGATGGTTCTTAGGTATGGGTATGTCGTCATACTTGTGTGAAAGGGTTCACAACAGTGCATACATTAAGCGTGCGATGGACAAAGCTGTCAATGAAGTGCTGATTGTTAAGGAAGCGGAAGACATAATGGACAGGGGATTCTGAACGTATGCTTATACTTATGTGCGACGGATCGAGCTTGGGCAATCCAGGCAAGGCGTCCATAGGTGTGGTAGTGTGGCAGCGCGAGCCGGGCACGGCAGCAGTCCGGCGTTTTAGGCCGACACATAAGATTAGTAAGGATATAGGGCATGGCACGAATAACGAAGCGGAGTGGACTGCAGTCATCGAGGGGTTGCGATACGCCAAGAGCATAGGATACAAAGGGTCTATTTATGTTTATACGGACAGTATGCTTGTAGTAGAGCAGGCGTCCGGTAGGTGGAGGATAAAGGATAGCCGCATGCTTAAATATTACATGGAGTATACTGCGATATGCCGGGCGCTTAAATTAAATGATTACAGCATAGTTCATATAACATGGATCCCGAGGCAACTTACTTATCTTGCGGACAAGGAAACTTAAAAAGGAGTGTGTAATGAGAGAAGTGAACGAGAGTAAGGTTTCGGATACTAAGCGCAGGAAGAACAAAAGGATGCAAAAGATCTTAGGGGATCTTCGGCGTAGGTACCCGAACAATAGGTATTCGATAGTCGAGGTCGAATGCAAAAAGCATAAGATTAGTGTGATCCGCCGTGAGAAGGAAGTGGGCAGACGGCATCACAGGATAAAGCACAAAGATGAGTAGACTGATATTTTTAGGGTTCCTTGCGCTTCTTTTTTATATGCTTGGATATTTGGATGGATGGCAGACGCACAAAAGCAATACTGATAAAAAAAGCAGCGTGCAAAGCATAGGAAAGCGCATGGGATTTTTCAGAAGGTGGATTATCAGGATATCCGGTCGGGTAATGCTCGGAAGTTGGTTTGACGCGGATGAGACTATAAAATTTATTGAAAGAGGGGGAACGTATGATAACGCGTGAAGTGCTTACGGATATTCCGATCAAGGACATAAAACTTAATCCTAACAATCCTCGGAAGAACGAAGAGGCGGTCGTAGAGGTCATCAAAAGTATTAAGGATTCTGAATTTATAACTCCGATCATCGTAGACGAGAACAATGAGGTACTGGCGGGTAACACTCGATACAAGGCGATGATATCTCTCGGAAGGACAACGATACCGACGGTTATCCGGATGAAAGGAATGTCGGATAAGCAGAAGATGCGTTTCATCCTGGCTGACAACAAGACGCAGGAGTTTGCGGAATGGGACTGGGAAAAGATGGCGATATTTACGGAGGAGTTGCTTGCGGATGTGGGATTTACAGACGCAGAGCTGGACAAGATCATGAACCCGGGCGACAAGGACGAGTATAGAGTGCCGGTCGATGTCCGCGAGAACGTGGATATTAAGATGGGGGATCTATTTCAGATAGGCGAGCATAGGATACTATGCGGGGATGCATCTAAGAGGGAGGACTACGCAAAGCTCATTGACGGAAAGAAGATCGACATGATATTTATGGATCCGCCTTATAACATAAATTATGAGGGTGGGATGTCGAGTGAGGGGGGTAAACATCTTAGGGATAAGATCGTGAACGACGACATGACAGAGGAACAGTTCTTCGCATTCTTGAAGGGCGTGATCGCGCCGATGATGGAGGTCTGTGAGGGGTGCTTCTACATATGCATGAGCTCGAAGGAAATAGGGCAGCTCAAGAAGGCATTTGTGGAGTGTGGCGGGCACTGGCAGGCGAATATCATATGGGTAAAGAACACATTCACTCTCTCAAGGTGTGACTGGCAGAACCAGTACGAGCCCATCATGTATGGATGGAACGGCAAGAATAAGAGCCACTACTTCTCAGGATGGCGCGATGAGGGGAACGTATGGGAAGGGATCGAGGCGATACACCCGGTCTTTGACGGCAAGAAAACTATAATACGGGTGGGGGACTACCACATCGAGCTGGATGGCATGGTCACCGGAAAGATTGTGAGCAAGCGCGGCGAGACAGATGTGTGGAGGGAGAAGAAACCAAGCAAGACACCGTGGCATCCGAATCAGAAGCCCATAAATTTATGCGCGAAGGCAATTATGGCGAGTTCGCATAGAGGATCGATAGTGTTGGATCCTTTCTGTGGTGGAGGCAGCACTATGATTGCCGCGCAGGAAAATAGTAGGGTATGCTACGCAATGGATTGTGAAAAGAAATATGTGGACGTTGTTCTAAGAAGAATGTATACTATGTATCCGATGTTGTCAATAATATGTAATGGGCAGTCTTACGATACAAACAAACTGAAAGTGGAATAAATAAAATGAGAAAGATCGTTAGGCCTCGTTTGGTATGCAGAGTTTGCGGCAAAGAGTTTTATGCACAGGCGGCATGCAGAGCAATTACACAGAAAACATGCAGTAAGGCGTGTCGGTACAAATATATTAGTGCTGCCGGGTCTACGAAGAAAGGAAAGCACTATCCACATACGAGGAGAGCCCCAATAAAAAAATGCTTGGTATGCGGAAAAAAGTTTAGGTCGGTAAAAGAGCAAAATGGTAAATTTGGAGGAAGACTTAGGATAGTTAAATACTGTGGATGGAAATGTCGAGCTAAGATGAATCCTCCTGCTGTTATTTCTTGTGCGGGATGTGGTAAGACTTTTAAGACGTATTGTAGAGATCAGCGATACTGCAACAAAAAATGTTACTCATTAGATATGAGCAAAAGATTTGTTGGGAATAAGAGTCCTCTTTGGCGGGGTGGTATATCAAGCAAGCCTTACGCCGTTGGATGGACAAAGGCATTCAAAGAAAAGATCCGGGATCGAGACGGGAGAAAGTGCCAGGTGTGTGGTAAGCACGAAGAGGACTGCTTTAGGAAACTGGATGTTCATCATATTGACTACGATAAGAAGAATTTAAGATCTAATAATTTGATTTCTTTGTGTCATACATGCCACGTGACGACGAACCACAATCGTGATATTTGGATGGAGAAACTAAAAGTTGAGTAAGCCTAAAATTTATGTGCTTTGTGTAAGTAAAGAGGATGAGCACATATTTAATTATGTGCTGGTGCCGTGCTGCAAGTGCGGTCGGGAGGTATGGGTATCACTGCACAACTTGGATAAGAACTGTGTGTGCATTCATTGTGTCACGGAAGCGATAGAGAAGGGCAATGGATTAAGGATAAGAAAGTAGTGAGTATTGTGCAGTCGAGTGCGATGTTGCACTTCGGAGAATCAGTGACAGTTATCACTATTTTGGCAGAGGATGAATCTCTAATTTGAAAGGAGCACGAAGATGAATTCTCAAAGATTGAAAAACAGCATCGAAGCATTGACCGACTTGATAGACAAGGGCGGTTTCCGTTTAGGAAGCAAGCTTGATTACAGGCAGGCATTGACCGATGCTCGTTCTGTGCTTCAATCTGTCACAGAACATGGAGTGGGACTGAGCGAAAAAGAAATTGTAAAGGTTATATATCTGGATTACATGGGGGGCAGTGAAACTGTAAAAAGTGCAATAGCCCGGGTCATTTATACAGCGCAGAAAAGTCCGAGGAGTTCATAAAGATGAAAAAAGTGTACTGGCGGAGGTTCCCACAGCTGACACCGATGTATAGGACCGCAGAAGAAGATCAACTCATGTACGAGCTTGTTGTAGTGTATAACAAGATGGTTAAGTACCTTAAGAAGCGTGACCAGTTTGGAGTATATGAACTTGAAGATGGTATGCATAGGATTCAAGGAATATTTATTGGTATGCAATCAACCAGATGGAATAACGCTAGGAATGTGGTCTCTATAATTAAACAGGTAAATGAATCTCTTAGAAAGGATTTGATAAAACTAAGAGCACAAAGGAGAGGGCATGATAACAAGAGACGTGTTGAAAGACGTACCGATAGGATCCATAAAGCTCAACCCTAACAATCCGAGGGTCAATGATGAGGCGATCGACCAAGTAGTGAAAAGCATATGAGGGGCAGAAAGTGCAGTGCGGAAACTAAAAGAAAGATACGATTATCAAAGATTGGGGTGAAGTTGTCTGCCGCACATAAGGATAAGCTGAGTTTAGCTATGAAAGGTAAGCCTAGTCATTTTGCAGGGCATCATCATTCTAATAAATCAAGAAACAAGATTAGTAAATCTTTGCTTGGGGATAGGCACCCTAGGTGGAAGGGAGGGAAACCGAAGTGTGTTGACTGCGGAGCAAAGCTGTCTGATTACGGTGTGGCGAGATGTAAACCGTGTGCCACAAAATTCCATGTAGGAAAGAATAATCCGAATTGGCACGGCGGAGTATCAAGGGCACCTTACCACTTTGAGTTCGATTCAAAACTTCGGGATGGGATACGGAAAAGGGATGACTACACATGTCAGAACTGTGGGATGACGGAAGAAGAACACTTGATTGTCTTAGGTAAAGTTCTGAATGTACATCATATAGATTATGATAAGAGTAGTGTTGCGCAGAAGGATTTGATAACTTTGTGCTTTTGGTGCAATATTCGGGCTAATAGTAACCGAGGTTACTGGAAAGAATTTTATAGTAACAAAATGAAAGAGAGGGGTTTTTATGATAGCAAGAGAAGTACTTACAGATGTGCCTATAGAAAAAATTAAATTGAATATTGATAACCCCAGGCAAAACGAAAAAGCGGTGCAGGAAGTTATAAAAAGTATACAATCTTCGGATTACATTAGTCCGATCATAGTGGATGAGACGGATACGATACTCGCGGGAAACACAAGATACAAGGCGATGGTGAAGGTTGGAAGAGTAGTCATACCCATTGTTATAAAGATATCGGGAATGACGCCCGACCAGAGGACCAGGTTCATACTTGCGGATAATAAGGCTCAGGAATTCGCGGAATGGGATTGGGCCAAGCTGAATGAATATACGGAAGCGATGCTGAAGGATGTTGGATTCAGCAAAGAGGAGCTGGATAGGATACTTGAGAACTCCGGCGAGGAGAAGGATCCGGACAAGATACCAGAACCGCTGCCAAAGGAATATGTGGTGCGCGGCGATCTGTTTGTGCTTGGAGAGCATAGGCTTCTATGCGGGGATTCAACAAGTATCACGGATCTCGAAAAGCTTATGGACGGCAAGCAGGCGAGCTTGCTGTTTTCGAGCCCACCATATTGGGTTGGGAAGGCATACGAAACTCAAAAATCCGTCCCTGAGATAGATAAGTTCATTCATGACATCTGTGTGGCCATGGTGACTATCGTAAAGAAGGACGATTCCAGGATCGTGATCAATACAGGCACCGGGTTCACGACAGCATTTGACAAGAAGCATAAGAGGCAGGTGATGCTCCTGATTGACAAGTGGACGAACAATCTGTTTGCTCTTGGATGGAACCTGCGGCACATCCGGCATTGGATAAAGGGAGGGCAGCTGCGGTCGGTCGACCTGCGGTCGGACTTGATAGATCAGCACAGCGAATTTATAGGTACCTTTGAGAACGACGAAGGTGTGGATATGAAGTTCGAGGACAAGCTGGCAGAGGATGATATCAACATCCTTGAGACGTTCTACAACAGGGATGGCATAAGCAGGGGATCGTTCAGGACAGGGCAGAAGTGGGCCCTAAAGGGGTTTTGGAACGATATCCGGGGCAATGCGACGCAGACAGGGCATGTGGCGGCATTCCCGATAGAACTGGTCACAAGGCATCTTCTGCTGTACACCCGGCGCGATGAAATAATCGTGGACATATTCGGCGGAAGCGGCTCTTCTATGGTGGCGGCCGAGATAATGCTTCGGAAGTGCTATATGATGGAGATAGCTCCTGTATATTGCGGAATAATATTGGATCGGTGGCAGGAGTTCACGGGCAAGGATCCTGTCCGGGCAGGCGATAACAAAACATGGAAAGAGATCAAAGGAGGATAGCATGGAATTAAAAGTCGGGGATAAAGTGCAGTGGGCAAGTCAGGCCGCAGGATACACGAAAGCGAAGGAAGGGGTTGTTGCATTGGTAGTTCCTCCAAGCTTAAATCCGTGTAATGTAATTCGTGATACGGAGGTTTCGCATGTGAGTTGCCAGTTTGACGGAATGGCTCGTAACCATGAAAGCTATCTCGTGTTAGTCACGGGAGTAAAGGGCGGAAAGAAGCTGTACTGGCCGAGAGTGTCTTCTCTTCAGAAGGTGGAGGCGCCACCGCAGGGGTAACTTGTGAGAGCAATAAGTCTAGAGATCATGAGTGCCGGAATTATCGTTATACTGCTATTTGCTGTCGGGTATGCTGTGTTGACGAACTTTGAGCATATCTATGATTGGGGATGTGAAGGGCAAATGCCCCTGCATCCGGACGAATATAGCAGGTGTGCTCGATGTTCTAAGGTTCGGCAGCACAAGCATATGATGCATGTACGCGACGAAGGATGGGTTTGTGACAAGCACCTTGGATTGGAGTGAGTCATGCAACTCGAAGCATTGATTGATCAGGTTAAGGGCAAGCTGGGGGCGTACAGGACCCGGGGGGCAGAACTGGTATTTAAGGACTGTCCTTTTTGTGGTAACGCAAAATGGAATTTTGAATTTAACACATCAAAGATTCTCGGACATTGTTGGGTTTGCGGAAAAGGCGTTTCTCTGCAGTATCTGCTATGGATTTTGGATATTCAATTTATAGGCGAACTACCAAAGACAACGCGAAAGAATATCCACAGCCGGGAGGAACTTGTAGGGGAGCTGCGTCTTCCGGCAGGAACGATACCGATCGAGCAGTGCAAGATTAAAGATAAGGTGATTGGATACTTGAGCAGCCGGGGGATCACAGAGGAAGATATAAAGATATATGAGATCATGTGGTGCGAGTACCAGATGTCACCTGAAGGGAAAAGGATCGAGATGCAGCGCGTATTGTTTCCTTTCAGGAATTCGGTGGGCAACCTTATATTCTGGACAGCGCGGACTATCTACAAGGGCGTAAAGCCGAAGTACCTGGGTTGCTCTTCTGTTAAATCTGATAGAATAATAATGTACAAAGGTATTCGGTCCGAGCCTGTAATGGTTGTTGAAGGTGTTTTTGACGCAATTCGTGTGAACAAGGATGGGTATAGTGTAGTTATTTTATTGGGCAGCGGATTGTACGAGAATGTGGTATCGTATCTTAGATTTATGAAAAGAAAGGTATGTCTTGTACTGGATAGTGACATGATTAGCAAGCAGCAAAAGTATGCGGACTTTCTTGAAAAAGAGTTAGGTTATGGCATGGTCGATGCGGTATACTTGCCTGAAAAAGACGTGGCAGAAAAGGGAATGGCGTCAGGGTACCATGGATTTTCTGGGTATATCAAAGCAAAACTTATGAAGGCGTAATTATGCATAGCTGTGTTGATTGTGGGAAAGGAACTGCGAATAGGAACGCAAAAAGATGTTGGAAATGTTATACGCTTTATAGAAAGGCGCACAGGAAGATTAAATTATGTATTGATTGTGGTGTAGAGATTGGTAGGCATACACATATAAAAAGATGCCGAAAGTGCTACGGTATCACAGAGAGAGGAAAAAAATTGTCATGGAAACACAGGAAAATAATAAGTACTATGCTGAAGAAGGAGACTGGATGTAAAAATAGGAACTGGAAGGGGGAGGTTGCGCATTGCATGGACTGTGGCAAGCAACTTCGGCATAGATTCTCAAAGAGATGCTTATCTTGTAATTCTAAATTTAGGGTAAGAAGTGGATTAACTTCCTTTGGACAGGTGGGCGCCAAGAGCTCGAACTGGCAAAATGGTAAATCTTTTGAGAAATACTCTGAAAAATGGACCCGAGCGCTTAAGCGTGAAGTGCGATGGCGAGATGGATTTCAGTGCGTGGAGTGCGGAACTCCGGAATCAGAGTGCCTTAGAAAGTTGGATATTCATCATATAGACTATAATAAAAGAAATGTGCATATAAATAACTTGGTAAGCTTGTGCGGGCACTGTCATCGGAGAACAAACTTCGACAGAGATTTTTGGAAAAAGCACTTTGAGGAAAAGACGGCTCAAAGACGTATTGGTTCTGGTTTTCTTATTAGTAATGTGTACAAGATGTAAGGAGCAGGATGTCATGATAAGGCCGGTGCAGGGATGGTACAGGAACGGTTGCCATATATGGCAGCTGTTGGACAGGGATCCTATAGTAGGAGATTATGGTATTGGAAATTCAAAAGAGGACGCGATAACTTATAATGCGATTCACATATATACTGAAAAAGGATGGATAGGCATCAAGGATGACCTGCAAGGCGAAGTGTTTTATATAATAAGAGGAACGGTGGAGTTTGGGAGATTTTTTGAATGAAGAAGTTTGCGGTGGCGTACAAATGATCAGACTGCACATCACTAATGATAACCCATCCTTAATATTCTGCCAGTTCGATACTATGTTCGAGATGCAGGAACTCAGGAAGTTTCTCACCATAAAAGTCCCGGGGGCGCAGTACACCAACAAGTACCGATCACACATGTGGGACGGCAAGAAGTGCTTTTATAACAGGATGACAGATTCGTTCCCGATAGGATTTTTGAACAGGGTAATGACGCAGTGGCCGGGTACTAAGCTGATAGATGAAAGAACATACGCGCCGATACAATTCCGTGTTCCGGAATTATACGCGATAGATTCGGAATACAAGCCCACAGGAAAGGTACTGGAACAGAGGATGTACCAGAAGGAGGCATTGCTGGTCGCATTTGAATACAAGAACTGCTTGATACAGGCGGCCACGAATGCCGGGAAGTCTGTAGTAATTGCGGCATTAGCGAAGCTTTTGAGGCAGGAGAAGGTTGTCATCATAGTGCACAGGGTAGAACTGCTCCAGCAACTTAAGATGATGATTGTGGGCATGACAGGAATCTCCGTTGGATATGTAACAGCGGAGGAGGTAAATATAGACCCCTATGTGAACATAGTCATGGTGATGACGTTGATGACTCGGATAGATACTAATCCGGTAGTGAAGGAAATGTTTAACAGAAGCAAGGTGTTGATGGTCGACGAGTGTCATCATCTCGTGGCAAATACGCACCAAGCAGCGTTCTGTAGATCGAAGGCGGTGTACAGGTTTGGATTTAGTGGGACTATTTATGATGAAGATACTTATGAGGGATGGTTGGCCAGACAGTACATTGGAGATGTTAAGTTTGAAATAAGTAACAAGGAATTGATCGATATGGGTGTATCCGCAGAGCCAAAAATCAAGATGGTGAAATTTCCACATGAGATTGACTACCCTGCCATTGTTCAGGGAATACGTGAGGAGGATGCGCTGCAAGGGATCAAGTACCACTCTATCCGACAGGAAAGGGAAGAGGTGTACAAGAGAGTGTTCATCGTTGTGATGAAAAAACATATAGTTAACAACGTGGATCGTAACAGCGCCATAGTGAATATAGTTTGCGGAAAGTACAGGAACAAGCAGACACTGATCGTGGTGGACTACCTCGCTCATGGCAGGATGATTATGGATCTCATGTGGGAGCGCGAGAAAAACAAGATGGACTTTATCCATGGGCAAAGCGTGACTCGTAGAGGAAGTCTGTTGGCTTTTAAGGAAGGCGAGTTGCGTATATTGGTGTCTACATCAATTGTAGATGAAGGAATTGATATACAGGCCATAGAGGTTTTAGTTCTTGCCGGGGGCAGGAAGTCCAAAAGGCAGATACTACAGAGAATAGGTAGGGGCCTTCGTAGAAAAAAAGGTGTGAATAGGGTTGAGGTACTGGATTTTTACGATTTGGATAATAAATACCTCGAAAAGCACTCGAAGGAGCGGTATCGTATTTACACAAGTGAAGGTTTTGATGTGGAGATAGTGGATCACAAGATAGGGGAAGATCATGCCTAGAGGTGTATATGTCAGGACTGCCTGGCATAAGAGCAGGATCAAAGGAAAATTTCAAAAAGGTGTTCGTAGATGCGTAGAAGGGGAATTTAAGAAGGGGCAAGTTCCTTGGAACAAGGGTAGAAAGCTTGATTACTACTCTCCTCGAATGACAGGAAAGAAGATGTCTGAGGAACATAAAAGAAAGATAGGCGATAAGTTAAGTTGAGGGGAAGAAAAAGACCAGGCGTTGGTTTGGGAACAAAACATAAGCTCTCTGCGGGGTGCCTCATAGAACTTCGGAATCGCATGTCTAAACAAAAATATGTTTTAGGAAGGCACCGTACCGAGGAGGAGAAGGATAAGATCAGGGCAGGAGTTATAGGAAATACAAACTTTCTTGGAAAACATCATACAGAGGAAAGTAGGCAGTTAATAAGTAAAGCACTTAAAGGAAGAAAGTTTTCGACTGAATCTATTAAAAAGATGAGCGAAGCTCAGAAGGGACCGAAGAGTCATCGGTGGCGTGGTGGTGTTTCTAATGAGCCCTATCCTTTTGAATTTAATGATGTGCTGAAGGGGGAGATACGGAAACGTGATGAACATACTTGTCAATGTTGTGGTATGACTGAAGAAGAGCATTTGATAGTGTATGGCATACCTTTGCACGTGCATCACATAGACTATGATAAGAAAAATTGTGATAAGAATAACTTGAATTCTTTATGCAAAGCGTGTAACTCCCGGGTTAACTTCAACAGAGAGCATTGGAAAGAGCACTTTATAAGTAAACTTGTGGACAAAACAAAGAAAAATGTATCTGTATAGGTGAGGGGAAAGGAGTGTGTATGAACCAGAAGGTGCTGGACGTATTCAATAGTTTCAAAGTAGAAAGCAAAGCGCTTCCGATACTGAAAAACATCTATGTAGACGACAAGTGCGCCAGGAAGACCGACTTGGACAGGCAACTTGTGTATTACGGAAAACCGTTTCCTGAAAGTTCTGAAGGCGTCCTCGAGGCGAAGAAGACGGTACTGGTAGATACGACTTTCAAGCCGGAGGAATTCCCGAGCGCAGTACGCCCCGGGAAAGAGCTACTGATGTCGAAGGTGATGCACAAGAAGGTGCTGAGCGACATGTTGCATCGTGCCGTCATGTTCACATTTCGGGGAACAGATAGGTATACTCTGCGAGGGATGCTGTGGTCATGGAATAAGAACGGGATTGTTGTCATATCAACAGACGGGAAGAGGCTGTACAGAGAGTCAATAGAGCTGATCGCAGAAGTTGAAAAGACGGGCAAGGCGATCGTTGTGGTAACACCTGCCAGCGTGGCCGTTATAGACAGCATGATGCGCGCCGAGGAAAACGCAATGATGGCACAGATATCGGTATATAAGACCACGGCGTTCATCCGTGTGGGGAACTTTGAGCTTTCGGTGAAATGTGAGGAAGCGAGCCTGTATCCGAACACGGATAAGTTTCTTGTGGAGCAGCAGACCGGCGCCAAGTATGAAATTTTCGGTCTGACGGATGCGGTTAAGTACCTGAAACAGTTTGAGAACAAAAGCAAGTACGAGCCGGAAACAGTGGCCGTTGAAATATATCCCGACAAGATGGTGCTTGGGAAAGGTGTTTATAGTTCCGTCTCTGTCAAAAAGACTTTTAAGGAGGACATACAGTTTAAGGGAACAATCCTTCACCCGTGCTTGATCACGATGTGCATGAACCGGGATGAGGGCAAAGAGTACATAGCACAGTACCATATAGATTACTTATCGGACGTGGCCAAGTTATTTGGAAATAATGTGGTTATGTTTTTGTACAGGGATGCAACTACAGAGCGTGGGTACTTCACCACAAGGAGTCAGGCGTGGTAGCAGAGCAACAGGATTTATTCAAGAAGTCAACGAAGCAACTTGAAGAAGAGAAGTATACGAATGAATACTGCCTGAACTACCTTAGGACATCTCTCGATCTATGGGATATGAGAACGTGGCGTAAGAATCACGATCGTAAAGAGGTCGAGGACTGGGTGGCGCAGGAGGAGATCAGCGGAAATAATGACGGTCATGCCGGATTTTGTGTAGCGAAGCTGAAAGAACGAGGCGTGATTGGTAAAGGATTTATAGTCGACGCAATCATGTCAAATAACCATATCACATACGGGAACAGGATCGTGCCGTGCTTTCTCGAGGATTGTCCTAAATGGGTAGCGAACGGGAAGAAGTACGGGCCGGGATTGTGTGAACCATGTGAATCTAAAGTCACTCCGAAAGGGAAAAGAAATGCCACTAAAGCTGTTAGGACCGCGCCTGTTGATTAAGGAAGAGGCGATGGTAGATAAGACCGAGGGCGGTATTATAATACCGGACATGTTCCAGGAAAAGACCAACAAGGGTCGGGTGATGCAAACAGGCGCAGGATGCTTGATGAAGAACGGTAAGAGGCACGCAGTCTGTGCGAAGGTAGGAGAGTGTGTGTTATACGGAAAAAGAGCAGGCGTGCCGGTCGAGGTAGACGGCGAGAACTACTTAATAATAGAGAACAATCATGTAGTGGCTATATTAAAGGAAGGGGCAAGATGATGATAAAAGAGATTGGAATTCCGAGAGAGGACTCGAAGATCAAAGGGTTTCCTTACCAACTGACGGATTGGGTGCCGACAAGAGAGGACCTGGAATTTGCAGAGGAGACTTTTATAAAGTACAAAGAAGAGTATCGTGCTGTGGTGGCAAAGAGCCCTGCGGGATATGCTATGTTCACGGACGGCGGATCGCGGATGTCTTTAGATAACAAGAGCTACAGGACAGAGGAAAAACCAAAGGAGGGTAGTGATGTTAAAAAACGTTCTTAGCAAGGCGAACCTTGGCGGCTTGGTCATGATGATCAAGCTGGGGAAGAAAGGCGAGTTTGAAGTGCAGGACGCGAACAAAACGCTGCTTGTGTCGTATGACGGCGAGAAGGACGAAGTGTTCAAAGAGGAGATAGGCATATTCAATCTGGGCATGCTTCTTGATATACTTGGGTTTGCGGACGAGCCGAAGATATCTTACGCAAAGGATGGTGTGCTGACGGTCAAGGCAGGCAACCAGTCCTTTGAATACATGGCAGCGGATCCGAGCGTGATATTCACGGCATACAGGCCGGAAAAGGGTGAGCACATCCTGGACAAGATGAAGAAGGCAGGGAAGCCGGTCGTGATCCAGATGTCGGCCGAAGTCGTCAAAGAGATACTGAAGGGCATGTCGGTGCTTAAGGACGCGACCGTGGCATTCTTCGAGGGCAACACTTTCGGAGTAGGCGGGGAGAACGAGAATAAGTACCGCGCCAAGCTCATTGATAAGACAGCACAGGCGCCGGAAAAGATAAAGTTGCCTAAGAAAGAGTTGCAGGCGATATTCACCGCATGCGAGGGAGTGCGTGAGGGTAAAGGCAAGGAAGCAGTCGATGTGGTTACTATCGAGCTGCGGGGGGACGGGGCGCCGGTAGTAATTAGGGAAAAGGATCTGACATTCGTATTGTGGAGACAGGAATAAATACTTTAGGGTGGTGGCGCAAATGGTTGACGCTGCGGCTGTGCACAGAAAAACAGAAACCACAGAATGCAGGTTCAAATCCTGCCCACCCTGTCAGAACGACCGGGGGTTGTGGTGTAGTTGGTAGCACGATGCTTGTACCTAGGCAGGCAAGAGTTAGGGTTCGAATCCCTGCAACCCCGGCGGCCGAAAAGGAACAATGAATAAGTTTGAATACCGGATTACATACATGAATGGAATGAAGGGTGATTGGATACAATGGGATACTCTTGTGGGAGCACTACGTGAGATTGAATACCGTTATGCGAACAGTGGGGAACATATCATAAAGAAAATTGTGATTAGGCGTCGTAAACAAAGAGGAGGGTGATATGGAGTTTAAGTTTGAAGTCGGAGAGAAGGTTAAGGACACAATAACTGGGTTTCAAGGTGTTATTGTTGCGAAGACAAAGTGGCTCAATGGATGTATTCGGTACGTCGTTCAGTCACGGAAAAGAACATCTGAGGGCAAAACGGTAGAGGACACTATCGATGAGCAGCAACTCGTGTCTCTCGAACCTGCGAAGAAAAAGAAGACAAGCGGCCCAGGCGGGGCAAGGACTGCTCCTAAGAACATGGCGGCGCCTACGAGGCCGACTATTCGTTAAAGAGGTTGGGCACAGATAGCAGTAATGGAGGAAATCTATGGGCAGAGGTAAATGTAAAGATTGCGGGAAGCCTCTGGGAAAGAACTCTAAGGCAACCGGGGCTGTCCGATGTAAATCTTGTGCCCAGAAGGGTAAGAACAACTCACGATACATTGATGGAAGAACGCTTAAGATCAATCGTTGTGTTGATTGTGGTAAGCGAATACAATGGCATGCTACAAGATGTGAGACTTGTAACGGAGAGTGGGCCTTTGTAAAAGGCAAATATGCCAAGGTGCTGAATAAAGAAATGCTGATGCAAGAGTATGTGCGCAAAGGTAGAAGCATACATAGCATAGGAAAAGAGTTTGGAAGGGCAGAAGCAAGTATTTATCGGGCTCTCTTAAGATACAAAATTTTGATAAGGTCTAAAAAGGAATCAGCAACTATATTTTGGAGCAGTATTGAGGGAATAACATTAAGACAAAAATATAGTGATGAAACAAAGGGCATAGATCGTAGGAAGCATATTTCACATGGGAAGGATTGTGGAAGTTACATTGATGGTAGGGTTGCAAAAGGCAGTAAATGTTTGTTTTGTGGAATAACCCTTAAGGACTATAGGTATAAGTTTTGTCCTTTGCACAAATACCTTGGCAGAAATATAAGAGGAGATAGGAATGGAAATTGGCACGGCGGTATATCATTTGTGCCATATCCGTTAGGATGGACGAAGACACATAAAGAGCAGATAAGATACAGGGACGGATATAAGTGTAGATTGTGTGGCGTGCCCGAGGTAGAAGCTGGGGAAAAACTATCAGTGCATCATGTGGATTACATTAAAAAACATATAGATGAGAAGAATTTAGTATCTTTGTGCAGAGTATGTCATGGCAAGATGGCGCATAACAGAAAATTTTGGAAAAAGTTTTGGCAAGAACGTGTGGAGGAGGATACTAATGGCAAACGTGTTCGACAGTTTATGGGTAGAAAAATATAGACCTAAGAAGTTAGAGGACGTAGTGCTTGATCCGGGAATACGTAATACGTTTGAAGAGTACATTAGGAATGGGGATATTCCTAATCTTTTGTTTAGCGGAAAGCCCGGCACAGGTAAAACTACGATTGCAAAAATACTGTTGCATACGCTGAATGCTGATACGATGATTATGAATTCAAGTAGTGATCGGGGCATCGATGTTGTGCGTAACAAGTTTACTAATTTTATGGCTATACGTGGATCACACAAGTGGCGTATTATACTGTGTGAGGAGGCGGATGGACTCACTCCGGAAGCTCAACAGGCAATGCGAAATGTGATGGAAGAATGTGCAGGTCGAGGTCGTTGCATTCTTACATGTAACTATCTGAACAAAATTATCGAACCGATCCGCAGCCGGTGCCAGTTCATAGAGTTCAAGGAGGTGCCCAGAAAGGCATGTTTTAAGCAGCTGCAGGGCATCCTTGGGCAGGAGAAGGTGAAACACGACACAGACACCGTCCTAGGGCTTGTAGACGCCTATTATCCAGATATGCGCGCCATGATCAATGCCATGCAACTCTCGACCACAGGGAAGGTGCTGAAAGAGATCCGTGAGGACCTGAACGAGAACATTCTGGTAATGAAGCTCATCAAGGAAAAGAACATGAACGGGTTGCGCGAGATAGCATACAGGTTGGACCACATTCAGGTTTTTCGATATCTCTTTGATAACATTGGCGAGATAGAGCAAGACAATATAAAGCAGACAGAGAAGCGATTACGAATTGCTGAATACATGGCGCGGGATTCTTATGTGGCAGACCATGAGATAAATTTCATGGCGTGCTGTTTGGAGATGATGCAAAGTGCCAAAGAAAATATGTAACTGTTGCAAGAAATACTTTTTATGCTCGTCAGAATACGGAGTAAGAAATAATGATGTGGTGTCAACGTCAGATGAAAATGATGGAAACATGCGATGGTTGTAAAAAACATTGTTCATATCGAATTGCGGACAAAGAGCAGGGTGGAAAAGTGTACTGCTTTGTAGAGAAGAAGCAGGTGTATTCGTGTCTTCACATGGAGTGCATAAGACGCCGGGAGAAGAACAATCATGAGCATGTTTGATGACATAGCGAACCTATCCAGCAAGAAGGCGCCCGTCCGGGACCCGGAAAGCTACGACAGGGATGTGTACCAGATCAACAGGTGCCTTGCGATGGAGGATAGTCTGCTTCCGATCATGGCCGAGTTCTCAAAATATCTTTGGACGTTACGTGGAAGATATTATCTTCTGCTTGATGGGTTTATACCACAGACAAATAAAAGATTATTCATAAAAAATGTCCGGCGCGGAAAGCTTGAGAATATAGACAGGCAGCGGATCAATGCAGTGCAGCAAGTTACAAATTACTCGGGGGCACAAGCGTATGTGGCAATGGAGATTCTTCGGCATGAAGGCATCGATGTTGATAGGTTGTTTGGCTTTAAGGAGGACAAAACCGATGAAGGAGCTAGCATTTCGGGTCAAAGATAAAGAGGGCAAGATACATGAGGTAGGCACCTTGAGCTTTGTGTCTAATGCTCATGCGGTCGTAGTTACAGTCTTAGAGGATGGATGCCAGAGGTTCGAGTGGCCGGAAGAGTGTGACCTCCTGATGTACAGTGGGTACAGGGACATAGCAGGGCAGAAGGTGTTTGAGGGGGATAGGATTAAAGGAAATTTCTACGATGAGGAACGTGAGGCCAAGATCGTGTTCGAGAATGGCGCGTTTTGGATCAAAGGTAATGATGTCATAGGGAACACGGAAGGTTTTGCATTTCCGTTGCATCTTTGGTACGACAAGATAGAGGTGGTGAAGTAATGTATAAAACGCTTCGGGAGAAACGAGATATGTTGAAGGCTCTGCGTAAGCAGCGCGACCTGCTAAAGTCTGAGAAAGCAGACATGTGGAATAGGGCTTTGGCCAGCAACCCACAGATAGACGACGTACGTAAAGAACTTGAAGGCATGCGGGCAGAACGATCGAAGATCACGGAAGATATAGAGAAGTTGTTGGCCAAAAGACGGGGTATGTCCAAGGCCATAAAGGACAAGTGTGCCGAGATCAGGATGAAGGGATCCACCAAGAAAACCATGTTTGACGCGTGCCGGGGAAAGAAAGCTGAGATCATGGAAGTGGATAAGAACATCATGAAGGTGCAAGCGGAAATTGCACATATATTGGGTCGTGACCGGGAATGGCGATGAACAGGAAAAAGGAAACCAACGGGAGGTGCGTATGAAAGGCATTGTAGGTTTTATAGTTGTGGCAGTGCTTTGCTGTGCGATGGCATTCGCATATGCGGAGGTTACACAGCAGGACAAGACGCCGCACTTTGGCAAAGAGGCGAGCGAGGCATCAAGTTGGGTTACAGACAACACGACAAGCAGCAGTCTCGTAGTTCCGTCTGTGGATTATGACTACGTGTGGGAGGCAGAGGGCGGAGATCCTATAATTACTATAGTGAATAGGGAATATAAAAATAATGAATATCGACCGCCTAAGAGAGTCGAGATCGATGTACATTACTTGGATAATGTCTACGTTAAAGACGGCAAAGTTGTAGTGGAGCTGAAGGAGAAGAAATAAGATAATGGAAAAGACTCATCTGTGTAGCACATGTCGATATATCAACTGCGTTCTTGTCCCGCCGATCAAGGTCAAGAACGCAGACCTTCTTGTTATAGGGGAAGCTCCCGGCGATGAGGAGGAGCGCGCAGGCATACCTTTCTGTGGCCAGTCCGGGCAGGTGCTACGTAACACAATGCGCGACATAGGATTCGACATGGCAAAGGTGGCTATCACGAACACGTGCCTGTGCCATCCTCCTAAGAATGAGACTCCTAAGAAGAAAGACATAGAGACGTGCTCAAGACAATTTCTGTTCCAGCTGATACAGGAGTTGCAGCCGAAGATGATCATGTGCGCAGGGGCGGTGGCGCGATCGGCCATAGAGGAGGACATGTGGCAGAAGATTCCCGTGGCACATGTGTTGCATCCGGCAGCACTGTTGTACGAGCCAGGCAATGAGGGGAAGTTCAGAACCGGGATAAGAAAGGTTCATAATGCGTTGTACCCCGTGAAGTATGACCGGGAATTGATAGTGGTGACAACTACAGAAGGACTGACCAAACTGCGAGAATGGATAAAGAGAAAGACACAGGTGGCGACAGATATAGAGACCAACAACACGTTGGATCCATTCAACAAGAACGGCAGGATCACCCACATAGCGTTCGGTGACGGAAAGAAGGCATACTCGATATGGCTGGATAAGCCAAACGATCCGGTGTTTACAGAGCAGGCAGCGGGGTTTGTGAAAGAAGTGTTGGCAGACAGCAGGATAGAGCACATCTTCCACAGGAGCTGGTTCGATGTCAAGTTTCTGAACTCGCGAGGATTTGAGGTAGCGAAATTTACGGATACAAGGGTCAAGGCGTTCTTGCTGAATGAGGATAGGATGGAACTGGGGCTGAAGGAGCTGGCGGCAGAGTACATTGGGCCATACCAGTTCACGATGGATAAGGATCCTATAAAGAATGGGTATTACAACGGAGAAGACTCATATTTTACCTATAAGTTGAGCGAGATATTTGACGGGCAGATGAGCACGCCACTCAAGAAAGTATTGAATAAAATAGTCATGCCTGTCATACCGGTGCTTAATGAGATGATGCTGACAGGAATAAAGATAGATCAGGCACAGGCGAAGAAGGTAAAGAAAGAAGTGGAGCAGGCAAGGGATGAGGCGCAGCAGGAACTGCTTAAAAAATATAAGATATTCAGAGGCATAAATCTTGAGTCACCGGATCAGATGCAGGCAGTGCTATTCGGAGCGATGAAGGAAAAGCCGGTCAAGGAAACAAAGACAGGGTACTCGGTAGATGAGGAGACGTTGAACACATACGCTTACCAGGGCAAGGAGTGGGCGCGCCTCATAGTTAAGTACAGGAAGCAGAACAAGTTGCTGTCAACATACATAGATAAGATTCCTAAGATGGTGAACTATGATGGCAGAATAAGAACGCAGTTTGACCCGGCGAACTCGCGTGCGGGCAGACTTTCCTCGAGTGATCCAAACCTGCAGAATATACCTCGTAACAAAGAGATACATAAGATGTTTGTAGCGGACAAGGGGAAGATGCTTTCTTCCTTCGACTTCAGCCAGCTCGAGTTAAGAACGGCCGCATCGATGGCACCGGATGCTAAGATGTTAATGGCTTTCAGAAACGGGGAGGATGTGCATAAGCAGACAGCATCGCTTGTAACGGGAACGCCGATAACAGAAGTAACTGAGGATCAAAGGCAACTTGCCAAGGGAGTTAACTTTGGAGAAGTCTACGGGCAGCAGGCGGAAGGTCTGAAGCAGTACCTATTTGACAAGTTTGAAATAGACATTGAACTGCGAGAGGCAGAGCGTATAAGGAAAGTATACTTTGAGAACTACGGTGGGTTGCTGTTGTGGCATAAGAGAGTTATAGATGAGATATACAGGACACATCAGGTGGTGTACCCTACAGGACGAGTGCGTCGGTTCCCTCAGGCGAAAGCATACGATAAGATCCCGGGAAGCATATTGAGGCAAGGGATCAATGCGCCGAATCAAGGCAGCGCCAACGACTGCGTCTCCTTCACGATGAGCAAGCTTCATGCACTGATCAAGAAGGCGAAGCTGCCGGTGAAGTTTGTACTGACCGTGCATGACATGGCGATGTTTGAACAGGATGACGACAGGAAGGTTTTGGAATATTTGATAGAGCTGACTAACATGGTGATAAAGGATGTGTTGCCGAAGGACGAGCTATTCTCGTGGTTAAAGTGTCCGCTGGAGGTGTCTTTTAAATTTGGTAAATCCTGGGGGGAGATGGAGAATCTGTGAGAGATGCACTGGGTAGATTTGTTTCGGGGCCAAGTGATTGGAAAGGGAAGAAACGGTCTAAAGCATTTCGGGAGAAATGCCGATTAGGGCACCTTGGGAGAAAACGGGAACCTCTCTCAGAAGAGCATAAGAGAAAGATAGGATTAGCTAATTCGAAGGCATTGAAGGGAAAGATACTACCGAATGACCACAAGGGGAAGATTAGCAAATCTGTAAAAAAAGCACTACGCGACAATCCAGAGATTGCGAAGAAACGTGCACGGAGCGGGGAGGCTCACTGGAATTGGAAGGGGCGTACTATTTGCCCGGATTGTGGAGGTGCAAAGCATAAGCATGCACGGAGATGCATGATCTGTAAGAGTAAATACAATAGAGGAGAAAGACACCCAAATTGGTGAGGTGGATCATCCTTTGAACCCTACTCGGTGGAATTCCGTGATATAAAGGACAGCATACGGAAACGTGACAACTACGCATGTTTAGGTTGTGGTATGGCAGAGATGGAACATATTACAGTGATTGGTCGTGTTCTGCACGTTCATCATAGCGACTATGATAAAAAGAATAATAAACCTACGAATTTGGCAACGGTTTGTACTTGGTGCAACACTCGAGCAAATCATAATAGAGAATACTGGAAAAGATTTTATACAAACAGGATTCGGTTGAGTATGCAAGGGTTGATTAAATAAATGGAGGGCGGATCGATGGCGGAAGAAACTATGGGCAGGATTACCTGCGACATGTGTGATAACTATGACGACAAGCTGCAGATGTGCGGCGAGCTGAACTGTCATGTGAACCTGCATAAGCATAGAGGGGACTGTGTAAAGAAGAAGAGGTTTGTAGAGAAGGGAACGAGGCCCAAAAAGAAAGTTAGAGAGGTCAGTACGTTCCCGGGAGATCCGTCCTATGAGGACACGAAGAAGAAAGATATCGTAGCGGCCCCGTTTACTCCTAAGGTGCTATCTCCTGCTTCGACTGGGCAACCCTTGAATGTCGAAGAGGTCAAGGAGGAGAAGCAGATAAAGAAGGACGTACAGGACAGCATGGCAGTACCGAAAGGACTCGTGCCGGAGAAACCGCCGTTGGCAAAGCCTTTGTCCTTTTGGAAAAGGATAAAGAAAGTTTGGACGAATTGACTTTTTTTGTCTCCTAGTATAGTGAGAGGGGGAGGTGACAGGTAATGGCAAAAGGCGATTTGATAGAGCTAGATGCGGCGGTAGACATCAAAGTAAACGAGCATGTGTGGGCCGGAAAGCTGAGCGAGGTTGTCAGGATCAATGTTGATCTCTTGCAGGCCGATATGGTAAGACAGCCAGGGCTAGTGTCGTGGTTTGGTGTGGTTGCGGTAGAGGCGACCGATCGTGTAAAAGGAATACAGAACAAGATAGCTGACATGAAAGAGGAGCAGGACAGCATTTATGCTGAGCTGGATATGATTGTGCGTACTGAGCACAAGGGGGATAGCAAACCTCCTACTGAACCAGCTGTTAAGGCGATGGTGCTGACACATGAGAAGTACAAGACGTTCCTTAAGGATATGTCCACAAAGAGGGAGGAGCTTAGGGAAGCTCTGAAAATAGAGAGCACGCTGATAAAGATACTGATAGGGCTCGAGCACAAGAAAGATATGATCATTCAGATAAGTGCTACAAACCGCAGAGAGGGCCGGGCGGGGGATTACAATCGTGAAGGTCCGATGGAATAGGGGAAAGAAGTAACCAAAAACGGGAGGTGTAAGATGGGTCTCAATCTGAAGAAGATGAGAGAGGCGTATGAAAGGAAGGCGGAGAATAAGGGAGGGATCGACCGGTGGAAGCCCGAAAAAGGGGATAACACGGTAAGGGTGCTGCCGCACACCTTGAAGTACTTCACGGATGAGGATGTCGTGACGATAGCGTTCACGTACTTCTCACATTTCGGGGTAGGCCCGGAAGGCGCGAAAGACATGATCGTATGTCCCAGGACGCTGAACACGAAAGAGCACAAGAACAGGTGCCCTGTATGCGAGGCCGTCGCAACGCTGGGGAAGACAGGGGATCCTACGGATCAGGCACTGGCCAATGACATGGGCATGAGGCGCAGGTACCTTATGAACATCATCGACCTCAAAAGCCCCGAGACGATAGCCAAGGGGATACAGGTGCTGGAATGCGGCCCTACCATCCACGACGAGATATTCAAGTGGTGCAACGAGAAGTGGGGCGATCCTATCGCGCTCGAGGACGGCAGGAACATGACGATCACAAAAACGCTTCCGGCCAGTGGGGACGTTAAGAGGACCAGTTATTCGGTGGAGCCGGACCCGGACAAGACGTCCATAGAGGGCAAGCTCCCGGCGAACTGGAAGGACCAGATAAGGAAACTCGAGACGATGATCCCGGCGGTCAAGACGTACGACGAGATCAAGAGGATACTCGAAGGCGACGTCGAGTACGGCGAGCAGGGAACTGGCGGCAAGGTTGCAGCCGCACCGGCAGCACCGGCACCCGTACAGGCGCCCGCACTGGCCGCGAAAGAGGCAGAGAAGCCATCACCTGACAAGGGACCGGGAGCACCGCCGCCACCCGCACAGGACGGAATGAAACCGGAATGTTTCGGGATGAGATACTCGATGAAAGCGGACAGGTGTAAATCATGTCCGGCCAATGCTGGGGATTCGTGCAAGAAGGCGTTTCTCTCGCAGTAGGGCTTAACTTACTACAGGGGCGGATGTGAAAGACATCCACCCCCGTAGTAGGTTTTTATTGAATAAGGAGGTACGACATGGGTAAAGCCAAAGAGGTTGATTTCTTGAGCGCAGTGGTGGCCGAGTTCTCGAATGACGAGGACATGATAGTGGGTAAGGAGCAGACACCGCAGGAATGGATCGACACGGGAAGCTATGCGCTCAACAAGATCATATCCGGGGACTACCTTAAAGGATACCCGCGAGGAAAGATCGTAGAGATTTTCGGTGACACCTCGGCCGGGAAAAGCTACCTCGTCAGCTTGGCGATAGCCAACTTCCAGAAGAAGTACGGCAACAAGGCAGCAATCATACTGGACGACACAGAGAATGCCTTCATGGAGGCGTTTGCGGCGAGCATCGGTGTTGACATACCAAGGATCATACGCAGGTACTCTGAAACGGTTGAGCAGCACTTCAGAAGCATGTTTCCTGACACCAGAAAGAAGAAGCCCGTGGATGAGAAGAAGTACACGCCTCTCATACCTTTTATACTCGGTAAAGACCCCGAGGTTAAGGTACTGCTGGCGCTAGATAGCATAGCGATGCTGTCGACCGATCACGAAAAGGCTGCCGGGTTCGATAAGGAGGACATGTCCAAGCCCAAGAAGATCCGGGCAGGGATACGGATGAACTTCCCCTACGTGTCGAAGAATGAGATCTTGTACCTGATCACAAACCATGAGATAGCGGACATAGCGCACAGCACGGCATACTACCAGGCCAAGACGACACCAGGGGGTAAGGCAGTGCCGTTCATGGCCACTGTGCGTCTCGAGCTGGCAGTCAAAGAGAAGTTCAACAAGAACGGTACGAAGGCCGAGAAGGATGATGACATAGCAGGAGTCGTCACGCAGGCGTTCACCAAGAAGAACAGGATAGCGCCGCCGTTCAAGAAGGCACGGATCAGGATCGACTTCGAGGGCAAGGGTGTTGACAAGATGAGTGGCGTGGCCGACCTCCTGATACAGGATGGCATCCTCAAGATGAAGTCTCAGGGGTTCCTGTACATAGACGACAAGAGGAAGATCAAAGAGAGCGAGCTGACAGAGGAAGTGTTCCTGCAACTGTTGGCTGACACGAAGGCAGAACGGGAAGTGCAGGAAGCGAAAGCAGCTAAAGATGGAAAAAAAGCATAAGTTTGTAGGTACGATCATAGACATAAGTGCGGTAGGCCCTGAGGACTTCCGTTATCATTATGATAAGGATGACATCTACGTGCACGGAATTGAGGTTATAGTTGAAGGGCAGAAGCTATTTTTTCAAGGGCAATTTGAGTGGGGGCAGTTCACATTTGTACCGGAGGGGGTACTATGATCCGTACAAATAAAAAGACTATGGTAGATAAGCAACTTCGGAAGCTTGAAAAACTTGTATCGAAGGCGAGTAGTTATTTTTTATATGAGAATATTAACAAGCGCAGTACGAAGGCGATGCGAAAGACGGTAGAAGGTGTGATACGGGAGTACCTTTTGAAGATACCGCAGTACAAACTGATAAAAATATCTTCGTCGATGTCTAGGGAAGATAAAAAGTTAGGGCAGATGACAGTGACGATGGATATAGTTAAGGTACACCCTGAAGGGAAATAGCGCAATGGATCGCATATATGTCGCAGGCCCCTACAGTGCAGGAAACATAATAGACGTGCTGAACAACATACAGCGCGGCATCAAGCAGTGCGCCATGATACTAAAGAAGGGCAGGTACGCCGTATATTGTCCATGGTTGGATTACCAGTACCACTTCTTTGAGCCGGGAATAACTGTAGAGCAGTATCAGAATAACAGCATGGCATGGCTTGAAGTATCTGATCTCATGGTAGTGCTGCCGGGATGGGAAAAGAGTAAGGGCACAAAGAAAGAGATAGCGCGGGCAAAGGAACGGGGCATAGAGATTATATACGTAGTGGAGGGAAATTTCAGATGATCAAAAGAGTATTGATATGGGCCGACCTTCAACTCCACACTTGGGAGCAGTTCGGAATCAGCAAGGATAACATGTCGCGCAGGATGCTTGAGCAGAAAAGCATCCTTGAGCAGATAACTACGATCAACAAAGAGCGTAAGATTGACCTCGCCATATTTGCGGGCGACTGGGTTCAAATTGTGGGCGACCACCCCACAGAAGTTGTGATGATGACGATAGAGTACTTCAAGAAGGACAGGACTCCGTACATGTTCGCGGACGGCAACCACGACCTAGAGGACACAGTAACTCCTACATGGTACCAGAACGTGGCGAACATGCTGCGTGCGTTGGCAGAAAAGCCACCGGAAGCGATTAAAGCACCATCGATAAAAATAGTAGGGTTTCAGGACAAGGTCGACTACGAAGAGCTGAAGGGATTTGATATAGTGGTTCTGCACAAGCAGCCAGAACTCACCACTGATTTCGGTCATAAGATGAAAGGTGTGGATTGGAAGAAGCTGGCCAAGAACAATGGCCTCGTTTTCTTCGGGCACGATCACACACAGAAGAAGCTGGCAAACAACAGTTGGGTTTTGGGTGCTCCGATGCATCATACGTTCGGAGACGTGGGCGACAGAGGACTGTTCATCGTAGAGTACGATGCACAGATGGAACCGAAGGTAGAATTCATCAAGCTGCAGTACCCGGAGTTCCTAACGGTAGAGACAGAGGATCAGGTCAAGCAGGATGGAAACTACTACAGGGTGCTCAACGCGTCAGAGAACTACCGGGAGGATAACGTGGTTGCGGTGCACAAGCCGCCGGTGTTCGAGCAGAGGATCAAGTCCGATCAATTCAAGGACATACTTGTAGAGTGGTGCAAGATCAACGGCAAGGACGAGACATACCTCCTTGCGATAGAGAACATCATCAAGGACAAGGTGCAGGCAGCCAAGGAATTCTTTACAGGAAGGATCGATAGTGTAGAGATAGATGACTTCCTGTCCATAGAGCATGTGGAGTATAAGTTGGAGGATGGTGTCACATTCATAGCAGGGCTGAATGGGGTGGGCAAGTCGACAGCGACAGGGGAGGCTGTGTACTGGTGTCTCTTTGGAAAGACAACCAAGGAGCTCACTGGAAACGATGTGGTCCGGGATGACTGTAAGGACTGCTCCGTAACAACGCGGCTCAAGGGCGACAAAAGTTATGAGATCATACGATCGCGCAAGAAGGGTCTTGAGATCATAGATACAAAGACCAAAGAGGATCTGGCAGAGGGCTTGCGAGAGGATGACAAGCAGGCACTGTTAGAAAGGATCCTCGGGTTCAATGAGGCCGTGTTCAAGGCAGCGTGCTACTTCAGCCAGGAGAACCTGATGACGTTGACCGGGCTGACGGACGACAGCAGGACGAACATGATAACAGATCTCTTGGGATTTGAAACGTATGATGACCTCTACGAGGAGACGCACAAGAAGCAGAAGTCTTTTGAGAAAGAACGTGAGGACATTGTAGCCAAGAAGGTAACTATCGAGTCTGACATTCGTGTGTTGGATTCAAAGATACAGGGATTGGACAGCACCATAGAATCGTTTGCGAAAGAGATTAGTGATTGGAACTTGGACATAAGAAACTACCATGACAGATTATCGGAGTTGACTCCTAGGCTTTCGGCCATAGTGAAGCAGGGATCAGCCGAGGAAGAGATGGCAAAGTATGATGGCATCATAAAGGATAAAGAATCGCTGCGTGATACTGTCCGGGAATCGATAGAGGATATGACAAAGAGTACGGAGGTTGCCGGGCACAACAAGGCCCTGACCGATCTAACGAGCAAAGCGTCGGCGATAAATACGGAATTGAAAGAGATCATAAAGAACGAGAGCCGGCTGGAAAAAGAGATAGCATCTCCTGTCGTGGCGCCGGACCCGAAGTATGCGGACATGATCAGTGAACTGAAAAGTCAGGCAGGGGAGTTGAGTGGCGTGCGATACGGTAAGGAGGATCTGGTAAAGAAACTGCAACAGGAGATCGACAATCTTAATGGGGTAGAGGTAAACGTCCGATGTAAGAAATGTGGTTCGTTAGTTACGAAAGAGAACGTGCAGAAGTTTATAGACGAGAGGAAAACCGAGATTGATATGGCCAGCGCGATTATGAATGATCTGCTGGTGAAATCTAAGGAAGTGGCCGACAAGGTAGATGCGGTGGTGGTCGAACAGGCAAAAGAGATATCGGCAGGCAAGCAGCGATACATCGCCGAAAGGAAGTATAAGCTGGGGGATCTGCGGGAGAGAAGCGAAGAGCTCATGAAGGAGCTTGACGGGTTGAATGCGGCCATCATTGAGAACACAAAAAAAAGAGACGAGGCCGCCGAGGAGAAAAGACTCTTCGAGAAGAAGCTGCAGAAGGTAGAGCAGGAGATTCAAGAGGCACGGAGAAGCAGAGACGCGTGCGCGAATCGCGTTACAGAGCAGATGCAGGAGAAACTTAGTGTAGAGAATGCCATAGAGAACTGCCAAAATATGATCAAGATCGACAACCGGCAGATCAACGAGCTGGATGTGAAGATACAGGGGCTGAAGCAGGATGTGGCGAAGATCAAAGGGCAGAAGGACGTCAGCGCGACACAGATGAAAGAGGCTGACGGGGGGATAGATGTGATAGATAAAGGCATAGCCGTGCTGGAATTTTGGAAGGTAGCTTTCTCGGCCAAAGGAATCAGATCGGTACTACTTGATAAGTTTGCGAATGAAATGAATGGTATCGTCAACACATACTTAGCCACCGTGACCAATGGTCTTATGAGCGTAATTATTAGCCCTACGACCAGCACGAAGAAAGGTGAGGAGCGCAATAAGATAGGCATGGTCATAAAGAAGGGCGCCAGAGAGAGAACATACAAGAGCTTGTCCGGCGGGCAGAAGAAGAGGGTTGATGTCAGTTTGTGCTTTGCTCTGAATAAATGGGTGAGCGACAAGTATGGTGTGCCGAAAGGAATACTCGGACTGATTATACTGGACGAGCTGTTTAGCTTCATAGATAAGGTTGGGGAGGAGTCGATAGCGAACCTGATATACAATGAGGCGCGAGACAAGGCGATCATAGAGATCAGCCACACGCCGGAACTCAAAAGCTACTGTGACCGTGTGTGGACTATCGTGATGGAGAACGATATAAGCCGTTTGGAGATTGCGTGATGTGCCAGTAAAAAGACTATGAGAAAAATAAGATGGACAATATAATCCTGATGTTGAAAAAGGAAGAGTTCTTGGCAGAGCTGATAGCGTGGCTTAAGGGCAGGGGGTTGTGGGAAGAGGTTAAGAAGGATTTAGGAGTGGTGGGGAAGGAGTAGGAGTAATTATGCCTGATACAATGTCTTTCAGGAAACAGGATGGATCAATAATAAAAGCGCAGGAGGTGTTCATAAACTCTACGAGCGAGCACTGGTCAGAGTTTATGCTTGAGGACGGAGCGGTGGTCAAGGCCAAGATCGTGGGGACTAAGGTGTTCAAGGTGCCGGGGGAATATGACGGCGATGGGAATCCTTTGTACCTGCTTAGATCGGTGAATGTGGTAGCAGTAACGGTGCCGGAAGCATTGAAAAGAAAGATTCTGGATACGGGGCAGGCGTGATATGAAATTCAGAACGGTGCTTTGCGATCCGCCATGGCATGTAGACTTCATCCAGTTGAAGATGCGGCCGAACCAGATAAAGATGCCCTACCCGACCATGATGACGAAAGAGATCATGGCCATACCGGTAAGCAGCATTGCTGATAAAGACTGTAACTTGTTTCTATGGACGACTCATACATACCTACCGGATGCGTTGAAGGTGGCGGAGGCATGGGGATTCAAATATCACGCTCTGATGACGTGGGACAAAGCAGGGCAGGGCAGGCCGTGCTGTGGGTTCAAGCGTGATACTGAGTTTTTGATATATGCATACAGGGGCAAGATCACGGTGAATCAGCGAGGCGCGTTCATCCACACGCTGTTCAGAGAACCCGTACAAAAGCACTCACAAAAGCCGGACATAGTGTATACTATCATAGAGCGTAATTCGCCCGAGCCTCGTGTTGAGCTTTTTGCAAGATGCCTCAGACCAGGGTGGTGGAGTTGCGGAGATGCCCTAAATGGGGAAGATATCCTGGATACTTTCAAGAAAAAAAGCTTTTTGTATACTCCGTTGTCAAAATGGCGTAGATTATGATTAAAAGAGATATGAATGGAAAGTTTATTCAAGGAAGTCATCCTTCTACTGAGTTTAGGAAAGGTAGTAGGAAGGAAAAAATATATATGACAATACGGGGTGTGCGTGGAAAACCCTGTAAGAAATGTGGCAATTGGAATCCTCTTGATAGCTTTGTGAAAAATAGTGTATGCAAAGACGGTCGTGCTGATACTTGCAGGAAGTGTTCTAATATCTACGGGAAAGAGTGGAAATGTAAGCATAAGGATAGGATCTCCGCACGTCGTAGGGAATTGTATGAAAAAAATATTGGTTGGGCTTCCCGCGAACGAATTGTGCAACGAATGGAAGAACGGAGGAAGCTTTATCCTCTTCGAGTACGATGCCAAATGTTGCGGGGAGGGATGATACTCAGATCTCATAGTTATCGAAGAAACAGACCTTTGGAATTTGATAATGACTTTTTTACAGTTAAGCACTTGATGGATAGATTATCCAAAAACCCGAACTGTGAATGTTGTGGGAAGTCCTTAGACTTGAGTTTTAAGAAAGATAAAAAGTTTAACGATAACTCTGCTTCGATGGATAGGGTAGATTCAGCGAAAGGGTATATAAAAGGAAATGTTGCTATAATTTGTTGGCGGTGTAACAAAGTTAAACAGAATTCGACAGCTAAAGAACTTCGTGTGGTGGCTGACTTTATAGATAGGTTTTACTCAAAACAGAGTCAATAATAAGTGGAGGGATTAGGGATGGAAGAGTGCATTCACGAAGTGGTCTGCAGGCATAAGGGAGAGGGCGAAGAAGAAAGATGCAGCAGCGCGGCGATATGCAAGTTTTATGACAACGGATCGTTCGGACCGGCTGAGGGGAAGACTGCACATCGTAAGAAGAGACGATGCAATCCGATGGCCAGAACAGTGACAGGGCCGTTAAAGGACGCGCCAGAGGGCGATGACGAAAAAGAGCCGAAGATAAGCAAGAAGGAACTAATGCGTGCCTACGGTATCGTGAAGCGTCGGATGAAGGAAGGGCGGCTTACTGAGAACCAGGCGTTGGCGATGAAAGCGTTGAAGGGAAAGCATTTTAAGAGTATGACAGAGGAGCAGAAGCAGCAGATCATCGACATAGCTGATACTCCTCTGAAAGAGGCCAAGGATGTGTAACCAGGCAGAGTTTGCCTTTGTCAAAGAAATAAAATGTCTTCACAGACATAGTATTGTTCTGCCGGCCCGGGAAGAAAAACGAGGATGGTTTAATCGTGCCGTTGTTGTGGAAAAGGTTTGTGTTGATTGTGGGATACGATACCGAAGAGAGTTTTAATTTGGTAGTAAGAAAGGAGGCCAAGGATGGCTAGCATAAATTTTGGCATACATCTGCTGGTTGGGTGGATAATTTTTGTTGTGGGGATGTGTTGGGTTCTTTATCCAAAGAACAGGCGATGCCCGAAGTGCGGGTTCCAATCGGCTTTCAGTAAATACTGCCATCGTGACGGATCTAAGATGGTTCGTGCCAAGAGAATATTTTTAAGATGCACGAAGTGTCATAGAGAGGTATGGCGAAGCGATGGGTACTGTGGACATTGCGGCGATCCAGTCCCAAAAGGTGTATAATGATATTTATAGGTATTGATCCTGGCAAGACGGGAAGCGTTTCGGTAATAGACGGTAAGGATTTGTGTGTCATACCGACTCCTGTGATCGAAAAGGAATATGATATCGCGGGGATGTACGGCATACTGGTTGGCAAGAACAGGGGAGCATTTGCCGTCCTCGAAAGGGGGCAAGCCATGCCGGGCCAAGGCGTGGTAAGCATGTTCGAGTTCGGCAGAGGATACGGGTTGTGGCAAATGGCCCTCGCCGCTTCGGGAATACCCTACCAGATAGTCCATCCGCGAGTGTGGACAAGGGTAATACTCGGGGGATCCCCGGGCAAGGACAAGAGCCGATCATTCCACGCGGCGCGGAGGATGTTCCCGCAGTGGAATCCGCAGTGGAAGAAAGAGCATCAATACTGTGACAGCATATTGTTAGCTGAATATTGCAGACGAGTGTACACCAATGATAAACTTTGAGTATGGGTGCAAAGTCCGGCACAAGAGGACGGGGGTTATATACACAATGGCAGCATTAAGATCATGCGGAGCTTTCATAACATGTAAGAGTCTGCGGGATAAGTTCTTTGCGCAGACAGTCGTCTTCCACAGAGATGATCTGGAACTCGTGGAGGAGAAGATAAAAATTCCAGAGAACATAAACAAGGAGGGGTAGCAGTGAAAGGAAAAGTAAAGTGGTTTAATGAGAAGAAGGGGTATGGTTTTATAACCGGGGAGGACGGCAAAGATTACTTCGTGCATTTCTCTGCCATCAAGGCCGAAGGTTATAAAAAGCTGAGAGACGAGCAACGGGTGGAGTTCACTCCTGCCCAGGGTGAGAGAGGCCCTCAGGCGACTGAAGTGACAGTCGTGATGAAAGAGCCCGCATCGGACGCAAAGAAGCGTGACAGGAGCGGAATACCGTCAGCGAAGGACGCTGAGAGCACAGATGCTGCAGGCTCCGAAGGTACCAAGAGTGTCGAAGGAGACGAAGAGCTATAAAGATCATGGTAATATTGAGATCAAGAAAGAGAGGATAAATGGGGATATCTCGAGACAGGATCAGGAAGATCATCGCATATCAGCTCAGTGCGAAGGAGGATACAGTTACAGACAGCGCCAAGCTCGTTGAGGATCTTCATGCAGACGAGCTTGATCTGGTAGAGATGATTATGGCGTTGGAGGAGGAGTTCGGCATTGAGATACCAGACGAGGATGCCGACAAGATGAAAACTGTCGAGGACGTATACAATTTTATCGAAGGACATAGTAAATGAAAAGGGGGTGAGACAACATGAAGTTGTTAGAGAAGCTCGCTTATATAATTATAGGGATGCTGATAGCCGCAGTGCTCCTTGTGGGGGTACTGTACATAGGTGGGATGAACGATCGGATCACTAAAGTGGCAAATGCACATGATGCTTTGGTGCGCGCCCTAACCGGCCCAGTGTCGCAGCCGGCTCCGAGAGCGCCGCAACAGGCCATGGCAGGATCCGCAGTACCGGCAGCGGTACCGGAACCGCCGCAAAAAAGCAAATAGTTAATATTTGAAAAGAAAGGTACATGCGGCCTTAGTCCGAAAGGATGATAGGCCGCATGTTTCTTACTGAAAGCTTATGAGTACAGGACCGCATATAAAGATCACAGAGCAAATACGGATAGCTTACTACAAGCATCTTGGAAATATTTTAGAGATGCAAAAGGAACTGGGCATCAACGATTTGAAATACCTTCAGAAGGTTGTCCGTAAACTAGAAAAATCTGAGTCGTATGAAGTAAGCATCCTCGTGGCAGAAAAGATAGCCGAGTTTAATACGCAAGGGATCAGATCTCGGATGGTACATCACATGGCGGCATTACGAGGTTTTGACAACAAGGAGCAAGTTCTAGTATCCACATGTTGCGAAAGGCCTGTGAGCTCTGACATAGTGGACGGAAAGAGTAAGTATTACTGTACAAAGTGTAAAAAATCTACGGACACTATAGTGATTACTGAGGATAAAGTAGTAGAGTCGAAACGGAAGATACTAAGTGATATTCGAGAGGAGTACAAACTGCTGAACGACTATGTACTCGGTATGCGAAGGATAGGATCAGAGGAGGATATACAGAGGCTGATAGTCAAAATGGGGATAGGCAAGAATATTACGTTTGAAGCCAGGAAAGTGCAGGGACTGGAGGTCACCGAAGAAAATAAAGAGGTCGTGAAGCGCATCGACGATCTTAGTATGCACGACAAGTTCAAGCTTTTGAAAGCGATTGAGAAGAGGATAGTGTCAGGCATAAAGGTGTCGGACGCAGAGCTGAAAGAGAAGGACGGTGCCGATGAAGTGTCCTAAATGTGGGATAGAGGTTAAGGTATATAGTAGTGGAGAAGGGACAAACAGCTACGAGCCGGTGAATGAAAAGCTTGTAGCGGCCAAGGCAGCGATACCGCTGCCCTTTTATTGTGATATGTGTGGTGCAATCAGGTTTCCGTTCCAGGCGGTGAGGGATGTGGTATTTTTATATCCCAGACCACTACCAGAGAAGGTGGGGCTCATATACCTTCCAAAGGAAGAGTTTGTCGGCGGGAGCACTCAGGAAAAGTTCAAAGCGCCGGATGCGATCGTGCTATCGGTGGGGGAAGGATCGATAGATAAGGACAGGAAGAGATTCATAAGCACAAAAGGAGTGCTTGAGACAGGCGACCATGTCTTTTACAATAGACGCATACCGTGGCGTATGAAGGCGCGGGGAATGGACGGTGAGGATCATATGGTAGTATTCTGCGGCGTGCTGGACGTATGGGGACTGCTCGATGGGACAAGCTAAGAAATCGGAAGAGAAGATAACAGGAAAGAAAACAGACATGCGGGGGTACTATGATCATCTGCAGAGTCTTGTATACAGAGAGAAGCCTGTGGATGTGATGCAGTTTCTGAAAGACGACTACTATCTTGGGGCATACACAAAGAACTTGTCGGCGGTATACCCGGGATGGCACAAGCCGATTGAACGCATATTCAGCGACGATTCAAAATATTTGGTGGTGCTTACAGGCAGCATAGGGATCGGGAAGTGTCATCGAAAAGGTACTGAAATATTGATGCATGACGGAAGTCTTTGCCGTGTGGAAGATTTGCGTGTAGGGGATTTAGTGATGGGTGTGGACAGCAGATCTCGTTGTATTCGACGTCTTGCACGTGGACGAGATATAATGTACGAAGTGCGTCCTACAAAAGGAGAACCCTTTGTTGTAAATAAGGATCACATATTGTCTCTTAAAAGAACTAATCGTGGCCTCATGCACAAAAAACGGAAGGATGGTGGAAAGGTTTGTGGCAAGGACGGTCAGATAGTAAATATGTCTATCGCAGAATACTTGAAACTTTCCAAAAGTTTCAAGGGAATTTTTAAGTTGTGGCGTACCGGGGTTGAATTTTCTTATAAAAAAGTGCCTATAGACCCCTACTTCTTGGGAGTATGGCTGGGGGACGGTTGCTATGACTATGTAGCTATTTCAACAATAGATGATGAAATTCGTGAAGTTGTTTACCAAGAGGCTGAAAAGGCGGGACTGTTTGTTCGTATCGCGCAGAACGGAGGGCATAGTAAAAAATGTAGTACTTATTACATAACAGGAAAAAGAAAGGTTAAAAATGCTTTGTTGGAAAAGTTTCAAAAGCTTAACCTTATGTACAACAAGCATGTCCCTGAGATTTATAAAGTAAATTCCAGAGAAGTACGCCTTCAGATTCTTGCAGGGCTCATCGATACGGACGGATTATACGCCAGTAATTGCTTGGAGTTTTCTAATAAAAACAAAAAATTATGTGAGGATGTCCTCTTTTTATGCAGGTCTCTGGGGTTTGCAGCGTATATGAAAGAAAGAACCACTAAGTGTCTGGGCAAGTTTTTTAAGAGCTTTCGTGTAAGTATATCAGGAGATCTGGATCAGATACCGATTAGATTAGATAGAAAGAAATGCTCAAAACGGCGTCAGAAAAAAAATGTTTTAGTTACAGGGTTTGCTTTGAGAGAACTTCCGGCGGAGGACTATTACGGATTTATGTTAGATGGCGATGAATTGTACCTCATGAAAGATTTTACGGTTTGCCATAACACTATGGTAGTGTGCGGACTGTGCATGCCATATATTCTGTATCACATAGGATGTTTGGCGGACCCGTGGCAGTTGTTTAGCAAGATGGATACCGGAAAGCTCGAGGTATCCTTTTTTAATCTCACGAAAAGTTTGAGTGTTTCAAAAGGATTTTCTTACATGCAGAATGCGCTGATAAAATCGCCATGGTTTCGGGAACGTGGACATATTCATGGAGGGCAGGACAACAGGATCATGGATCTGCCTTTGTACACATGGGTGCTAGCGTCGCCATATGCTCGTGGGTTCGGGACAATTGGAGGCAACATAGTGGCCGGGGTAATGGATGAGGTAGACTCTCCTAACGAATCTGAAGGGCAACGCAAGAGAGTTTTGCAGGCATATGAGGCCACTGTGCGAAGGTTTGAATCCAGGTTCGTGGTAAACAGCGAGAGCTTGGGCCGGCTTTTTCTTGTGGCATCGAAACAGGACGAGCTGTCGTTCCTCGAGATATTTGTGGAGGAGATGAAGCACTCGAAGAAGGTGGTGGTATTTGAAAAATCGCAATGGGAAATATTTCCGAAGAGCAACTATTCGGGGGAGAAGTTCTTTGTATCGGTTGGCGATCAATACAATCCTCCAAAGATAGTAGATAAGGAAGAATACGACAGGCATCTCAAAGAAGGGTTCAGGATGGTTGAGGTGCCGATAGAGCATCGTTTCGAGTTTGAGCAGGACGCGGCGGGAGCATTGCGAGATATAGGCGGCATCTCCGTAAAGGGGCTACGGGCCGGAAAGCTTATACCGACAGAGAGGTTTATAAAGGATTGTTTTGATGATACCAAAGAGGATCCTATAGACGCGGAGACGATAGAGGTCGGCCTTAAAGATGAGGAGAGACTCATACATCATTTGGACATAACCAAGATACGGAACAACATACGGACTCCGAGAGCGATACATGTGGATATAGCGTTCACGGAGGACGCGTTGGGGCTGGCGTGCAGCGGCGTGGCGGATTGGGTGGAGCTTGATGTGGAGGAAGAGGAAGGCACATTCAAGAGGCAAAAGTTTCCTATCATAGAGACAGACTTCATATTGAGACTGAAGGCGAGGGAAGGCGACAGGATTCCCATGACGGCCGTCCACAAGTTTATCCTGGACTTGAGAGCGGCCGGTCTTAATATACAAGTGGTGACATTCGACTTGAGGCTGGCGTCGGAGGTGACGATCCAGATACTAGAGAAGGCGAAGATAACGGCCGGATCGCTCTCGATGGACAAAGACCCGAAGCCATACCTGGACTTTAGGAACCTGCTATATGATAAGAGATGGATATGTCATCCGCATAAGTGGCTGATGTTCGAGCTCAAGAACCTGGAATATGACAAGAAGCGCAACAAGGTGGATCATCCGGAGAAGGTAAAGGATATGGAGCGCTTGCCCGGAGGAGAGTACAGAGACGTGGTAGTGATGGGATCGAAGGACGTAGCGGATGCGGTCGCGGGATCGGTATACTCGGCCATGATAAACGCGAGAGGACCGGTAGATATACAGAAGCACATAGATACTCTAAGGACGCTTAGAAGCACATCAAAGGCGCCAGCAGGCCTACCGGAGGACTGGTTCATAGCGGACAAGTCGAAGAAGGAAATGGGGGCTGGAGTGTTGCTGGAAGGCAAGAACATGTCGAAGGATAACAACATCAAGATGGCAGAGGCTTTGAGGAAGCTGCGAGGCAGCCGGATGCGAGGTAAAGGAATAATATGACAAAGATCAAGCCGTCATCGGGGGAGACAGTATTTCCGGAGAACCTCGAATACTTCATGAGAGAGTTCCAGCGCACCCGGGAGCCGTGGTACTGGCACAAGGTGCTGGCGAGGGTGAACAAGCTCATGATGAAGATGATCTGGCAGGAGCGGAAGCGATACAAGGAGCTGGAAGAGGTAGAGAATCAGGACTTATACCAGATAGCCGTCATAGCGCTGTACGATGCGCTCCTCAAGTTTGATTTCAAGAAAGGCAGTCTACACTACTTTCCCAGATACCTGCAGGGATATATCAGGAATGGAATAAAGGTAGTGATAAGGGAGCAACGTAGATATGTCCCCTGTGGAATAAGCGCGGCACTATTTGAGGACTACAAGCAAAGCTGCGAGACAGCCCGGGTACAGAAGGAGTGGATCATAAAGAGGTTCATTGTAGCGCAGGTGGTGGAGGGCATGATAAAGCAGGGTAAGCTCAAGAGAGAGCACTGGGACATGTTCGTGATGAGGTATGAGATGGACATGACATACAAAGAGATAGCGGAGAAGGCAAGAAAGAGTAAGACATGGATCATACATGTGGTAGTCAGGACAGAGAAGCAACTCCGGAAGAAGTTCGCCAGCCAGTAAGACCTGTCAAAGCGCTTAATTAGCAATGAAGCTAATTAACCGAATCGGATACATAAAGTGAAAATAGATATGTCCTTTTAAGGGATATACATATATTTATATAGTAAACTAAGACGTTGGTGCGGGAAGTCGAAGCGGTTGGAAATTAAAAGGGCATTTAAAGCACCAATTTTTGAACTTACAGCACTTCTGTGAGGAAAAGAATGGCGGAGCCGCAGAAACAACCCGGTTTTATATCAAGATACCTTAAAAGACGCACAGGCAGAACTCCCCTCGAAATTCCCGCACAGACAGCTCAAGACCTCGCAGATCCCGCAAAGAAGATAGAATATCACAGGAGACTCCTAAGGACAGGATCAGTATTTACAGAGGCAAGGCTGGCAAAGCTCTTGCAAGAGGCCCTCGCCACAAGCTATTATCGCAGAACGTTCTACAGAGAATGCTTCACAGGTGATACTAAGATAGCGTTGCTTGATGGCAGAGATGTAGACTTCAAGACACTAATGGAAGAGCATGCGGCAGGCAAGGTGAATTATGTCTACTCAATAGACATGGCCGGGCAGAAGGTGCGAAGATGCAAGATAGAGAAGGTGTGGAAACAGCCAGAGCAAAGACAGATTATGAAGGTGATGTTGGATAATGGAGAGGAAATCAGATGCACACCAGAACATCCGTTTATGATGAGGGATGGTAGTTACAAGGCAGCAAAGGATTTACAGGCGAGGGACAGCCTCATGCCTCTGTACAGAAAAAAGGCGGGAGCAAGTGCGGGACTGAAAACGGCTAGTGAAAAACTGACAGGCAGAAAAAGGCCTGTCGAAGTAGTTCGACAGTACGCTACTACAACTTTGATGAAGCACAGAAATATAAGCAGGGAAGAAGCAGAGAATATATACGACACGAAGCACGTAGCCGGATACAAGAATCATAAAGTAGTGCGAGTAGAGATGACGGGTGCAGTAGAAGATGTGTACGATCTTCAGGTAGAACCATTCCATAACTTTGCACTATCGGCGGGGGTGTTTGTACATAATTGCGAACTCTGCGCAAGTCATCCATACGTCTCAGGGGCGTTGGATCTATATACAGACGCGATACTGGGGACAAGTCATGTAACTAATAGGAGCATATGGGTATCATCAGAGGATAAGAAGCTTGAGAATACGCTAAATCAGTTTCTGGATGAGATAGCGATAGAAGAGAAGGCAAGGGATTGGGCCGGACAGTTAGGTATGTTCGGCGATTTTTTTATAGAGGCAATAGGCAGGGACGGCATAGGTGTGGCATACACAGATGACAACATACATCCGGCTGACATGGAGCGCATAGACATAAACGGCAGGTTGGAAGGGTTTGTCAGGACCGGACTATACGTGGAAAGGTCGCAGTACACAGCAGACCTCGAAGCGAGCTGGAAGTACGTGCACTTTCGGATCTTCGGAGTCACGAAGAAGGTGCTGAACACGGCGCTGGGTATATTCGGTGAACCAGGCAAGATGTTCTCCCTGGAACGTGAGAGGATGGGGGACAGGAAGTTTAGGATCACCACGAAATACGGGGTAAGTCTTCTCGTGCCGGCCATACCGGTCTACAAAAGGCTGAAGCTGGCAGAGGATAGCCTCCTGATGTCGCGTATGACAAGAGGTGTGCTCTGGTACCTATTTAAGATCAAGGTGGCAGGCGGAAACATGGAATCGGCAGCGGAACTCGTAATGGAATATGCTGAATATCTGAAGCGTAATCTGAACGCAGGATTGAACACAAGCGACTCACAGAAAGAGTGGAGGGACAAGTTTCAACCGATACTGGCGCAGGCAGAAGATCTATTCGTGCCAGTGTCGGAAGATGTGGACGTGATGATGGAGAAGATGGGGGGAGAGCCGGACATAAAGGCGATCGTGGACATAGATCTATTGACGAATCAGCTATTGGGTGCTCTGAGAACGAGCAAGAGTATGCTGGGAATAACTGACGATCTGCCCGGTTCGATTGGGGAAGGTGCCGCCAACCGTATAAGCATAAACTTTGCGAAGAGCGCAGAGAGGCTGCAATCAGGAACAAGACAGGGCATAAAGAGGCTTTGTCAGATACATCTGGCCTATCGGAAGCTGAACCCGGATCCATCCAGGTTTGAGGTTAACTTTGCCGACATATCAAGTGCCGAGGAAGAGGAGCTGAAGAATGCACTATCAAGCGGTATGGATGTCGTGGAGAAACTGATGGATGTCTACACGAAGGCAGTGCCGGACATCGACAAGATGGAACTCCTTGACTACTGCAACAGGCGCATCCTCAAGCTGAACGACCTCGACTTCCAGAAACTCAGGACAAAGCTCGCGGCCGCAGGCGTGGCAGGTCTGGGTACGATAGGCGATGCAAAGAAGGATGTAAAGAACGTACAGAAGATAAGGGAGTTTATGCTGTCGTCTGATTGCATGTCATACCTGCCGGATGTGACGGCCGAGGAAAACATCAGGAAAGAATTGGATGAATCTCTTAAGATACTCATATCAAAGAACGATAGCGAGCTAACTGCTGAGGAGCTATCGTTGAAGCATAGGATCACAGACTCGAAGCGAGCCTCGATATTCAGGATCGATGAGGCTGACATGACGCTCAAGAAAGAGTCTGCGATATGGCAGCCGAGGAAGATAAACTTTGACTTCAGCAAGAGTGAAAAGAGGAATGGGACAGGCAATGGAAACAAGTGAGATAAAGACCATACCAAGCGATAATCTCATGGAGAAATACCATGAGATGTATTCTATGTATAAAGACACGGATAAGTTTGGCATTGTCCGGGAGGCAGAGTTCCTGATACTCGACAAGAAGAATAGCGAGGCGATGACGCTACTGGAAACATTGGAAGGCAAGGATGCTCTCCTCAATAAACTCTTCGAGCATCTGAAGGGCAAGTCAGTGCATGACACGCTGAAGAAGCTGACAGAGGGCAAGTGCCATAACTTGTACAAAGGGTTGAAGGGACTGTTTAGTCTCGGCACGCATCTATGCATCGAGCTTGAGAAAGGGCACAAGGAATACAAGTGCCTCCTCGAGGATGTGCTGGCGAGCATAAACAGGCAAATGATATGAGTGGGCCAATGGTTGTTATAAGCGCGAGATGGTATGCGACCGGCGTAGGGTGCGGTGGTGGGATGGCATATCTCTACGTTAACAAAGATACTTTTGACGTGAACGACCTACCGAAGTGGATGGAAAGCCGCAGGAACTGGGGCATCGATGAGTTCCTCGATGCGGCTAAGAAAGACAGGAATACCAACGAAAGCATGTACCCGGGATATGAGCTTGGGGCTGTACATGGATTTTGGATGTTCCTGAAGGCGTTCAGGTTCTTTAAGGCGAAGGACTTCGTAGAGCTCGGAGAGAGGATGGAAGCATACGCCAGAGAGCATGGCATGATAGATGAGGGCATGGACATAGAGAGAGACGGGCCATGGTCGAAGGGTGATGATTGGTGGAAGCAACCGAAAGATAAGGGGTTTTAATATGCCAGCGACAAATGAATTCGTAGCGGCAGCGCTAGGGGATCTCCTGGGGAGTAAAGCCCCGGACATGAGGGCACTGCATGAGAAAGCCCGGGAAGAGAGTCCATCCATCGCCACATTCGTGGACATGGCGGTAGAGGACTTGCAAGGAGCGCCGCCGGTTGAAACAGGGAAAGTCATAAGTGAGAAGATAAAGGAGAATGCGGACGAGCTGACAGAGGCATTTGCCAAGTCCGCTGCGGCGCCATCTATAGGCATATGCGAGGAGACAGCGAAAGTAATAGATGACTTTAAGAAGGATGCGGAAAACGAGGCGAAAGGGACTCTCGAGAAACTATTACAAGGTATTCGATAACAGGAGGAACATTATGCCATTGCTATTCGGAGACATTGAAAAGAATCTGGGTATACTAAAGCAGAGCGAAGCTCTGAATGAATCAACAAACCGGCCGCCAGCTGTGAAACAGTCAAACGAACTGCATCTCCTGGAGGAGGCCCGCAAGGTCGCCGAAGGAGTGGTGCCGAACCTTGAGGACCCGAACATAGAGAACGTGATCAAGAAACTCTATGAGATCTCGGACAAAGAGGAAGAGAAGGAGATACAGGGAAAGGTATACTTCGGATCGTCAGGCGATGAACTGTACTACGCCATCATCGACAAGGGCGAGACAGGCACGGCAGGCCCCGCAGGCGCAGAGGCAGGGCCAAGCCCGGCAGAAGGCGCTTCGACAAGCATCAAGTCGATAAAGCTCTACGGCATCTCCGATGAAGAGGTAAAGAACGTAGAGAACACCGAGGGCATACCGGACGCGGACTTCATATATCAGATCGTGCAGGACATGCAGATCGACTCCATAAGCTTTAAGCTCCTCGAGGACTTAGGTCTCTTCAAGGTGGAGGGCAAGAAGGAGATACCACCGGAACTGGCAGGTGAGCCTGAAGGGCAATCGCCGGAGCATGAGATGGAAACAGGCGAAGTAGGCGAACCCGCAAGGGAACCAGGTGCGGCAGAGGCGCCGAGAATGGAAAGTGTAAAGGAAGCAGGGCAGGACGTGAAGATGTTTGAGAAGGATCCAGCAGCAGCCGCGCCGGCCGCACCGGTCAAAGAGATGCCGAAGGTCATGATCGCGGATAAAGAATACTACGTCGATAACCAGAAGCAACAGGTGGTCAGCGTGGATAACGCAGAGGATACGATCACATTCGACGACCTCGATCAGGAAACGTTGGATCAGGTCATAGAGCTTCTCATGACCGAGAAAGCGACAGAGGCGAGTCTCGTGATAGGGTTCGATCCGGCGCAGAAGGCGAAAAACGAGGCCAAAGAGACCAAGAAAGATAAGGTCGCGGCCGCAGAACGTACCAAGCATGCGATGTCCTTCCTCCGCAAGATACATAAGGCGACTGAGGCAAGTGCCCTTGAGACCGTTATGGACGCTCTCGAGAAAGCGGCCACAAAGGGTGACATAGACGACAAGCAAGAGACCAGGCTCAAGGACGCATGGAAGCGCAGGAAAGAGGCACTTGCAAGCGATCCCAAGGCACCAGAGACAGAGCCGACAAAAGAGGAAGAGAAGGACGTTGAGGCCAGCGAGGCGAAGGTAGAGGAAGCTATACCACAGCCCAAAGTAGGGGATGGTGTTGAGCGGCGCGACACATCTAAAGTCAACGGCAACATTACCAAGATAATTGACAACGATACGGTAGAGGTTGATTGGGGGCAGAACGAAAAGACGCAAGAGAAGATAAAAGATCTGGCGCTGGTCAGCAGGAATGAAGGCAAGGACATTGTGAAGTGCAGATACTGCGGTAAGCCCAGCGAGGACAAGAGTGGTGTGTGCGCCGCATGTGAGAAGAAGTATAATGAATCCAAAGTAGATGAGGCCGGGATAGCCAAGTTGTGGTGCAAATGTTGTGGCGCAAAGCTATCGGCAGCGGAAGCCAAAGAGGGTGGTAAATGCTTTCCGTGTCAGAAGGGTAACTGCCCGAAGTGTGGCAAGGCCAATGAGGCGGCGGAGCTCTCTGATGAGGACAAGAAGAAGGGATTTGCTATAGTCAAGGCAACGGGCAAGGCGATGAAGGATCAGCAGCAGGTCGTCACTACATGGATGAAGGAGCTTGAGGACGGGAAAGAGTATGAATTTTTGGTGCGCAACACTCCGTTCGGCAGGTTCTGGCTGGATGTGATGAGGGAATCCAAAGAGGAAACTCCCGCCTCCAAGGAAGATGCGAAGGGCAGGGAAACACCGGTAGGGGACATCGCCAAGACTCGTCAGGAGAAAGAGGACGCGTATCAGAGGGAGATCACCAAGCTCCTGAAAGACTTCCATGAGGAGAAGATCAATCAGATCGAATACGACCAGAAGTGTGAGGAGCTGAAGAAAGAGCACGAAGCCGAACAGGTAGGCGCAGAGGAGATAAAGAACCCGAAAGAGGTTGACAGCCGTGAGAAGAAGGGCGAGATCGAAAATGAAGTCATGAGCGAATCCGAACGAAAAAGAATTGGGGGGACGGTAGCATCATTACAGACACAATTTTCAAAAGCTAAAGAGGATTACAAAAGAGCAAGTACCGAATCAAATAAAGATATGCAGCAGGATGCTCAAGATAGAATGGATAGTTTATCAAAAAAGATTAAAATGTACCAACATAGGATGGAACAACCGAATATAGATGAAGGCGAGGGCAAGTGGAAGCTTCTTCAGATCGAAGATTCAGAACTACAAAAGGCTCTTCAGCATCAGACCGAGCTGGAAGCAATGGGGCTTCATGACAACGAGCTCATCAGGGAGCTGCAGGCCGAGATTGAAAGGCGGAAAGGCAAGAAGGAATCTGTCTCCGAAGGTGGTGATGACGAGGACTTTGCGTTCGTGCTGAAGATAGGCGGCAAAGAATCAGATCTCCTGACAAGTATGCAGGATGTAGCCGACAAGCTCGAGGATGCCGGAAAGAAGGCAGGCGATGCCGATGTAGAACTGTGGTGGGCCAATGATCAGGCTGAGCATGTCCGCGATTTGGATAAGGCAGAGGTTGCGCAGATCAATGCTCTGATCGGCAAGGGCGTACGGGAAACCGTTACCGAAGCAGACATAGCCGAGGAGCTGAAAGCCGTAGAGGCCGATGAGGGATGTGGGGGCATGTCGAAAAAGGAAAAGAAGTGGCATGCGATCGGCAAGGCCATGAAGAAAAAGAAGAAGGCGCATGAGGCCGTGCTGAAGGAATGGAAGGGCAAGCTGAGGACCAGCTACGACAATGACATCGAAGATTTCAAGAATTACGATGAGTCATACGGCATAGCCAAGAGGCTGGGATTTGCTTCAGTCGAAGCGGCATGGGAGGCCAATCCTACTATTCATGTCGGCACCAATCTCGATGATCTTTATGTGATAAAGGATGCGGCCGCTGAGGGCAAGGTGCCGGCCAATCCGGCAGGTGAGGTTGATGACGGCATGATAAAAGACCTGCTCGAGAAGCATGGGCTAAAGGAGAAGAGATAATGGACGAGAAACTATATAAAGAGATGAAGGCAGTGACAGCAGGGGAAGGTGTGAACGAGGCCGGCAAGATATCCTTTGAACTGACCAACGAAGGCCAGGAGTTTTATGAGAAGTCCATCCCTCAAGAAGCGGTAGAGGAGTATAAGGAAAGAGGCAATGAGGCAGTGAATGCCTTGGACAGAACATTTCCTGACGGTACATGGGCGTATAGAATAGATGGTGTTACAGCAAGCCGAAAGCTCAAGATGCGCGAGGCGTTCAACTCGAAACGTACGTTCTGGTTGGTGCTTGATCCACAAAGTAAGGACTCTACGATAGAGGATGTTATTGGCAACGGATCGCATGACGCTATAAGTATAGGCAGGATCATCATAGGTGGCGGCAATACGTTGTCAGCTGCGATACAGCGATGGGAGAAAGAACATCCTGCAATATATCCGGAAGAGAACCGAGCAGAAGCCGAAGAGGATGCCAAGCAGCGTATTGCCAAGATGCAAGGCAACGAAGGCGCAGGCGGTGTAGGATCGGTGGGGGCGCCATAAACATAATATAAACGGGAGGTGTAGCGTGGGGGCGGAAGGGCAGGACAAGGGCATAGTAGGAGCGAATGGCGATGGCAGCGGTCTTGAAATCACGGCGTACATAACGATAGGTGTTCAGAAGGGCACCAAGAACCCTATCGTGATATGTACGGTCGATAAGAAGCAGGCGATATTGATGCTGGCAGGCGCGATACAGACGCTGACGATGCAAGAGGAAAGCAGGATCCTGCAGCCGGGAAAAGGGTCAATAGGAGTATAGGATGAAGAAGATAAGCGAACTGGTGACTGAGATGAAGTCGTGGATAGCTCTGCTGGCAATCGTAGCCGCGATATCAGCAGGCGCGATTGGGCTTGCCAGTATGCCTAAGAAGGTTGAGGCGGTAGAGAGTAAGGTGGCCGCAGTTGACAAGAAAGTAGATGTGACACAGAGCAATGTCGAAAAGCTCGCAGGAACCATAGACAAGTATGTAATGCTTCAGGCTGAGGACAAGAAGGCGCAAGGTGAGCGCGAACAGCTGATGCTTAAACTTATAGAGGCCGTCAAGGACTCAAAATAAAAGGAGAAATCGTCATGGGAAAATCTATAGATAAGGTAAAAGAGGAAGTCGTGGCCACCGATCAGAAGCCCGGTGCCGAAGGCAAAGAGAAGCTCGATGGCAAGCCCGGCAAGGACCCTGCAGTGAAGACCGAGGTCAAGGCAGGCGATGCCCCGGTACATCAGGATAAGGGAGCCGTCAAGGATGGCGAAGGCAAGGCAGGCGACCCTAACCTCTCCAAAGAGGATATGGCCAAGGCAGGAACGAACACCGCGCCGGTAGCTCAAGGCGCAGGATCACTCGGCAGTGACAAGAACAAGGCAGGAGGCGACCCGAGCCTCGATGGCGCAAAGAAGGTGGCAGGAGGGGAAGGCGCGGCCCCGGCGCCCAAAGGACAGCAGGCAGGTGACCCGAACCTGGCAAAGGATGATATCAAGCCCGCAGGCACGAATACGGCGCCTGTTAAGCAGGGTGAGGGATCTCTCGATAAGGACAAGAATAAGGGCAAAGAGGGGGCTCCTGCGCTCAATAAGGACGATGTAAAGAAGGTCGGTGAGCGCAAGGTAACAGAGGGCAAGATAATTATGATCAGCGGCCCGAGGGGTATGGCCGATGAGATGGATGTGTTACAGCAGCACGGATTTGAGGGAGCGGGAGTTGGCGCAGGTACCGTAGAGTACGAAACTACGACGATGGGGTTAAAGCAGGCCGAAGCTCTCGTGAAGAGGCTTTTCGGGTCTATGGCCAGCAAGATAGATGTGATGGAAATAGATCTTGAGGAGCGGAAAAAGAAGGTTGGTGAAGGACGTATACCCAAGAGCACACTGCAGGACTACTCACAGGCCGTGCAGGATGCGGCAACAAAGATAGCGGCAAAATATAAAGTAAGTGTGGCAAACAAAGATGGATGGGTTGTTGCTATCGAACACGGTAACTTGCCTGTAGATACTGAAAATGCTTTGCATAAAGAGGTACAGGCTCTTACGGATGAGTTCTCTCATGGATCAGTTATATTCAAATTCGTGGAGGACAAAGGATTAGTTGGAATTATGGTACATCCTGATACACAGAAGCAAGTGGATGAGGAAGGCAAGGTCGGCGAAGGCAAAGTCCCCGAGAATCCTGCAGGTGAGGTTGATGATAAAATGATTACGACTCTCATCGAGAAGGGAGACAACAGTCGGCTCAGGGTGTACACAGAGACACATCTGGATCCGATGGAACTTATCCGTAAAGGGGCCGAGGCTGAGGGTGTGGTAGAGGAGCGAGTGCCATCTGTGACTGAGAGAGAAGCTGACGACAGCTTCGAGAGAATGATCGGAAAGGTTAGATAAAGGATTGGGCGGCGATGCACTAAAAAGGGTATCTATGACGCCCACTAGGCGCATATACCAACACATAGCCGTCAGGCAGAAATGCTTACGCCGCCCATTATTTAATATGGAAAAGAACGAAACGATAGATGACCTCATAGCGGAGATAGAAGCGTTCTTTAAAAGAGCGGTCGAGCAGTGCTGCGGCAAGAAAGGATCTTGTGAGAACTGTTGCGCTGGATGCGCTGAATCGAACGCACACTTCGACTTTGACGGAAAGCTTCCGGGGAAGAAGAAGTCTGACCATAACGGGATAACAAAGATTCCCGAGGCGGCATTACAACTGACATGTCTTAAAAATATATACGGGTGGTCTGATACGACAGGATTTCTCACAGAGCGAGGATGCAGATTGCCGAGATCAATACGAAGTGTCTACTGCCAAGAAGTGCAGTGTAAATACATAGGGGATATTCTTAAGGACGCTGACTGGAATAAGCTGTACGGAAACCTTGCCAAAATCAAGGAATACCGGACAGAGATGAGAATGCTAATTTAGAGGAGATATATATGCTATTAAAGAAGCAAACACTGATTGAGAGGATGACAGGAAAAGCGACGATAACGGAATCGGATCGTAAGAAGCTGGCAGAGGGAGTGCTCTGTCACGTTATATATCCCATATGCAAGATAGGAGAACTGAACCGGAACAAGCGCAGGTACCGCAATGAAGTGTGGGAGAAGGTAGACCAGGATCCGGATATAAGGGAGAAGCTCAGGACCCGCAGCCTGTTCGGTCACGCCGAGCATCCGAAAGACACCAGTCAATCCAACACGGAAAAGATATCCCACGTAGTGACAGAAATATTTAAGGAAGGTAACATTGAGAAGTGTGGATCCGATATACTTGATACTCCATACGGCAGGATTGTGGATACGCTTCTCAGGGCCGAATGTGGCATAGGCATGTCAACAAGGGCTGAGGGAGATCTGGAGGAATGTCAGGAAGGCGAGGAAACATTCTACGATGTTGTTCCGGAATCATATTCTTTGAAGACCGTTGACTTTACGGCGGATGCGTCGACATATGGTGCATACCCTGAATCGGTAGAAAGGGATGTTGTGGGAATCATAAAGACGGGGATTGACAATGAGAAGATCGACCGGCAGTATGCTACTGTTATGCTCGAGTCAATGCATGTGTCAGAGGCGAAGGATTTACTTGAGAGCATCCAGCACGACAAAGGGCACAAGGCGTGCCAGTGCAAAAAGTCGGAAAAGAAGTGCATGAAGGGATGTGCGCACGCAAACGAGAACAAAGTGCGTGAAGATATTGATGCGGAAGTAACGGCCGCAGGGCAGGCATTCAAAGACTACGTGCTAAAGGTGAATAAGGTAGCATGGCATACGCTCTCTGACGCAACGCTCCGGCAGGCACTGGATGATTTCAAGAAAGAAGGGCAGGTAAAAGAAGTCGGAGACTCTGCCCACATAGGGGAACCTGCCGTTCCATCAGGGACAGGCGCGGGCGGTGACAAGGCGAAGGCGCTCAGGCAGGATACTCCAAGGATCATGGGGGAAGGCCAAGGCAAGTACGCCAAGCAGATCATGCAGGCATACCAGAGCTGGGAAAAGGACTTCCCAAATGTGCAGGCTGACTCAGATGACATATTCAACGATGTGGTGAGGGCGCTTGAGGACAGCGGATACACCATGACACCTGCAGAGAAGCAGGCCCTCATGCAAGAGATCACAGGCACAGATGTGAATGAGGCCCGGGTGCAGAAGGCGGCCGGGAAGAAGAGAAAAATAAAAGAGATGGAAGCAGGCGCAGGCGGCGGGCCCTCCGGCATCCCACAGGGCACCACAGGGGCAGGAGCAGCGCAGGATAAGGCGAAAGGGGATATAGGGGAGCGTGGGATAGGTGCAGGGGATCGTGTGGAGTTCACTGCGAGCGCTGAAAGCTATCCGTTGGCCGCACAACAGGTGGGCGCAAAGCAGGGTGCGAAGGGCACAGTAAAATCGTCTCCGAAGAAGCTGATGATCGATAAGGAGAATTATACATATACCGTGGACGTGCTGATGGATGGCGCCAAGGAACCTTTTGAGGCGGAGATACAGCATCTGAAGATAGTCAAGGAAGCCATTGCGTTCCACAACCCGGACAAGCCCAGGGTAGCAATGAAGCCCGGGACAAAGCCGGTGCCATGTGGTAATTGTGGCAAGCCGGTCGACAACAATGAATACACATTATGCCCGGCATGCAGGGGTGAAAAAGCCAAGGAATCAGTGCGTGAAGGATTGAAGTTCACATGGGAAACCTGGAGTGCGGAGGAGCTGACAGAGTTCAAGGCGATAGCCGAGAAGAACCCTGTAAGGTTCGGCAGGATGTTCTCCCCAGACCGCAAGACTCCTTTAAATACAGTGGAAAGAAAGCTCGCGGAGGATACGCTCGCGCAGGCAATCAATAAACTAAAAGAATCAACCGACAAAGGGGGCAAGGCTATGGGCAAAGGCGTTATAAAAGAGGACAACACAGGAATAGACTTCGAGACCATATACAAAGAGATGCAGAAGGCGTCAGATGACATGTTCCTGCCGGACAAGGACAAGAAGGTTCTCTCCGAGGCAAAGACCCCGATGAGTCTATACAAGAGCATGATAAAAGTCCTGGCAGAGGCGCGCAAGAACGAAGCAATTTCCAAGGCAGAGCGCGACAAGGCAATGGAAGTAGCGGAGTCGATTGCTGCAGAGACTCAGGGGAAGATGACCAAGATAACTGAGCAGGCCAAGGCGCAGATAAAGAAGTTCGGCGAGGATCTGCTTAAGGAGATCAAAGGCATCTACGAGAAGAAGATCGAGAGCGTCAAGAAGCATTACGAGACTATGATAGCTGAGCAAAAGGCCAAGCATGAAGCAGATATGTTCCAGAGGACTGTTGTGGAGATGAGGGTGCGTGAATCGGGCCTCCAGATCCCTGAAAACACTCTGGTCATGCTAAGGCAGTGCAAGACGGCGGAGGAGGTCGACAGCATGATCAGCAAGATAAGGTTCGCTCTCAGGGAAGGCATGATGGGTGGAGGAGCGCCGGGAAGCATACATATTGAACTACCGGATGGGGATAAGGATCCGATGATAACAGAGACAGAAAGGCTGGTAGCGGGAATAAGGTAGATATCCTATTCAGCCGCACTTCGGCTGAGTAAAGATATAAATGGCGGCCACACTTTGGCTGAAAGAATCTAAACCGAAAACAGAGACATAACGAAAGGTAAATATATGCCACAAGTTGATTTCAGAAAGCTCGCGGAAGCCCGCAGATCTGAGCTCATGAAGAGGCAGACGGAAGCGATGGCCCGTTGGCAGCCGTACATCGCTGTCGTTGAGAAGTTCTTCAAGAGCCAGGGCAGGGATCTGCAGGAGTATCAGAAAGCAAATATCGCACAGTGCTGCGATAACTTGTTCGACTTCTATGTGTTGAACAAGATGGGCGGGATGGTGTCAGAGGCTACCTATTCGGACGCAATCGCGTTCGCGAGGCAGATGCTTCCGACTATTCCTGCGCTGTTGCCCAGCCTGGTAGCCGATCACGTGTCTATCGTTCAGGCTATCGATAGACCGCAGGCCCAGGTATACTTCATGAACATAAAGGCCGCGACCACAAAGGGTACGGTCGGAGTAACAGATCAGCTGATCGGGGCAAAGGTCGGGCATGCGGCATCGGCGGACGCAAGATCATATGCGTCTGACGAAGTGATAGCCGAAGCAAACCTTGCGGGTTCACCTGCGCAGGGCAGAACGTTGACGGCGTGTAGGTTCTTCCCGTTGATTGATCTCTCGGTCACGGTGAATGGTCTCACAGTCACCAAAGGCGGCAGCACAAGAGTGGTTCAGTTCCGCAGTACCACTTCGCTGACACTGCAGGCGTATTATACCGTCACCACACCATTTGATACTGCTTGGTCGGGTGTTGTCGGCACTTACACACTGGGATCAGGCGTCATCGTGCTTGATGCTGGCGGCGGTGGAACCATTGACGCGGCTACAACGTCAACGGTTAATTACAGGTATGATGTAGAGAGGTGCGACGCTGGCTGCGCGGGTTACGCAGACAGGATCGGCGGCCTGGATCTTGAGGTCGTGTCTGAAAACGTCGATGCCCGGGTGTTCCCGCTGAAGCTGAACTATACCGTGTTTGCAGCTATCAACCTGCAGAAGATTCACGGCATGGTGTTAGCGGATGAGGGCATGAAGTTCGCAACGCAGGAGATCAGGTTCGCGATCGACCAGACGGTGCTGTCGCAGATCAAGACGACATCACGTGGGGCTGGCAGTGCTACAGGCCCTGGTACCTTTAACTGTACGGTTGGCGCCGGACAGGAGTGGATCTGGAGGATCCATGAGTTAAAGAGGTACATGAGCAAAGGATCGGCGAACATATTCGCAAAGACCCTGCGTGCAATCGCGAACGTAGCAGTTGGCGGCATCAATGTCTGCAGCTTGATCGAGCAGCTACCGGAGTACAAACCGGCCGCAGGTATTGGAACCAAGCCTCCAGCAGGCCCATACGTTCATGGCACCTTGGGCAACAGGCTGATCATCTGTAATCCGTTCTATCTGGCGGATGAGTACGTTGAGCTGTTCAGGGGCGATAACTACCTGTTCGCAGGTATCATATTCGCGCCCTACGTTCCGCTGTATGCAACGGATCCTGTGACGCTCGCTGATCTGACCACTCAGCGCGGCTTCCTCTCACAGGCGGCAATAAAGGTTATCAACCCCGGTATGTTCTGCTACGGGGACATCTCTAATTACTAATTCAGTAGATATTGGTAATTAGATAGTAATTAAACTGGGGCGGGTAAAAACGCCCGCCCCAGTTTTCTAAAGAGGACATCAAGTGAAACCAGAACAGATCAGAGATTGGATCATGAAATCATTCCAGCCCCTCGCGCTCGCTCTGACTCCGTCTGCGGTAGATCTGGCTGTAGAGCAGAGCATACTTGATTGGAACACGCACTCTGCATATAAGGTAGTGAGGATGTTCCCAGTTCCAGGAACGCTTGTGACGGGGGGCGCAGTAGAGGCACACATACAGCTCAATGCAGAAATAAAGACAGTCGTTAGAGCATACCCATCGACAATGCAGGAGGAGCTGTTCTCGAATCACCCGATGTGGGTGCTACTAGGATTTATAACGTTGGACAGATACACCAATGACCTCATGCTTTTGTCTCACACGTTTGAAGGATATAGGATATACCTTGGAAACGACTTCAGGTGGAAGTGGATACGCAGTGACGACTCAACAAAAGGCGGATGGCTTTTCCTGCAGCAGGTGCCGAGAGGATCGTCAGCTGTCGCAGTCATAGGCACAAAGAGAATTTTACCAAATGAGGATATCCTGGATGAATTTATATACGGATGGATAAGACAGCATGCGCGGGCAACGGTCATGATGCTGGAAGGCAACATATTAAGGAAGAGCCAGATGATAGGTCTGCAGACAGATGGACAGACGATGGTGGATGAGGGACTGAAGGAAAGAGACAGGTTGATTGAAACGTTGCGGAAAGAATCGCGCTGGATCATGATGGCACAACGGCGCTGAGCCCGAGGATGCTGTATGTTTAAAAATTTAAGCATCTCAGTGATTGTGATCATGCTGGGTTTGTGGTGCGTTGCAGTGACCTGGATGAACTTGTGGGACAGGGAACCCAAGATTGAGGATTACAATCCTGACTTCGACCCACACGAACATATAGGGATGTAGAGATGGACGTATACGCTGAATCCAGGAAATTGTCAGAGGAACCGATAGGGGGCATACTGCGGAAGCAGGACTCTATCACCCGGCTCTTTCCACCGTTCTACGATCGTGTGGATCAGGTGGCAGGCGCAGGCGGCGTCAAGTTGGTAAAAGAAGATGCCGGCGTCTGGTACTTCAAGGTGACGTCAGCCACGACCGCAGGGCTGAAGTATGATGTCACCGTGCAATTTGCGGACATAAGAAAGATAATAGCAAAAGAAGCGCAGGACATGAGGAACTGGAAGAAGGACAAGAGTGGCGTTGACGCGAGGAGACTCGGCGCGGCCGTAGTAGATCAGGCCGACCTTAAGATACTATGCAGCTGTTTGACTGGCGATACTAAAGTGCCATTGCTTGATGGCAGAGTGCTTACCATGGAAGAGATGTTGAATGAGTACGGAACTACAAAAACTTTTTGGATATATTCCTCTGACGAGCACGGCGACTTTACACCGAAGAAAGCGAGATGCCTCGGAGTTACAGGGATAACGTCTCATTTGATAGAGGTTACCTTGGATAATGGAAAGACAATAAAGAGCACAGTAGATCATCTGTATCGAATGAGAGATGGCACATATAAGAGAGCAGAGGAGATCAAGACTGGCGATTCTCTGATGCCATTGTATATGAAGTTGAGTAAAAACAAGAAGTTCTCCCAACAGTACTTGCAGGTCAAGTACAATTCAAAAGTAGATAGGATGGGCAGGCCAATATTCAAGATGGTGCACAGGATTGTTGCTGAGACTGTGCTGAAAGATCAATATGATAAAAAATACGAACTCGTGAGAAGTGGAAAAGAAAAGTGGCTTACAGTTCATCATAAGAACTTTAATACATTAGATAATCGACCAGAAAATCAGGGATGGATGGGACGTCTTGAGCATTGGTATTATCACGCAAGATTAGGTAAGCAGAATGTTATCAAAAGCATAGAGAAAGCGCGTAACGATCCGCAGTTTAGAAAAGAGATGAGCATTCGGAACGCAAACGCAGGAAGAATATTTGCTGAGAAGAGACCGGATGTCGTAAAGCATTTTAATGAGAAGGGCGTTGCTTTCGTCCAGAGTGCAGAGGGTAGGAAGTTTTTTAGTGCGCAGATGAAGAACATGTGGAAGAACCCAAAAAATAGGGAAAGTATTATAAAAGCAGGGCAGAATAGAAAGATATCGGAGGAAACTCGTGAACGCATGAAAGAGGCGTCTGCTAAAAGATGGGCATGCTCAGAAGAAATAGCTCGTGCGAGTGCAGTTACGACAGAGCGTAATAAAGCATGGCCACGGGATCCTATTACTGGAAAGTTCTTGAAGATGCATAATCATAAGGTAGTAAAGATCACTATAATAGATTTGGATAAAGAAGTACCAGTCTACGATTTATTTGTGGAAGATAGTCATAACTTCCTCGTTGCTGCAGGCGTGTTTGTCCATAATTGTCCTTCCTTCCAATATTGGGGTCCGGCGTATACCACAACACAGCGTGGCACGAAGTATGGTGAGCCGGAGAATAGGCCTCCAAGGATCAGGAACCCGAAGCAGTACGGCATTATGTGCAAGCACTCACAGCTCATGTTTGATGTCATACCATTCTATAAGAGCACAATGGCCGGGCACATCAAAAGGTTCTTCATGAAGGATGTGTGGGCAGCGGAGAAGGGCGCGCGAGGCGCAGTCGGAGCGGTCAAGAAAGGTGCCGAGTTCCTAAAAGGCAAAGAGAGAGCGAAGGAATCCGTGAATGAAAGTCATAGTCATGATAAGTGTATGGAGTGCGACAAGCCACCGACAAAGGAAGTTAAGTGGGCAGAGGGCATGGCGCATGCATGGTTCTGTGATGAGCATTTTAAGAGCTGGAGTGTCATAAACGGCGGTGACATTGACTATGTGAAAGAGATCAAGGATGGTGTGGCATCAAAGAAATTCGCGGACAATCCTAACCCGAACATTCATAAAGCCAATGCACAAGAATCTGTCAAAGAGGGCGATAAAGTCCGTGTCAAGATCGGCGACGACCAGGGACTTGAAGGAACAGTGGAACTTGTATCTCGTGACAAAGCTCAGGTGCGCACAAAGAGAGGCGCAACCTTTACATATTTCATAGAGGACTTGGAACGTCTGCAGGAAGCCGACGCAAGCCAAGAAGAGAAGGAAAAATACTTCGAGGAACGCACGGCCAAGCATATAGCTCTCGTACAGGCAGCGGCCAAGAGGCTAGAGCAGGCGCATATTCTGAATGGCGCGGACTGTGGCGACCTGATGGCTCAGGTGGAGCATCATGATGCATCCAAGCTCGAGGAGCCGGAGCGTACGCCCTACATAAAGATATCGTGGCGGCACAAGCAGGATAACTTTAAGAGCTACAAGACTCCGGGCACGCTGCCGGATGAAGACGAGAACAAAGCGACTGAGAGGCACATTTTTACGAATAAACATCACCCAGAATATTGGTCAGTTGAAGGGGAAGAATACAGAAGGAATTTATAGAATGTTTGGATATATTTACAAAACGATAAATACAGTTAATGGATCTGTGTATATTGGGAAAAAGAAAGGTAACTTTGTGCAGCACTACTACGGATCTGGCTTACGTTTGATTAGAGCTTTACGAAAGTACGGCGCAACTGTGTTTAGAGTAGAAGTGATAGCCAGAGCAGAAGATATAGTAAAGTTGAACGAACTAGAAAAGATATATATTGCAGAGTATAAAAAGATTTTTGGTAAAGACCAGTGTTACAATATAGCTGTGGGTGGGGATGGCGGGGACACTGGAGTGTGCAGAAAAGGCAGCGCTAACCCTATGTACGGTAGACGGGGAGTAGGTAGTCCATCGTTTGGTAAAAAGATGTCTGAAGAAACACGGAGAAAGCAGAGCGTTGCTGCAAAGAACAGATCAGAGAAAGTAAAAATAGCTCAGGCAGAACGGCTTCGGTGTGTGCGGAAAATAAATAAAGGCCCAGCTGGTAGTAAGCATATGCACAATCTGGTTTTGGGCATGGCGGCATTCGTCAAGCAGGAAGATGTAGATAAATATAAAGTGGACGGGTGGGTACTGGGTCGCAAGTGCCGATATGGTGGTTTTAAGCAAGGAAATACTGATTGGGAACTCAGAAAGAAGAATGGGATGATTGGACGAGTTGGAGAAAAGCATCCATTCTTTGGGAAGCACCATACAAAAGAATCTAATGATAAAAACAGAGATGCACATATAGGAAAAATACCTTGGAACAAAGGAATAAAAACAGGAGCTTTGCATTGTGGGTAACACACAAGTTAGACTACTAGATCCGAAAGACCGGGACGAGTCGGACTTTGTGGTAGACGCGACACGGATGCCTCCGATCGACATAGCAGAGATGGTAGCGGACTGGCAGGCGATGAGTGAGGAGCTCAAGAACAACACGGCCCGGGAATGGTACAACAAGCAAAAGGACGTGCGCTGGCATTTCTCTGAGGAGCAGGATCAGCTGATCGATAAGTTGCTGAAGGTGTTTGAAGTGGATACGAATGAATCAGTATGCCCTCATTGTGGCGGACCGGAATGCTACAGAAAGAACAGAACGACAGGGGAAGTTTCCTACAACTGTGCGGATGAGGGGAAGGTAGCATTAGAGCCGGGAAATTTTAAGTCGGCGGAAGATTATGCTAATGCCGGAATGGACGCTTATAACAATAGTCCTGCCGCAAAATTACCAAACATCTTTACAGGAAAGCCATCTCCTTTGATGAAAAAGGGCGATGGGTCATACCGCAGGGCAATCGCTGAATGGAATAAAATCTTTGCCTCGGAGGTAGCCGAAAAGCGCGGCGACATCTCCAAGTTTGTTGACAAGCGCGTCTCTTTGAAGCGTGACGTTAAGTATGTGTCATTTACTATGCCACAAGGATCGAAAGGTGTAGTGACAGATCATGACGGCGGCGAACTCGAGGTCAAGTTCGACAGCAACGGAAAGACATTGGAAGTGCCGCCGGAGGATGTAAATATAATCTCCGGCATAGACCGGATGAAGGATAACTAATATGATTAAAATGGTATTAGCAGTAATGATAGCAAATGCATTAAGTCTGTTAATATGGGCAGTGTTGGGAATGGTTTGGAAAAGAATAAGATGATGAATAAAGGAAGGAGGAGAATCGCTGTCGTGGATGAAGGTACCGATGTTCGATAATAACCTAAGGAGGATAGTGTCATGAAGAAGTTGTTTACGATATTAGCAGTCGTAGTAATGGTGGCAATGATGGCGTTCACCGGGTACGCTCAGGATGCCGCGAAGTCCGCGTCGAGCAACCCGATTGATGTGGCAAAGTCGTTCTTAGACTCCATGAATGTGAAGATTGGAATCGAGCCGTACTCAGAGATACTGCTGTCAAGGAAGGTGGCGCAGGATGGCATGTCAGCCGAGCTAGCAAGCCAGTGGTACGGAGCCAAGGCTGATATCAGAATATTGGACATCATTACTCTGAGTCCATTCGTTGCTGGTGTAGGTACGGGCGGGCAGTTTCAAGGAGAGCAGGACATAGACTCTGATATGTCATTCGGCTACGGACTTGAAGCAAGAGTGGACCTGCCATTAAAGTTGTCTGTGGATCTAGCAGTGCTTGGAATGATCAGAACCACATCAGCAGATCTGAATAAGGTAGGAGACTACGAGCTGAAGAGTGACAAGGATCTTAATTACTTAGACTACGCATTCGAGATCCAGGTATCCAAAGCACTCAACCTGGCAGATTACAAGATACCGATACAGGGAACCGTAACTCCGATTCTAGGCGTGCGTTATTCTGATCTGAGAATATCGGGCAACCCGGAGGGCGAGAAGCTGAGGATGAAAGCCAAGAACAATATCGGTATGACGGTAGGCGCGCAATACGACCTCAATGATACCTTCGGCATATCTGTCAAAGGAAAGCTCATTGATCAGGCAGCGATCGAAGTAGCAGGAATCGTAAGGTTCTAACTTTTCAAAGGTAGGAATATGAAGAGAATCGGAAAAGTGATAAAGGCTGTTTTGAACTTTCCGCCGTTCATAGTTACAAGCATGCGAGTGAGGGGTTTGCGAAGGAAAGCGCACCTTGCCCGGGAATACCTTAAAGCGATGGATCTCACAATGAAGTCGCTGGGGATGACGAGGCAGCAACAGAGGCAGTTTTGGCGTGATTTCTACAAGTATCCGAACGTGCGGAACCAGTTGTTTGAAGCAGGTTTCATGACAAAATAGGAGAAATAGGGGTGGAGGCCGTAAGCCTCCACCCCACATGAGTGATCGATGGAAAGAAAACTTGTAGACCAACTGAAGAAGGTAAATGAGCATCAGACAGAAGAGTTACTCACTGTTGAGTTGATAACAGATGATGATACCGGTATGTATTCCAGTGATGAATTCGACTTTGGTCTGCAGGCTGGATTGATGGATAGATGTAAGAAAGATCCTGAGTTCAAGAAAAGAGTGGCGAAGTTTGTGAGAGAGCTGGCAGACAACATAGAGAACACAGAAGGTTTTGTATGATAGACACGCTTGAGCTGAGAGCACTGCTCCTCGAAGAAGGATTGGTAGATCATGCCAAGGACGAACTGGGCAGGGCCGGACTATTTGACAAGGGCAGTGACTACGACGGCATGCTGGGAAATGCCGTGCTGGAGCTGATGAAGTCTTTTGCGGACCAGGGACACAGCGGCATGTCGGCGCATCTGACGCTTGAACTCTTTGATAAGCTGGCACGATGGGGAACACTGACAGAGATAACAGACGATCCAAGTGAGTGGATGAACGTAGTAGAGCAGTATGGGGAGAACATGGGATTCGGTAAGAGTGTGTGGCAATCAAGACGCAACCCGGCACTGTTCTCTAACGATGGCGGGAAAACTTACTACAGTGTAGATGACGAGAAGCGCGAGATCGTAAAAGCAAAGGCGCATAAGAATGGGTAAGGATCTGCTTGATCAGCTGAAAGAGGAAACGGCCGTGGATGTTACAAACATCGACCCGAAGTTTCTATTCTCGATAGCGCACAAGAATGAGAACGTCAAGAGGATATGGTGGTATTCGCTTGAGAGTGGGGATATTCGGCTATCGGATAAGCCGGAGGAGAAGCACAGCCACGATGTGTTCAAGGACATAGCTTACAAGCCCGGATGGATTCGTGGCAGAGTGTTTGAACATGACAACAAGAAATTCTTAATGGTGTACTTTGTGTCAGAGACATTGCTCTCAAGCCAGTTGGTAGACATTCTTGATAAGGTGTCAAACAAGCTTAACACAAAGATAAATCATGTGATTGATGATAAGGGCAATGACATTTCAAATATACTGGAAACAGTCGAGGAATCGATCAGGGTGCGATTTGGTATAGAGAAGTTTACCTCCGAGATGACAACAAGCGCCGATATTGCATTCGCTCCACAGGGAGGAGTCAGTGAGCCATCGGAAGAGGACAAGGAACTGCTGAAGGACAAGTCCGGCAAGCTCAATAAGGAACGGGAAAAGACTCAGCTCAGGAAGCTGAACAGACGACAGGAAGGTTTGAAGGAAGAGATGGACGCGAGAGTACCACAACTTAAAAGAGAGATCACAAACGGCCTATCCAAGATCATAAAGGAGAAGCCGATAAGCGCAGGAACATTTGCCAAGGCATTCCCAAATAGCAGAGACATCACGCCTCC